ACAACCCCTGACCAGCAGAAACGTAAGAAGGGAACCCGTACGTGGACCAGCAGACCCGGACCGAACAGCGGCCGGGGACGGCGCCGCCGTCCCCGGCTCCGACCCGCGTCCCCACCGCGCCCGCCCGGGTACAGCCGGTCCAGGCCCCGCCGAACCTCCTCGACCCGCCCACCTGGGGCCAGCGACTCCTGCCCAAGCACCTGCGGCAGGTCATGGCCGGCCTCGGCTGGTGGCGGGACCCCACCCCCCAACCCCCCTCCCTGCACCTCCTCCAGGTCCGCGAAGCCCTGACCCGGTACGGCTGGTGCAAGAGCTTGGACGTGTCGCCGACCGGCCGGATGTGCATCCGTGGCTGCCAGGCCCTGCTGGAGAAGTCCGGGCACGTCACCCCCCATGCCCGCGCCCGGGCGGAGCACTACATGCAGCACGTCCTCGCCCAGAACGGCGTGACCATGCCGTTCCACGCCTGGAACGACCTGCCCGAACGCACCTTCCCGCACGTCACAGCCCTGCTGACCAGCGCCTCCTACCAGGCCCGCGCAAACGGAGAGTGAAATGAACACCCCCGACAACGACCCCGAATTCAGCGCCGTCATCAACAGCGGATACGGAATGAACACCGAAATGACCGACCCCAACCCCTACGGAATTCCGGCCCAGCCGGTAAAGCCGGGCCTGACCAAGCGCGGAAAGACTGCCCTCGCTATCGGCGCCACCGTTCTCGCCGCCGGAGGACTCATGTCCTACCAGGCGTACGCCTCGTCCATGGCGGAATCCCAGGCCAAGGCCGACGAGATCGCCCTCAAGGAGAAGGCTCTCGAGCTGGAAACCATGCGGGAAATGAACCGGGCGGCCGAGGCGCAGAAGAAGACCCAGTCCACGGAGATCAAGGCCCGCCAGACGTCCGTGGACAAGTGCATCAAGGACAAGGAAGACCTGGTGGGGAAGGGGCTCGGCTCGCCCACCTACCGGGACGTCGTCGACCTGTGCACCACCCAGTACGCGGGCCCCGCCACCGACGGCAGCGACATGCAGGCCGCCGGATCCGCCCAGGACACCGGGGCCGGCGGCGGCGTCAACGACGGACTCCTGGTCGGCCTCGGCGTCCTCGGCCTCGGCGCCGTGTTCGCCGTCCGCAAGGGCAGCCGACCCGCCACCTCGTAGTTACTTCCCACCTACTTCCCACCCGGAACAGACCCCCGACCACGCCCCCACGCAGGCCATTCAGAGATCTTCTCCGGGTGGCCTGCCCAGTAGTAGTAGTCCACGAGAGCGAGGAATCTGATGGCGAGCGACACGGCCCCCGCTGCCGCCTCCGGGCCGAACGACCCCGCCCACACCCCGCACACCCCGACCGGCCTGGCGGGTGTTCTGGCCCCTGTCCAGCCCGCCCGCCCGGCGCCCGCCACGTTCACCCTCGACCCCGCCAGCGCAGGAGCGCCGCAGGCCCAGGAGACGGCCGGTGGCGGGGCCTCCAGCGCCGCCTACCACGCCCCCGACACGGGGACCGGAAACGCTACCGGGAGCCGCACCTCGACCAATTCGGCCGCCAGTAAGGAGGGGGTATTCAAGACCATTCTCCGTGCGGCCGCCGAGCGGTGGCGCAGGGGTGCGGACATTCACGTGAAGCGGCTGGAGATGCAGAAGGCCCGCTACCAGGCCGCGCAGGTGAAGGAAACCCGTCAGGTCGTGGTGAACCGTTCTCCGGGAAACACTTCCGGTGGCGGTTCCGGGTCTGCTTCGGGCGGAAATCCGGGCGGCGGAAAGGGTAATTCTTCGGGATCTGGTTCCGGGGCGCAGAAGAATTCCAGCGGCGGCGGTCCGAAAGGCTCCGCCAATGGTGGCCGGGGGACCGGTTCCGGTGGTGGCAGCACGGGCAGTGCGGGCGGTCCCGGGAGCAAGGGCACCGGCTCGGGCTCTGGTGCTGGTGGTCGTGGGACGTCGGGCGGCGGGAAGGCCCCGGCCGCCGGCGGGAAGGCGCCGGGCACGGGCCCGGCAGGGAAGCCGTCCGGCCCGAAGCAGTCCCACGCCGGGCACGGCCAGAAGGACAGCGGCACCGGAGGCCAGACCAATGCCGGGGGACCGGGCAAGGACCGGAAGCCGTCGTCCGCCGGGAACACCGGCAGCACGGGCGGCCGGGGAAGCGACGGCAAGCAGGGCAAGGACGGCCAGCCCGGCAAGAGCACCGGATCGTCCGAGAAGACCGCAGGCGAGAAACCGAACAGCGACCGCCCGTGGAAGGACCGCACTGCGGCCGGCGAGACCAACGACAAGAAGACCCGCGACGGCGGCAGTTCGAAGGGCGGCACCCCGCAGCCCACCAACCCTGCCAAGGGCACCGACCCCAAGCAGAGCGACCCGAAGACCAGCGACGCGAAGGCCGATACATCGAAGGCGGGCGCCGCGAAGGCCGGTGAGGGCGCCGCGGGCTCCCCGCCCGCGGACCCGTCCAAGAAGCCCGGCACCCTGGACGCCGGGAAGACCGGCCAGGACCCTGCCAAGCCGGACACCCCCACCAGCCCGACCGCCGCACCCAAGAAGACCCCGTCGGCCCCCGGAACGTCCCCCCGCACCGGCAGCGGCAAGCGGCTGGACGTCCGGGCCTCCCGCGAAGCCGGATACCGCGACGGCGTCAGGACCGGCCGCGTCATCGCCCACATGGGCGCCTACCGCGACGGCGTACGCGACGGATACTCCGACACCCACGAAGCCGCCGACCGCCAGCGACAGCGCCTGGACCAGGCCCACGACACCCGCAAGCAGCAACGCCACACCGACACGAAGGGCCCCGAGGTGAGCGCCAAGACCAGCGCCGACCACCACCCCCAGCCTGTGCCCGTGCACCAGGTGACCGCCACCCACGTCACCTTCGGCGACGGCCAGTCCCGCACCCGCGGCGAGGTCCGCACCCTCAAGCAGTACGAACGCCGCCTGGAGGAGAAGGCCGACGGAATGCACCGCATCGCGGACGCCACCAAGAAGCTCCAGGCCCACGCCGAGGAACAGGCGAAGACAGCCACCGGCCTGCTCGAGCAGGCGAAGGCCATCAAGGGCGGCGAGAAGGTCACCTCCGTCCTGTCCCGCCTGGTCGACAAAGCCACCAACCAGGCCCGCCTCGCCGGAAACCTGCAGCAGCGGGCCCTGCGCGCGGCGGAGAACACCACCGTCATCCTCGCCAACACCCAGACCCGGTACGGCTCCATCTACAAGGCCGTCGTCGACTCGCCCGAGACGAAGCCCGCCGAACTCCGCTTCTACCGCGACGGAGGCACCAGCAATGGCTGACCTGACCTACAAGCAGCTGCTGCGGCAGTCCACCACCCTGGCCCGGCAGATCGTCCGCGACGCCGACGGCGTCCGCAAAGTCTCCCACCAGATCGAACAGGAAGCCGACGACACCGCCCGCCTGTCCCAGATGATCGCCGCGATGAAGGTCGACCCGGCCACCGTGTCGGAAACCCTCGACCTCGCCAAGATCATGCGCGGGCTGTCGGAAGCCGCCATCAAGTACGCGGCCGGCTCCGACGACACCGCCAAGGCCGCCCAGGCCACCTACGACGAGACCCGCAACGCCCACGGCGGCATCAACCAGGCCGTCAACTCCTCCAACGTCACCGGCATCCACGACGTCCACCGCGACTGGTTCACCCAGGAATAACCCCCTGACCCCCGGCCCCCACCCCTGGAGGAGGCCCCCTTCGACCGCCTTGGAGATCACCCGCCATGCCCCACACCGCCGCCGCCCAGCCCCGCAGCTCCGTCACCGAACTGAACATCGCCCGCGCCCAGATCGTCGCCCCCATCGCCGTCGGCATCGCCGCGCCCTTCCTCAACGACAGCGCGGCCCTTGCCGCCGGCCTCGCCTACAGCGCCACCGCCACCTTCACCACCCTCAACTACATGCGCCGCCTGCCCGCCGCCCTCACCGCCCAGCTCCCGGCCGCCGACATCCTCGAGGCCCACAGCACCACCCTGGGCATCTCCACCGCCGCCACCGGCATCAGCCTCACCCTCGGACTCCTCGGCGGCACCGCCGGAACCGACGCCCTCATGGCCGGCATCCTCGACCCCGCCAGCATCCCCGGCATCATCTCGCTGGGCTGGTGGGGCACCGTCGCCCTCATCCCCTACAAGCTCCGCAACGTCCTGCGTCGCCCCCGCGCACACCGCCCCGCCCCTCACCACCCCGCCGCCGTGGCCGTCCCCCTCACCGAAGAGGACTTGATCCTCCAGGCATGGGGCACCCACATCTCCCACCCCGCGCAAGGCACCAACCGCGAACAGATCCTCCAGGTCCGCACCCTGTCCGCGACCCGCTGGACCGGCACCATCACCGCCCCCACCGGACAAGCCGTCACCGTCACCCCCGACACCGTCTCCAGCGTCTACCGGCTCCCCGCCCAATGGATCACCATCAAGCCCGGCGTCCACGCCGGCGAAGCCACCATCACCGTCAACCTGACCGCCCCCGCCGAGTTCGACCCCACCACCCTCGCCGGAGCCTGGCGCAAGTGGGCGGCACGCTCCGGCGGCGTCATGGCCGACACCCACCTCGAAGACGTCCAGGACGACCCCAACACCGGCGGCGAAGTCGCCTACGTCGTCGCCGGGGAATCCCTCGACAAGCTGCCCGTGCCCGACCGCGCCAGCCTCGCCGGAGCCCTGCGCACCAACACCCTGCTCTGCTCCTACAGCCCCGTCCCCGGCGACCCCCGCCGCGGCACCGTCCGTCTCATGAAGCACAACCCCCTCGAAGCCGGTGTCCCCTTCCCTGGCACCCACGTCCTGAAGATCTCCGACGGCGGCTACGTCCAGATCGGCCGCCACGTCTCCGGATTCCCCGCCCGCATCCAGTTCGTCGACCCCAAGCTCGGCGCCAAGCACCTCTTCGTCGCCGGCGTCACCGGCTCCGGCAAGGGCGGCCTCATCCAGATCGTCGCCCTCGCCGACCACGTCAACGGCCACGCCATCCTCTACGCCGACCCCAAGGGATCCTCCAACCCCGACGTCGAAGCCATGGCCTGCTACTCCGGCCTCGGAGACGACGGCTGCATGGGCCCCCTCCGCGTCGCCTACGCCCTGCTCCGCTGGCGGATCGCTGAATCCGCCCGCCTGAAGATGAAGAACTTCGTCCCCACCCCCGACCGGCCCTGGGTCCGCCTCATCCTCGACGAAGCCCACGTCCCCCTGTCCGAACTCGACCAGCACAAGAAGGAAGCAGCGAAGATCCTGGAGGCTCTGGCGGCCAAGGCCCGCTCCCAGGGCATCATCCTCACGATCATCAATCAGGCCGTGAACGCCGACAAACTCGGCGGCTCCACCGCCCTGCGCACCAACGTCATCCAGGGCGGCTCCCTGGTCATGCTCCGCACCGACTCCGACCAGCGCCACCTCGTCACCACCGGATTCGAAGGCGTCGACCCCGGCCAGATCCCCGCCGCCTGGGACGTCGACAAGCCCCTCGTCTACGACGAGAACGTCGCCATGCAGGACCCCGAGTCCACCTTCGGCCTCGGCTACACCCTCGGCCCGGGCGGCGCCGCCGAGATGATGCGCGACTTCATCCTCGAATCCGCCGCCCCCTACATCGACCCCACCGCCGTCGCCCACCCGGCCGACTGGCCCGACTGGGACGACCGGCACGAGATCGCCGCCACCAGCATCCTCGGCGAGGACGACGACACGGACGCCGACCTCACCGGCGGCCCGGCCAGCAGCATCATCAGCGGAATCGACCTCAGCCCGAGGAAGGACCCGACCGCCGAGGAGAAGATCCTCGCCGCCCTGCAGAACTCCGCCGACCCGCTCGGCCTCGAGCCCGTCTACCTCCACAAGAGCGACATCGGAAAGATCGCCAGGCTGGAGGGATCCACCCTCGACAACACCCTCTCCCGCCTCGTCACCGCCGACCGGATCCACCGCCAGCCCGGCACCGGACGCGACGTCCGCGGCCGCTACGGCCACGGCCCGGCCCCCACCCTCGACAGCACCGAAGACGACGAATAGCCGCCAGGGGATAGCGGCTCAGACAAACCCGCCCCCGTACGGCACCATCAGGAAGTGCACGGCCCGAACTCCTCAACGGGTTAACGTCCCCGCGCCGACCCACAGCGGACACCGGGCCGTGCACACCCCCCACCTCGGAACCGCCCACCCCCGGGGCCCACCGAGCAAGAGGCCCTCCCGTGCACCCATCCCCCCGGCGCGCAGGAGGGCCTCACCCATACCCGGGGAACCCCACACCCAACATCAGCGATCATTCAAGGAGAGGCGCGGGGCCCCTACAACCACACAACGCGGGAGCCCCACCGCCATGGCCCACAACAAAGCCAAGCTCGCCCAAGTCGCATCCCGGCGCACCGAGCTGATCAAACTCCGCCTCCAGGGCATCCGGTTCGACGACGAACGCGTCCTTGAGCTCGGATACACCAACAGCGGCAGCGCCCGGAAAGATCTCATCCGCGCCCTCGAACAGCACCGCGAGGAAGAAGCCGCGGCCATCGGCGTCTACAGGCAGCAGGAGAACGAACGCCTCGACGCCCTCCTCGAAGCCGTCTGGAACCGGGCCACCGTCCCCCACCCGATCTTCGACAAGGAAGGCGTCCAGCTCGGCGAAGAGATCGACGTCCGGGCCATCGACACCGTCATCCGCCTCATCGACCGGCGCGCCAAGCTCAACGGCCTCGACATGCCCGTCAAGGCCGAAGTCACCGGCGCCGACGGCGGCCCCCTGGCCATGGTCACCGCCAGCCCCGACGAACTCGCTGACCTCATCGCCGCCACCAGCCGGCTTGACGTCGCCCAGCCCGCCAACACCAAGACCTCCACACCTGACGAGGACGACGACGAAGACGAGGAATCGGAAGGGTGACCACCGCCCTTGAGGACCAGGTAGCCGTCTACCGGACCCTGCCGCCGCAGCAGCGCACCGAAATGGCCCGGCAGGCCAGCAACGAGATGCGGAAAGTCCTTGCCTGGGCCGAACGGCAGATGGCCATGGAACGCTCGCCCGGCTCCATGGCCGCCGTCCTCACCGGCGGCCGCGAGTGGCAGGCCCGCCACCTCGACCTGATCGACAAGGCGTTCATCCGGATCGCCAACGGCGAACGCATGCGCGTCCTGCTGAACATGCCGCCCCGGCACGGAAAGAGCGTCCGGGCGGCCCGGTGGGCGCCCCTGTGGTACCTGGCCCGGCACCCGGACCACCGCGTCATGATCGCCTCGTATGCGGCCAAGCTCGCGGAAGGGCACGGCCGGTGGATCCGTGACGCGATCCGCGCCCACGGGCCGGAGATCGGCATCCAGCTGCGGTACGGATCCCAGGCCGCCAACCGCTTCGATCTCGAAGACACCGCCGGCGGCCTGGTCACCGCGGGCGTCGGCGGATCACTCACCGGCATGGGCGCCAACGTCGCCATCGTCGACGACCCCCTGAAAGACGCCAAGGAGGCCGACAGCCCGGTCAAGCTCGCCAACCTGTGGGACTGGTGGCAGCAAGTCGTCAACACCCGCATGGAACCCAACGGATCAATCATCGTCATCCAGACCAGATGGTCACAGAACGACCTGGCCGGCCGCATTCTCCAGGACGGCGCCCGCGGCTGGACCGTCCTCAACCTGCCCGCCGTCGCCATGACCGAAGGCGACCCCCTCGGCCGCGCCATCGGCGAACCTCTCTGGCCCGAACGGTTCCGCCGCAAGCACCTGCGCCGCTTCAAGAAAGACGTCGGCGAACGCGGATGGTGGGCCCTCTACCAGCAAGAACCCAGACCCCTCGAAGGAGGCGTCTGGAAATGGCCGTGGATCACCGAGAACCGCATCACCCCGCAAGCGTTCCGCGGCGTCGACCTCACCCGCACCGTCGTCGCCATCGACACCGCCGGCGGCCGCGAAGATAGCGACGAAGTCGGCATCGTCGGAGCCGGCCGCGACGCCGCCGGAGAGATCTACGTCCTCGCCGACCGGTCCAAGAAGATGGGCGCAGCCGAATGGGGGCGTACCGGCTGCCTCCTCGCCATCGAACTCCAGGCCGACGCCTTCGTCGTCGAGTCCAACTTCGGCGGCGACATGGCCGCACAGATCCTCCGCCAAGCCTGGGCCGAACTCGAACGCGAAGGCGTCACCAAGGGCCTGCTGATGCCCCGCATCATCGAGGTCACCGCCAAGGTCGGCAAACGGCTCCGCGCCGAACCCGTCGCCCAGATCTACGAGAACGGTCACGCGCACCACGTCGGCGAGTTCCCCGGCCTGGAAGTCCAGTACGTCTCCTGGATCCCCGGCATGGACTCCCCAGACCGGCTCGACGCCGCCGTACACGCCATCACCGAACTCGCCGACCCCACCCAGCAAAGCATCGGCGGCAGCAGCTACGCCGACAACCGTCTCGGAGGCCGCCGCTGACCCCCGCCAAGGGAACCCCGACCAGCAAGGCCCGTACCCTGATCCATAGGCGTGGGGCCTGCGAGTGAAGGACATCTCTGTGGGCCTGAAAAGTCTGGTCATCGACGCCTGGTCGTGGCTGAACTACAAGCCGCTGTTCAGCGACAACCTCGGCGTCCCCCACCGCCGCGCCTTCCCCGAGGCGTACGCCTCCTGGGTCCCGGCCACCGACGAACGCCGCCTGGCCGCCTACAAACTCCTCGCCGCCTACGACAACAACCAGGCCGGTGAACTCGCCGAGATCCGCGACGGCGAATCCGCCCGTGAACGCCGCGAGTACGGCGACCCGTCCATGTTCGTCGACACCCTCGTCGCGCACGTCCTGGGCCGGGAGCAGCGCATCACCGTGCCCGGCGCCGAACACGCCACCAACGGCACCCGTGACCCGGAAGCCGCGATGGCGGAACGAGTACAGGACCTGCTGCGGGAGTGGGCCGACGAGGAACTCCTGCCCCTGCGCATGCTGCAGGCCGAACGGAAAGCCGTCGGGCTCGGCGACGGCATCATGCACCTGTGGTGGGACCCGGAGAAGCAGCGCCCCCGCGTCACCACCTACGACCCCGGCTTCTACTACCCCGTCCTCGGTGAGGACGCCGACGGCGGCGACTTCCCCACCCGCGTCCACCTCGGCTGGGAACTCGCCGAGGACAAGAAGCGTGGCCTGCCCGCCCGTCTGCGGCGGATCACGTTCGAACTCGACTGGATCCGCCCGGCCACCGGCAGCGGCGTCGACCGCACCGGCCGGCCCGTCCGCGCCCCCCTCATGTCCGAACCCGACGACGGCACCCCCTCAGCTCCCCTCCTCGGCACCGGCGACCAGACGGACGCCTCCGGCGCCATCACCCGCCTCTACCCCTGGTCCGAACAGCCGTCCTACAAAACGTGCTACCTCACCGACGCCACCTGGGACCTCGGCGACCTCAAGGGCGGCGTCGACATCGACAGCCTCCCCATGGACCACGCCCGGTTCGCCACCAACAGCCAAGGTGAAGTCCTCGACCACCTCGACCTCTACCAGGATTTCATCAGCCTCATCCACATCCCCAACACCGTCCCCGCCGCTGGCGAGCACTGGGGCCAGTCCAGCCTCGCCAAAGCCCTGCAGGCGTTCGACGAACTCGCCGCCTCCGACACCGACTCCGCCCGCGCCTCCGCCACCACCGGCCTGCCCATGGTCGGGATCTCCGGCGTCGCCGACCCCAAGCGGCAGTTCTCGGTCGGCCCCGGGCAGGTGTTCGTGATGGGGGAGGGCGGCCGCCTCACCACCGTCGACACCAGCGCCGCCCTCAGGGAGCTCCGGGACCACGGCCACGACCTCGCCGACCGGGCCGCCAACGTCGTCCGCCTCCCCGCCGTGTCCCTGGGCACCATGGACCCCTCCAAAGTCCCCTCCGGCTACGCCCTCGAGCTGTCCCTGGGCCCGCTGGACTCCCTCATCTCCGGCATGCGGCTGGCCCGCGACCACGCCGACCGGCTCCTGCCCAAGTTCGTACAGCGCCTGTTCCTTGCCGGGCAGCACCCCGACTGGGCCGGAATCACCCCGCTGCCCGCGAAACTCACCCGCGGCCCCTACACCCCCACCGACAAGGCCGCCGTCCTCGAGCAGGTCACCACCGCCTACCAGGGCAAGGTGATCAGCCTGGAGACCGCCGTACGGATGCTGATGGACGCGGGCTGGCCCATCGAGGACGCCGAGCAGGAGATCCAGCAGATCCAGTCCCGCTCCTTCGAGGAAGCCCGCATGCTCGCCGACGCCCTCGGCAACCCCGACGAGGTCGCCGGCTACCTCGGCCGCGAAGCCCCCGACGAACCCGAACCCCCCGCCCCCGTCCTCCCCCCGAGCGCCGATCCGAACGCTGCCGCAGACCCCGCGGCCACCGGAGCCGCAGGCGTGCCGGGAGGGAACCAGGGGAGCGGGGGGAACACCCCCTGACTTTTATGCTGTCCTTGATCTAGGCGTGGGGCCTTGTAGACGGAGTCTGGGAGGACTTCCCTCATGACCGACGGCGCCCCCGCCCTCAACCCCGGCCAGCAGCCGGCCGTGCCGACGCCCGGCGACCTCGCGCGCGCCGGACAGCAGCAGAACCCGCCCGCACCCGTCCTTCCCCCGGCCGGGCCGCAGGCACTCCTCGACACCACCACCGGCCTGCCGATGACGCAGGACCGGTTCACCACCATCATGACCAGGGAAAACGGCAAGGGACGCCTCAAGGTCCTCAAGGAACTCTGCGAAGCCGCCGGCCTCCCCTTCGACCACGAGCGCACCGACGTCGCCCAGCTCACCCAGGTCCTCAAGGACGCCGAGGAAGCCCGCAAGGCGCAGCTCAGCGACGACCAGCGCCGCACCCAGGAGATCGAGGCCCGCGAACAGGCCCTCGCCGACCGGGAAGCCCAGGCCCGCCAGCGGGAAGCCGACGCCGCCCGCCGGGACCGGGAGACCCGCATCCGGGCCGCCCTCGTCACCCTCGGCGCCACCGGCGACGACCTCAACGACGCCGTCCTCCTCATGAACGTCCCCGACGAAGCCACCGACGAGCAGATCACCCAGGCCGCCACCCAGCTGAAGGAACGCCGCGGCGTCCTCTTCGGCACCGCAGCGCCGCAGACCCTCCCCCCGGCCCCCTCCGGAGGCCCGGCCGGCGGCGGCACCCCCCGGCCCCAGGCCAACAGCAAGGACGCCGTCAAGGAATCCGCGCTGGCCCGCGCCCGCGCCATGGGACTGCGCAACGACGACGCAGCCTGACCCCCTTTCCGGGGCACCACCAGCTCAGGGACCACGCCCTAACCCCCGTGGACGGCGCCAGGCAGACGCCCTCACACGAACACCCGCGTACATCGCGAAAGGGGCTACGGCGTGGACATCCAGCCGTACACCAGCACCGAGACGCTCGCTGTCGGCCGCCCGTGGCTCATGAGCATGCTCGGTATCGAAGCCAACCAGACCGTCACCCTCGACCTCACCGCGTTCACCGAGGACCTCCACTGGACGGAGGCGTCCAAGTACCAGAAGGAGCGGACGCTGAAGTCCGGCATCCCGCTCGCTCAGATGACCGCGTCCAAGCTGTTCGTGCCGTACAAGGCCGTCACCAACGAGGTCCAGACCCTCACCGTCACCGGCGCGCCGACCGGCGGCACGTTCACCATCACCTGGTCCGGTCAGACCACCGCCGCGATCGCCTACAACGCCACCGCCGCGCAGGTCCAGACCGCACTGGAGGCCCTGTCGAACATCGCGCCCGGCGACGTCGTCGTCACCGGCAGCGCGGGCGGACCCTGGACGCTGACCTGGGGCGGCGCGCAGCTCGGCGAGAACGTGGCCGCGCCGACCACCACCGAGTCGTTCACCGGCGGCACCAGCCCGGACATCACCATCGCCACCACCACCGCCGGCGGCGCCGCGGCCACCGCCGACGGCTCGGACGTGTTCGCCGGGTTCCTGTTCACCGAGGTGTCCTACTACCCGGACACCACCAAGGTCGGCGCACCGCTCATGGTCCACGGGCAGATCGACCCGTCCCAGCTGCCCGTCGCGTTCGACCCCACCGACGTCCCTGACGGCTCCAACAAGAGCTTCGTCTACAAGGTCTGATCAGGAGAACTGAGCCATGCCGAACGACATGCTGGAAGTCCTCCTGCGGGACATCAACCCCACCGAGATCAACGCGTTCGTCCGGGCCATCCAGACCCGCGCCGACTACGAACTGACCCGCTCCGTCATCCCCGAGCGCAGCGTCAACTCGGTCAAGTGGCAGGTCCGCGGCACCCGCCGCCGGGTCGCCGCCGCCTCCTACCGCGCGTGGGACGCCCAGACGAAGGTCGCCACCCGCGAGATCACCCGCTGGGTCACCGAGGGCAAGCTGCTCCCCCTCGGACAGAAGTACATCGTGGGCGAGCTGGAGACCATCCTCCAGAACGTGCAGCGCGGCATGGACGGCGACGACCTCGTCCAGGCCATCTACGACGACGTCGCCGCGCACGTCGAGTCGATCCACTCCCGCATGGAACTCGCCGCCGGCGACATCCTCGTCGACGGCAAGTTCACCCTCACCGGCGAGAACGGCCTCACCATCGAGGCCGACCACAAGGTGCCCGCCGGGAACATGCCGACCGCCGCCGTGGCCTGGACGAATCCGGCCGCGGACATGCTCGGCGACGAACTGAAGTGGATCGAGTACCTGCGGTCCATCGGAGCACCCCGCCCCACCCGGGCGCTCACCTCGTACAAGGCCAAGGCGCTCGCCATGGCCAACGACTCCTACCGGGCCGCGTACTACCAGTCCGTCAGCCCCAGCGCCACACCCACCGCGGTGCTGTCCCCGGCGGACGTGGACACCGTCCGCGCCCGCTACAACCTGCCGCCCATCGTCGACTACGACGTCAACATCGACCTCGACGACGGAACGCAGAAGCGGCCGCTGCCGGAGAACATGTTCTTCCTCCTCCCGCCCGACCCGCGCCAGATGGGCGAGACCCAGTACGGGCTCACCGCCGAAGGCATCGTCCTGTCCTCGGGCGGCAACCCGTCCATCGAGCGGGAGGAAGCCCCCGGCATCATCGTCACCACCGGCTACCAGGACGACCCCGTCCAGGTGTGGTCGAAGGGTGCCGCCGCCGCACTGCCGGTGATGTACACCCCCGACATCCACATCGCTGCGACGGTGTGGTGACTGATGGCAGCCCAGCTCGCAGCGACGGTGTACGTGACGGACCCCGACACGCACCAGACGACCGTCCTGGCCCAGGGCACCAGCCCGGAGTCGCGCCTGGCCGCCCTGGTGACGAACCCGGCCGCCTGGGTCGACGGGGAACTTCCCCGCCGGCCCAAGGCGACCGCGCAGAACAGGCCGAAGGACAAGGACGAGCAGGGCGGGGACCCTACCGGCGACGGCCCGGACGACGCCTCTGGCGCCGGCTCCGACGCCGATAGCCAGCCCACCCTCGACCAGTCCACCGAACCGGCCGCACCCGCGGCCAAGAAGACGGCCGCCGCCAAGACGGCGGCCCGCAAGCCGGCCCGGGGCCGGGACGCTGCCGACCAGGGCGACGGCGGCGCGTAAGACGGTGTGCGGGCCCGCCCCCGTGGTGGGGGCGCCAACAGGCGGGCCCGCACACCGCCCTCCCCTGCTCCTGCCCCCACACCCGGGAGGACCCCCACCATGGCCCTCGACCTCAGCGTCCAGGCATGGCTGCTCGCCGAACTCGGCACCGCCACCAGCCTCACCGACCTCGAAACCCGCTACACCCGCCTCGGCACCGCCCGAGCCGTAGCCCTCGAAGTCCTCCGTGAACGCCGGGCCGCACTCATCCAGCAGCCCACCACCGTCAGCGTCTCCAGCGTCGTCTCCGTCACCACCAGCGAAAACATCAAGGCCCTCGAACGGCAGATCGCCGCTCTCCAGTCCGGAACCCCGGCCGCACCCGACGAACCCGACGCCCCCACCGACAACGACGGCCTGGCCGCCCTCGGCGTGATCCAGCTGATCGAACGGCCCCGCCGATGACGACCTCCATCGAACGCACCGTCGAAGGCCGCGAGGAACTCCACGCCCTCATCGCCGCCGCAGTCGCCCAACTGGTACGCGAATGGAAGCGGCTCACCACAGCCCAGGACACCCTCCTGCACGCCGTGGAAACGATCCGGCCCGGGCCCGGCGCCACCGCCGGCATCCACACCGCCGTCCGCGACTTCAACGCCCAGGTCGCCGAGTTCGACCGGAACGCCCGCGCCTTCACCGAACGGTGGGCCGCCCAGGACCTGCCCGTCGCCTACCGCGACGGCGCCCTGCGCGCCCTCGAGCGGGCCGGCGCCACCACCACCCTGTTCCAGTGGACCGCCAACCACCAGAGCGCCATCACCGTCCTCACCGCCACCTTCTACGCCGACCTCATCCACCGCGTCCAGCAGGCCGTACGCCGCGCCCAGATGTTCCTGCGCGACACCCAGGCCGCGGCCCGCCGCGTCGCAGCAGGCAGCCAGCACTCCGGCATCGACCCCGCCCGCCTGACCGCCGACCACCCGCTGTCCACCGTCATCTACGCCAACAACGCCCGGCACCCGGTCCGATCCTGGGCGTCCTCCGCCCTGGGCTGGCAGGCGGTCCTCACCGCCAACACCGCGGCCATCAACACCGGCCGCCTGGAACTGGACTGCCAGTGGATGCAGGCCCGAGACGGCGACGAGTGCGGATTCCGCGGCCACGAGGACACCGACCACGCCGACGGCAGCATCCGCTCCGTCGACGACGCACTCGCCTTCCCCACCGCCCACTTCGGCTGCGTACGCGAGTGGATCCCCCGCCCCGACCTGAACACCACCCGCGGCCTCGTCTCCGGCGACCGCGCCCCAGGAGCGCCCCTATGACCGGCCCCGACGCCCAGACCGTGCACCCCGGCCACGGCATCCCGCCCAGCGAGCAGCGCCTGCGCATCAACGCCTGGCTGGAGGCCAACGGCATCGACCCGGCGAAGGTCGTCTCCACCCGCCCCATCTACGTCCTCGCCCTGCCCACCGGGATCATCAACGGCGGCGTGCCCTGGCTCCTCGACGTCATCGTCTTCCACCAGTTCTTCGAAGATCCGTCCGGGGCCCGGGAGCAGAACTTCATCACCCGGGATGCGGTGATGTTCCAGCGCACCGTTCCACTGCGCGTGCCGTTCCAGATCAGCCCCACGGTGGCCGACGAAGAGGAACCCTCGGAGAAGCCGGAAGACGAAGCGGGTAAGGCGTGAGCACGCCCAAGACCGCCCCGCCGACCGACTGGCCAGGACTAGAGATGGTCGGCATGACTCGGCTGACCGACGACATCTACTTCGGGTGGCTGGCCGAGGAGCCCAACCCCACGTTCTGGCACTGGTGCCGATCCCTTGAGGGCGTGCCCGCAGACCGCAAGGTGCTCGACGGATGCTGGGTAGCCGCCAACACCAGCGACCACACCCTGCTCTCACGGGAACCGCTGCATCTCGAACCATCGCTGCTGTGGCGCTGCTGCGGTCTGCACGGATGGGTCCGCAACGGGCAATGGGAGGACGCCTGATGCGGCTCACCCTGACGTCCGGAGAGACAACCGTCGACCTGCGCACCGACCCGGGTGAGGCCGTGTCCCTGCGAGCCGCCGAGAACGCCGCGCTACGCCTGTTCAGGGCACTTCCGAAGGCATCCACGGACGCCGATGAGGAGCAGCCCTTTGGGTTCTCCCTGTCGTCCGACACCGAACGCTCCCCAGAGCCCGCCCCCGTGGAGGACGAAGACGATGAGTGAACATCCAGAGCACCCCCAAGCGCGCGGCGTACGCATCGACGCGCAGCCCGGCCACGCCACCATCGCCCTCGACGGCAACACCCTTCCCCAAGGCATCGTCACCGGATACGTCCTCGAGCACTCCATCGCCGACTCCCTGCCGATGCTGATCCTGCACACCCGGCAGAGCCGCGACGTGGCGTTCGAGGGCCTGGCCCGTGTCGCCGTCGCCGTGCAGCAAGACCCCGGACAGGCGGTCGCCGACTTCGTCCTCGGCCTGGACCCCGCCGCCGTGCAGCGTGCCGCCCTGGACCGCAGCGACCTGTCGGGCGGAAAGACGGAGATCACCGAGGCGATCCTGAAGCAGATCGCCGAATGGGCCACGGGAGGCGGTGGCCAGTGACCGGGCTCGACGGCGCCCTCGCCGGGGTGAAGACGTGGATCGAAGAAAATCTCCTTGTCGACATTGTGCGGATCGAGCTGGCCGCCACCGGTGAACCCGTCCTCGACGAGGACACCGGCGAACTCACCCGGCCCACCGGACAGATCCTCTACGAGGGCCCGGGAGCAGTACAGGGCGGCACCGCCCAGTCGGAGATCTCCGCGATCCCAGGTGCCCTCCAGCCGTGGACGCAGGAGACCAAATCCCGCTACCGGCTCCTCACACCGCTGGACGCGCCCGTCGCGCCGAAAGACGCCGTCGTCACCGTCCTGCAGGTCCACAACCCGGCCAACACCGCGCTCATCGGCCGCACCTGGACCTGCCAGGACCCCAGCCGCGCCGGCACGGTGGAAGTCGTCCGGATCACCCCGCTGGACCAGAACCAGCACGTGAGGCAGCCATGACCCCCGACGAACTCGCCGACAAACTGGACCACGCCGCCACCCGCATCGGGCCGGCCGTCGCCCGGGCCGTGCAGCACACCGGAACGCTGGGGCAGGCCCGCATCCGCGGGAACGCCTCCGGCCGGCCCGGCCCGAACATCATCACCGGCGCCTACCGCAACTCCTGGCAGGCCGACACCCGCCGCATCCCCTACGGAGCCATCTGCACCCTAGGCACCCGCGCCCCGCAAGGACGCCGCCTGGAGTTCGGGTTCACGGGCATCGACTCGCTGGGCCGCCACTACAACCAGCCGCCGTTCCCGCACGTGCAGCCCGCCCTGCCGTTCATCGAGCAGGCGCTGCGGTCGTCCATGCGTCTGGCAGTCGCGGAGATCCTGCTGTGATCGACTCCCGAGTGTTCACGAACGCCCTCATCGACCTCCTGGCCACCGCCTCCGGCAAGGAAGTCGGCCGCGGGCGGCACCCGGACGGCCAGCCCACCCACTACTACATCGTGTACCGGGTCGACCGGCAGACCACCGGCGCCCCGCTCTCCGACCTCAACGAGGACGCCACCCTCGTCTACCAGGTCACCTGCGTGTCCGGGCCCGACCCGGACGATCCGGACTCCTACGGCACGCAAGCCCAGCTGGAGTGGCTCGAGGACACAGCCAGGAAGATCATCCTGGGTCGGGTTCCCGGCACCCGGCAGTGGCTGCACGCCCTCAACCCGCCCGGGATCAGAGTCATGAGCAGACGATCCGACGTCGAACCGGGGGGAACACCCGACCCGACCGATGGAATCATGAGCAGTGCCAGCAGGTTCGCTTTCGACGTGAACAGCGCCTGACCCCCCGAGGGGGCAGGGCGTGCAGCGACCGCACCGCGGCGGGACCCCACGCGGACGCCACCAGGCAGGTGGCCGAACCCATACACCTCCGTGTAAGGGGCCGGGCCCGCAGACGACGGGAGGCCCCGGGACCAAGGGGCCCACGCCATGCCTGTCAAGAAGTACATGCGGCGCGGCACATCGAAGTTCTACTTCGTGCCGACGATCGCCGCCGAAAGCATGATCCCGACCCGTACCGAACTGAACGCCGGTACCGAGTTCTCCGAGTACATCGCCGCGATGGACGGGTGGACGGTCGCCAACCAGGAGATCGACACGCCGGACATGGCGGACACCTACGACTCCACCATCCCCGGCTCCGACAAGGCCGACAGCTCCTCGTTCACGTTCTACGAGGACGAAGAAGACGCCGACATGGAGCAGACGTTCGCCAAGGGCACCAACGCCTACGTCGTCATCCTCCGCAAGGGCGACATCCCCGGCAACAACTCCATGGACATCTTCCCCATCCGCGTCGCCTCCCAGTCCCCGCAGTACACCGCGGAGAACGAGGCCGCCAAGTTCATGGCCACCTGCTCCATCACCTCCCGCCCCCTGCAGGGCGCCCCCGTCCCCGTGGCCGGCACCGACGAAGTCCAGACCGTCACCATCACCGGCACTCCCACGGGCGGCACCTACACGCTCACCTTCTCCGGGCAGACCACCACCGGGATCGCCTACAACGCGACCGCGTCCGCAGTGCAGTCCGCGCTGGAGGCCCTGTCGAACATCGCGTCCGGTGACGTGGTGTGCGGCGGCGGCCCGCACCCCGGCACCCCGGTCACGGTCACCTTCGGCGGCGACTACGACGGCGAGGACGTGCCGCAGATGACCGCCTCCGCCGCCGGCCTGACCGGCGGTACCAGCCCGGCCGTCACCGTCACCACCACCACGCCCGGCGGCTGACCCGCACAACCCCGCTTCCCCAGCTCCCGGCCGGACGCCGACCCGCGTTCGGGAAGGGACGCCGTGAGGCGTCCGGCCGGGTCCCTTCCCCTGACGGAGGACCACCCCCATGACCACCACCACGAAGAACGCCCGCCCCGCCCCGCCCGCGGCCGCCGTAGCCGCGGACGCGCACTGGGCGGCGAAGATGCAGCGCCTGCGGGACCGCCACCTCGCCGAGACCACGTTCGTGATCTGCGACGACCAGCAGATCCGCACCCGGTACCTGCGCGCCCAGCGCGCCTTCGAACTCGCCTTCTCCTACGCCGAGGACAACCCCGACGAGGACGAGGCCCGCACCGAACTCGCCAAGGCCACCGCCGACCGGGACGAAGCGAAGACCGCCTACGACGAGATCGCCATCCCCGTGAAGTTCCGGGCCCTGCCCAGGCCCGCCCTGGAAGCCCTGTACAAGGCCCACCCACCATCGGAGAGCGAAGCCGAGGACGGAGCGACCTGGGGCAAGACGTTCCCCGCCGCACTGATCGCCGCCGCCTCCGTCGACGGCATGACCGAAGCCGAGGCACAGGAACTCCTGGACTCCTGGTCCCTCGCCGAAGCCAACGCCATGTTCAACGCCGCCCACGGAGTGCAGACCACCACCCGGTCCGACATGGGAAAAGACTGATCCAGGATGAGCGCCTGCGTGCCGAACTCGCCCTGTGCCACCAGTGGGGCATCCCCCACTCCAAGTTCCGCGGCATCGGCGACGGCACCTGGAGCAGCCTGGACCGGGACAAAGCCCTCGCCTACGCGGCCCTCGAGCGCAGCCGCTGCCCGCAGTGCGGCACCCGCGAATCCGAATGGGTCGACGACCAGGGCGACTACGTCGACAGCTATGTCGCCGTCAGCCACAAGTGCTTCGGATGCGAAGAGATCGCCGTCAAGCAGCGGCAGATCCCCGAAGGGCAGGCCGGCGCCGGAATGAAAGTCCTGCTGCTGCCCGCGTCCGTGTACGCAGCCCAGCAACTCGCCGAGGAACTCGGTCTCACCTGACCGGCAGCGAACGTAAGGAAGGAGGAGCACGGTGGCGAACTGGAACCTGTCGGTCGACCTGCGCGGCCACGGCAACGACCTGGCGCAGGCCCTGAAGTCGTCCGCGAAGCACGCCCGCAGGCTCGCCACCGCCGCCCGCGACGCCAAGAACGACGTGAAAGAGCTGGGGCAGGCATCCCAGACCGCCTCCCGGCACGTGCGCAGCCTGGGCAGCGAAGCCCGCACCACCGCCCGCCGCCTGACCGCGCTGGGAGACGGCGCCCAGAACGCGGCCCGCCGGCTGGGCCGCTACGGCGACGCCGCCCAGCGCGCCAACCGGCACGTCAACTCCCTCGGCGACAACTCCCGCACCACCGGTCGGCAACTCGCCCGCATGTCCGGGCAGATCGACACCGCCGTACGGGACCTGCTGCGCCTGGCCCAGGCCGCGCAGCGCGCCGACGCCCGCCTGAACCGCGTCGGCGGCAGCACCCGCGGCATGCGCCGCTACGCCGACGAGACCGGCCGCGCCCGCCGCGAGCTGATGTCGGTGGCGAACCTGCTGACCGGCGGCGCGTTCGCGATCGGCGGCGCCGAGCTGCTCAAGATGGGCGGCGAGTACCAGCAGGCCATGAACACCTTCGGTGCCGTCACCGGCGCCACCGCCATGCAGATGCAGCGGGCCGCCGCCACCGCCGACCAGCTCGGCAACGACCTGTCCCTGCCCGCGGCGTCCGCAACCGACGCCGCCGAAGCCATGGTCGAACTCGCCAAGGCCGGCTTCCGCACCGACCAGGCCATCTCCGCCACCCGGGCGTCCCTGCAGCTGGCGGCCGCCGCCCAGATCAACGCCGCCGACTCCGCGAAGTACCTCGGCGACATGATGGACCAGTTCGGGATGGGCGCCGACCAGGCGTCCGTGGCCGCCGACACCCTCGCCGCCACCGCCAACGCCGCCAGCGGCGACATCATCGACATCTACTACGCGATGAAGTACGCCGGGCCCGTCGCCCACGGCCTCGGCGTCACCATGCAGGAAGCCGCGTCCGCGGTCGGCATGCTCGGCAAGGCCGGCATCCTCGGCCAGACCGCCGGCACCACCCTGCGCGGCATGATGGCCAACCTGGCCGCCCCCACCCCGCAGATGATCGAGGGCCTCAAGGCCATGGGCATCGAGGCGTGGGACGCACAGGGCAACTTCAAGGGCCTGCGGCATGTGATCGACGGGCTGTCCAAGGCCCAGCACCACATGACGCAGCAGGACTTCGCGGCCGCGGTGAAGAAGTCCATGGGCAAGCCCGCCATGTCCGGTGCGATCGCCCTGGCCCACCAGGGAGTCGACTCGTTCGACGCGCTGATGTCCGCGGTGTCCGACACCGGTGCCGCCTCCGACATCGCCGCCGCCAAGGGCAAGGGCCTGGCCGGCGCCATGCTGCAGCTGAAGACCCAGGCCAAGCAGACCGGCCTGACCATCTACGACGGTCTCGCGCCCGGACTTGAGTTCCTCACCCGCGGCACCACCAGCCTCCTCGCCCGCGCCACCCCGAAGATCAAACAGTTCTTCGACTACTTCAACGACGCGGCAACCCTGTTCGGCCCCGACCTCGCGGCTGCCGCCCGCGAGGAACTCGCCGGGATCGCCGACGCCGCCGCCGACCTCGCTGGACCGTTCAAGGACCTCGGCACCGACGCGCTCGCCGCACTTCTCCACCTCCTGATGACCGGCGGAACACTCGCCGCTGAGGTCCTGTCCGCGCTCGCCGACGGCGCCGAGCCTGTCGTCGACGCCCTGAGCGGACTGACCGGGGAAGGGAACACGGCCGCCACCACCCTGGACCTGGTCGTCACCGTCCTGGACCTGGCCGCCACCGCCGCCGGAGCCCTCGCCGGCGCCCTCGGGCCGCTCGGGCACCTGGTCGGCGGCCTGGTGTCGATGTTCGCGGCGCTGCCCGGACCGATCCAGCAGTTCGTCCTGGCCGCGCTGCTGGTCCGCCGCCTCCAGCCCGGCATGGCCGGACTGGCCTCCACCGTGTCCGGGCGGGTCACCGGCGCCTTCCGCTCCCTGAACCAGCAGATGGCGGTCCAGCGCAGCCTCGCCGCAGCCTCCGGAATGACGATCTCCCGCTACGGCGCGGCCTTCGCCGTCCTGCAGACCCGCGTCCCGGTCATCGGCCGCATGGGGGACGCGTTCCGCACCGCGCAGAGCCACGCCACCGGATTCGCCGGCACCCTGCGCGGCATCGGCGCCGCCTCCGCGAGCGCCGCCCGGTCCATGGGCTCCGGCCTCATGGGCGCCCTCGGCGGGCCGTGGGGCCTGGCCATCACCGCAGCCACCGTCGGCCTAGGCGTCCTCGCCAGCAGGCAGCAGCAGGCCGCCGCGGCGGCCGCCGAACACCAGAACCAGATCCAGTCCCTGTCGCAGGCGCTCCGCGAATCCAACGGCGTCGTCGACGAGTCGGTGCGCGCCATCGCCACCGAGAACCTGATGAACACCAAGGTCAAGACGACCCTGGACGGGCAGCAGCGACTGGTCGATCTGGCCCGCAAGGCCAAGGTGCCGATGTCGGACCTGGTGGACGCCTACACCAACCAGGGCACGTCCCTGTCGCGGCTGCAGCGGGAACTGAAAGCCACCGCGGCTGCGCAGACCACGATCGCGATGGACCCGGAGACCGGTCAGTCCGGCAAGGCCCTCACCGTCCAGGGCCGCGCGGCCACCGACCTCCGCAAGAGCCTGGGCGGCCTGTCCGGCGACTTCAAGAAGGCCGCCGCGGACGCCCGGGACTACAACAACGGCGTCAAGGGCGCTGGCGACGGCGTGTCCGCCTACAGCCGTCTGAAGGACGCGGTCGGTGCCCTCGCCGACAAGACCGCCGACGCCGACTCCCGCACCCGCGCCCTGCGGGACGCCCTGGACCTGCTGTCGGGCGGCAGCGTGTCGCTGCAGGCGGCGCAGGCCCGGGTCAACGAGGCGGTCACCAACGCCACCGAGGCCATGCAGGGAGGCATCGACAAGGCGGACGGTTGGGGCAAGGCACTGCTGAAGACGAACGGGCAGCTGGACACCACCAGCAAGAACGGCCAGGCCCTGTTCAACACGCTGAACACGATCTCTGACGGTTCGGCGTCGGCGTCGATCGCCGCGTTCGACTTCGCGCAGTCGCAGGGCAAGAGCCTGCCCGACTCGCTGAAGGCGGCCCGCAGCGAGATGGAGAAGAACCGGGCCGCCGCGATCGGCCTGGCGAAGGACTACGGGCTGAACGCGGAGCAGGCCGCCCGGGTCGCCGACTCCATGGGCCTGATCCCCGGGCAGGTGTCGATCCTGCTGCAGACGCAGGGCGTCGACCAGACCCTGGCCGAGCTCCTCGCGGTGCAGGCCGAGTTCGAGCAGACCCCCGACAGCAAGACCATCAAGGTCGACGCGCTCGGCGACGAGGCGAAGAAGGAACTCGAAGACCTCGGCTACAAGATCAAACTCATTCCCGGCACCCGCGAATACAAGATCACAGCGCCGACGGATGAAGCCCGCCGCCAGCTGGACCTGCTGATCGGGAAGCTGGGCTCCACCAACGGCAAGAACATCAAGGTCGACGCCGACGTCCAGGAGACGATCGCCGACCTGGAGGCGGTCAAGAAGAAAGTCGCCTCCACCAAGGGCAAGACCATCACGATGAGGGCGCCGACTGCGGCGGCCCGTGAGGAACTCGAAGCCCTCGGCTTCAAGATCCGCAACACCAAGGGCAAGAACGTCGTCATCACCGTGCCCACCGGATCCCAGCGGGCGGGCGTGGACGGGCTGCGCGGGGCCATCAACTCCCTGCGCGACAGGTCGATCACCGTCACCACCCGGCACGTCACCATCAACGAGACCGTCAACAAGACCGCCGGCAGTCTCGCCGACGCGCTGCGCAAGCAGGCCAGGAACGCCCGGAAGAACGCCGACGGCGGCGTGTTCGACTACTTCAACGACGGCGGCATCCAGCGCGGCGGCATCCAGCACTTCGCGAAAGGCTCCGAGAACCACGTCGCCCAGATCGCCCCCGGCGGATCCTGGCGGGTATGGGCGGAGGACGAGACCCAGGGCGAGGGCTACGTCCCCTTCGCCCGGTCCAAGCGGCCCCGCTCCCGCGCCATCACCGAGGAGATCGTCCGCCGACTCGGCGGCGACCCGGCCGGAATCCAGTGGAACGCCGACGGCTCCGTCACCGACTGGCGCTACGACCCGCAGACCGGCTCCCTGTACTCCTCCTCCGACGCCGGCGCCGCAGGCCACAAGACGAAGAAGGTGAAGATCAAGGGCAAGGTCAAGGAGATCGAGTACTTCGACGTCGGTGCCGTCGAGAAGAAACTGAAGTCCGCGGGCAAGGCCACCCAGGCGTGGAACAAGGACCTGGAGAAGGTCGCCGACCGGGTCGGCGGGGACGTCGCCGAAGCGCTCGCCGCGATGGGCGAGGACGGCGTGAAACTCGCCGACAAGATGGCCAAGGGCTCCACCAAGTACATCAACCAGATGGCCAAGGCCCTCCGCGACCTGCAGAAGACAGCGAAGGCGTCCCTGACCGACTACACCCGGCAGCTGGACAAGGCCAACAAGCTCGACAAGACGTTCTCCGACAACCTGGCCAAGCTGGCCGCGCAAGGGTACGGGGACCTCGCCGCCCAGCTGGCCGAGCAGAACGACGAGGCCGCCATGGACCTCGCGGCCGCCGCGGTCAAGGACAAGGGCAAGGCGGGCAAGGCCAACAAGGCAGCCAAGACCGCGAACAATGCGCTGACCGCGGACCAGGTGTCCCAGCTGGTGTCCATCATCGCCGGGATCAAGAACAGCAAGACCGGCATCCACGACGTCGCCGCCACCACCGGCCTCGGCGAGGACGACATCATCGCTGTCGCCACCAAGGCCACCAAGCAGATCAAGTCGGCGCTCGGTTCCCGCGCCGGCCGGTTCCTCGCCGACCTCGCCAAGGCGCAGAAGGGGATGGCCTACGAGAACGGCGGCATCCGCGCGGGCATGTACGCCACCCAGGCCGGGATCATCCGCTTCGCCGAACCGTCCACGCACGGCGAGGCGTACGTGCCGTTCGCGCCGTCCAAGCGGGGAGCGGCCACCTCCGTCCTCGCCGACGTCGCCGGCCGCTTCGGCTACGGCCTCACCCCCGCCGCCGGGGCGGGCGGGCAGGTCGTCATCATCCGCGAGAAGGCCCCGCTGGTCGGCTCCCAGACCTGGCACGTGACCTCCGGCGGCAGCGCCGACGACACCGCCCGCAAGGTCGACGCCAACAACAGCTACCAGCTGCGGCGCCTGGCGCGCGGCGGAGTCGGAGCACGCGGATGAGCAGCCCCGTCGAACTCGACGACAACCAGCACCAGCTCGGCACCGTCCTCATCGGCGCCGGCACGCCGGTCCGGATCGCCGCGATCGAAGGGCTCGGGCAGCCCGAACTGCGCACCCAGGACGTGGAGCCGCCCGGCGAGGACGGGCTGTGGATCGGAGCCGACTACTACAGCGGCCGCACCGTCCGTATCGACGCCGGCATCAAAACCCCCGGCAGCCAGGACGAGGCCCTCACCGTCCTCGCCGCCCTGCAGGTCGACGCGGCCAGTGCCGCGGTGCGCGGATCCGGCGGCACCACCATGGACCTGCGGCTGAAGTTCCCCGGCCGGGACGCCCGCGTCGTCCGCGGCCGCCTCCGCAAACTCGCCCCCGACCTCGCCAAGTCCATCCACGGCTGGATCCCCCTCGACCTGGAATTCCAGGGCCAGGACCACCTCTTCTACGCCGACACCGCAGAGTCCACGTCCATGCCGCTGGGCTCCCTCACCGAGGGCGGCATGACGTTCCCCCTGCAGTTCCCGTTCACCATCGCCGCCGAAGCCTCCGCGATCGCCCGACCCGGATACCTCCAGGTCGACGGCACCGCCCCCACCTGGCCGGTCCTCCGCGTCAACGGCCCGTGCGCCAACCCCACCATCACCCACATCGGATCCGGCCGGTCCCTCACCGTGCAGACCACCCTCGCCGCGGGGGAGTGGGTGGAGCTCGACACCCGGCCCGGCTGGCGGACCGTGCTCCGCAACAACGGCGGCGGCGCCCCCCTCACCCCCGCCTCCCGCATCGACCAGTTCGTCCTCACCCCCGGACTGAACGAGATCCGCTGGTCCGCGACCGACCTGACCCTGTCCTCCACCCTGGCCGTCACCTGGTGGCCGGCCTACACCTCCCTGTAAGGCGACCGCCATGACGCTGAGCCCGATCCCGATCGCCACCACCGGCGGCGAGCACACCGCCCAGCAGTTCCGCATGATGATCAAAGACCTGGCGCGGGACCAGCAGGGCGTCACCACCGGCCTCGACCTGAAGGTCACCGCCCTCGCCACGCCCGGCGCCGGCGTGCAGGTCTCCGACGGCTCCGCCGTCATCGCCGGCAAGGTCTCCACCGTCCAGGGGCACTACTCCGCCTACAACATCGGCGCCGACACCGTCGCCATCTCCGCGACCGGCGGCACCGGCCGCTCCGACATGCTCGTCCTGCGCGTCGAGGACCCCGACTACGAAGGCACCCGCGACCCCGAAACCGACCCGATCGTGTTCTTCGAGGTCGTCTCCAACGTCTCCTCGTCCGCCACCACGGCGCCGTCCGGATACTCGGCGATCCCGTTGGCCCGCATCGACATCCCCGCCTCCACCGCCACCATCACCAACGCGATGATCGTGGACCTGCGGAAAGTCGCCAACCCGCGCCGCGAACGCCTCCTGGAGACGTACTACGCCTCCGACCCGCTGGTGGAGATCTCCGGCACGTCCGAGACGTGGAAGACCCACCCCAACCTCACCATGAAGACCCTCGCCATCCCCGCCTGGGCGAAGTCCGCGAAGGTCGTGTTCACCGCCGCCGGGATCCGCCTCGTCGACGGCAACGTCTTCGGCGGATTCCGGTTCATGCTGGGCACCGAAGAAGCCGCCCAGTGGGTCAACATCGACGACAACCAGGGCAGCCCCGCCCGCCGCATCCACGCCCTCACGATGGCCGAGACCATCGACCTGACCACCACCACCGGCGCCGCGATGCGCGGCACCAACCAGGCGTTCAAGGCCCGCATGCGCACCCGCACCACGAACGCCGGAAAGATCGGCGTCGACGGAGCCACCAGCTTCATCATCGACGTCGAGTTCCAAGAGGGCGCCATCTGATGACCGCCCGGTGGCGCTACTTCACCCAGCACGCTCTCACCGGGCAGGTGCTGCACCCGGCGCTGCCCCTGTCCGGCGTCGAGTTCGGCAACGAACTCAACGGACCCGGATCGTTCTCCGCCACGATCTCCCCGCGCTGGCTGAAGGCCAACCCGGACGTCGTCGACCCCGCCACCGCCCTCATCTACGCCGAAGCCGACGGGTTCCTGCGCTGGGGCGGACTCGTCTGGGACGCCACCGCCACCGCCTCCGAATACAAGATCGAGGCCGCAGGCTGGTCGTCCTACCTCAACAAACGGCACGACCTCCACGGCGAACTCGGCGGCCGCGGCCCCTACGTGTACCAGGACCCGTGCGTCATCATCCGCGACCTGTGGGCGTACGCGCAGGAACAACCCGACGGCAACCTGAACGTCGTCGTCGACTCCACCACCTCCACCGCCAAGGCCGGCACCCCGGCCGAACCGTGGCACTCCTACTGGTACGAGACCCCCGTCCTCGGCGACCACCTCGACGACCTCGTCTCCGAAGAAGGCGCACCGCAGTACACCAACGCCTGCCACTACCAGACCAACGGCACCATCCGCCGCCGCCTGATCCTCGGCTACCCCCGCCTCGGCGCCCGCCGCACCGACATCAGCTTCAAATCCGGGGTGAACATCGTCGACTCCCCGCCCGTCAACCGGTCCGGCGACGACTACGCCAACACCGTCATCGGCACCGGCTCCGGCGAAGGCACCGCCACCCGCTTCGCCGTCAACGCCGTCCGTGACGGCCGGCTCCGCATGGAATCCGTCCTCGCCCTGCCCACCGTCAACGGCAAGGACGTCCTCGGCCGCAGAATCGCCGCCGAACGCAAACGCCGCCAGATCATGGGACAGGTCGAACAGATCACCATCCGCGACCACCCCAACGCCCCCCTCGGTTCCTGGCAGATCGGCGACGACGTCCACGTCTCCGTCCACAACGAATGGACGTCGTTCACCGGCTGGTCACGGATCACCGCAGACTCCTACCGGCCCGGCGACACCCCCGACCAGGCCGTCCTCACCCTGCGCCGCGCCGACACCTTCCACTACGGCTCCCCGGAGACCTGATGTACAACTCCCTGGCTCTCGAGGTCGCCCGGCTGCGCCGCGACGTCGCACAGGTCAAGAAGGGGCAGCGGCTGGCGCACGGCGCGTCCATCGAGGACAGCGCCCTGGAGGTACGCGACGACAGCGGCAGCCTGCGCGCGATCGTCGGCCAGCAGGGCGACGGCACCACCGCCGTCACCATCGTCAACGGTCCCCCGCCGCCGCAGCCCACCGACCCGGTCGTCGCCTCCGTCCTCGGCGGCGTCACCGCCTCCTGGACAGGCACATTCGCAGGCGGGGCCGTCCTGCCGCTGGACTGGCAGCGCGTCGAGGTCCACGCCTCCACCGCCTCCACCTACGACCCCACCGCGGCCACGCTGCAGGCCACGATCGAGACCGCCCAGGGCGGCACCGTCGTCGTTCCCTGCGACGACCCCGTCTACGTCCGGCTGGTGGCCCGCAACACCTCCGGCACCGCCGGCACCCCCTCCGGCACCGTCGGCCCGTTCGGACCCACCCCGGTCGTCGCCGACGACATCCTCGACGGCATCGTCACCGAACTGAAACTCGCCGACGAAGCCGTCACCGAAGCGAAGATCGCCGCGAACGCCGTCACCGACGAGAAAATCATCGCCGGAGCGATCCTCGCCGGGCACATCGCTGCCGGCGCCGTCGTCACCGACAAACTCGCGGCCGAAGCGGTCACCGCAGCGAAGATCGCAGCCCTCGCGATCACCACCGACAAACTCGAAGCCAACGCCGTCACCACCGGCAAACTCGCCGCCGGATCCGTCGACGCCACCGCCATCGCCGCCACCGCCATCACCGGAAAAACCATCACAGGCGGCACCATCACCGGCACCACAATGACCGGAGGACTGATCCAGACAGCCTCCTCCGGACAGCGCATCACCCTCAACGAAGCAGGCGCCAACAAGGTCATCGTCTACAACAGCAGCGGCGTAGCGATCGGTGAACTCTCCGCGCAGGGCCTCCTCGTCAAGGGAAGCACCGGAGCCGTCCTCTGGCTCAACCCGAACGCCACCTACCCGCAGCTGAACCTGTACAACGCGGCCAACACCAGCAAAGCAACCATCCAGGTCACCGAGCCCACCACCGGCGACGCCAACCTGGAAACGTTCTGCGGACCGTTCACCGGCAGCGGCCACTCAGACATGACCTGGCGCTCCTACCTGGCCCGTGACGCCGCCACCATAGAACGCGTACGGGCCGCCGCGGACGGCACCGTCATCGGCGGCCGACTCGCCCTCTTCAACGACGAGGCCAACATCGGCTTCAAGAACACCGCCGACCCGACACAGGACACGAACCTCTTCATCGAAGCCGGCAACGCGATGCTGACCGGCGGCCGCCTCCAGATCATCCCCGTCGCGTCCGCAAGCAGCTGCCTCTACGTCGAAGCAGCAGCCGCCCACACCGGGAACCTGCTGCGCCTGTTCCGCGACGCCATCGACCGCTTCAAAGTCGACGCCGCGGGCAACGCGACCGCGTCCGGCGCCGTCATGGCCGGCAACATCCGCGCATCCCGCACCTCCTGCCCCGCCCCCGGCGCCGGAGGCGGCACCACCACCGCCACCGTCACCTTCTCCGTCCCCATGACCAACACCCCCCGCGTCGTCCTCACCCCCGACACCACCGTCGACCCGGCCACCGTCACCATCCGCGCCTACGCCGACAGCATCTCCACCACCGGCTTCACCATCCGCTGCTACCGGTCCACCAACTCCTCCACCAACGTCAACTGGGTCGCTATCAGCGACCCCGCCTAACCCGGAAGGAACCCGCATGCTCACCCTCCCCGACCGCTCCGGCATGATCCCCACCGGCCTGGAGATCTTCTTCCCGATGGGGCCCGGCGAGTACGTCGAGGACGGCCCGATCATGCGCCTCGACAAACGCGACATCGAGACCTACACCGACCAGGACCTCGACACGCTCATCGCCGCCCGCATAGCCCCCTACCAGGCAGCCCACCCCGACTGGCGCATCGAAGCCCACCGTGCCTGGACCTTCGGCGGACTCACCGGTGGCAGCACAGTCGTCCAGGAACAGGCACCCGTCGAACCCACCGAGTAACCGGCCGGGGGAACGCATGTCCTCACGGCCCGTAACCTGATCACAGGGCGACCCTCCGCCCCACCGCTCCACCCCCGAGGGACGGCCGCCGGCAGCGGCCCACCATCCAGCCTGGCGCGGGGAGTCCAGGAGCACGGGCGAGTGCCCGAACTGACCGTCCACACCTACGACGTGCCACCGGCCCTCGGCCGGCACCTCGTGCTGGACCCGCGCACCCTCGCCTACCGGCGCCGCTACACCGGCGACCCCATCCGCCGCACCGAGTGGGAACCCAAGGCCCCCGTCCTGGACCAGCAGCACCTTCTCACCCAAGGCATCCGCACCAGCGTCCTGTTCGCCGACACCGCCGACGTCGACGCCCTCGCCTCCTGCACCGGCAACGCCGCCACCGCGGCCCTGTCCGTCCTGCACACCACCCGCACCCTCGCCGACGCAGGACTGGACACCACCGACCCGGCCGCCGCAGAAGCCTTCGCCATCGGCCTCTACGCGCAAGCCACCACCCGCGACCAGTGGCACAGCATGGCCTGGCCCTCCGACGACTGCGGCTCCTCCGGCCTCGGCGTCGCCAAGGCCCTGCGCGCCCGCGGACTCATCGACCAGTACGGCACCGCCACCACCGCGGAGGAACTGTGCATGCTCCTCCAGACCGGGCCCGTCCTCATGGGCATGCCGTGGCACGCCGCGTTCAGCGAACCGGACCCCAACGGCTTCATCGACACCGCGGACGGCTGGGACAAGTCACCGGTCGAGGGCGGCCACGAGGTGTGCATCACCGCCCTCGAGACCGTCGCCACCCACAAGGGCGGCGGTCTGAGCTACGTCGACACGATCCTCCGCGCCCGGAACTCCTGGTCGTCCTCCTGGGGCGACCACGGCGAGTTCCGGTTCTCCCTCGCCCTGTACCAGTCCCTCCGCCCCGAGATCGACCTGGTGCACCCCCGATTGGACACGATCCGATGACCCAGTACCACGTCGCAGTCGACCACCTTGCCTCGCCCGACCCGAACAGCCCCGTCCAGACCAGCACCACCTACCTGGGCACCGTCGGCCAGGCCCACGTCGACGAAGTCCGCGCGATCGCCGACCTGCCCGACAGCGGCCGCATCGTCAAGGAACACCCGCGGCTGGCGGGCGCGTTCATGGTGCTCCGCAACGACGGCGACCTGGACGTGTACGTACCGACCGACGCCGCCGAATACCGCGTCTACCAGCCCGACCCGGGCCCCAAGACCCGCAACGAGGGCGGCGACCTCGCCCCGGACAACGCACAGACCGTGAAGACCACACCAGGCGACCTGCCGCGCGGCGCCTCCGGCCCGGCCTACATCACCGGCGTCGTCCGCGTCGGCGACCAGTCCATCGGCGGCGCCATGGACACCCCCAGCCACCCACCGCGGAAGACCTGGCACACCACCGAATCCCCGGCAGGCCAGTCGTACTTCTACTCCGTCGCCGCCTACCTGATGCGAGTCGGCGCCGAACCCCAGGTCATCTACGACCCCGACTCCGATCTCCTCGGACAGTTCGGTCCGCTCACCCAGTCCGGGCGGGCGCTCCGCAACGACGGCACCCGCCGCACCAACCGCGAAGGCAAGGTCAACATCCAGGTCGAGGTGCTGGGACGTGCCAGCCAGCCGTGGACGAAGGGCTTCGACCCGGCGAAGAAGCCCAACTTCCGCAAGCTGCTGGCGGCCGGCCGGGCGCACGGCATCCCCGACGCCTGGCCCGCCGGGAAGCCCCCGGCCACCGCAGCCGCAGCCGCCAAGGGATCCCGCTCCCGTACGACGTGGGAGACCAAGGGCGGCCACTACGCGCACGGCCAGGTGCCCGGAAACGACCACTGGGACCCGGGCGCCATCGACACCAGCATCGTCCCCGGCAACCCCCCCACCACCCCGGGCACCGGCGGCGGAGGCGACACCGGGGCCACCGGCGGGACCGGCACGTACACGGTGAAGAAGGGCGACACCCTGTCCTCGATCGCCAAGGCCCACGCCACCACCGTCGCCAAGCTGACCTCCCTCAACGGCCTGTCCGACCCGGACGAGCTGAAGGTCGGGCAGCAGCTGAAGGTTCCCGCGAAGGAGCCGTCCAAGCCGGTGTACGAGCCGTTCCCCGGCTCCGCGTTCTTCCACGGCGGCCGCCACTCCCCGATCGTCACCGCCCTCGGACGCCGCCTGGTCCAGCTCGGGTTCGGCCGGTACTACAAGCTCGGCCCCGGCCCCAACTGGACCAACGCCGACAAGGAAGCCGTCGCCGCGTTCCAGCGGTCCCAGCCCGAGCTGGCCGGGGACGCGGACGGCATCCCGGGCCCGAAGACGTGGGCAGCCCTGAAGATCCCCAAGGTCTGAACCCTGCAGCCCCCACCAACCCCCTTCTCGAAGGAGACCGTTGTGAGAATATTCGGACGCGAACCCGTCGCGATCATGGCGTTCATCGCCGTCGCCCTGAAGCTCAGCTCCGCCTACGGGTGGGACGTCGACGCGGACACCCAGGCCGCCATCATGGTCGCCCTCTCGTGCATCGTCGCGGTGGTCGAGGCGTTCGTCCTCAAGACCGGCGCCGCGTTCGCCGCGATCGTCAACCTGGGACACGCCGCCATCGCCCTGTTCCTGGCCCTCGGACTGGAGATGAGCGCCACGGACCAGGCCCTGTGGATGGCAGGCATCGAGTCCTTCATCGCCCTGTTCCTGCGCCGCGAGGTGACCGCACCGGTGCAATGGCTGCGCATCGAGCAGTCCAGCCCGCTGGACCGGGCCAACACGACCAGGGCAGCGTAGATGAGGCGCCGGGCGGCCGAATGGTTCAGCGGACGAGTCGGCCTCCGCGGGCGCTTCCTCCTGTTCATGGGCGTCGGCAAGGTGTGCTGGGGCGTCGGACTGATCGTCGAACCGCCACCCGGCATGGGACTGACCCTGCTCACGCACTACGCACCACTGCACTGCTGGGCCTGGGTATGGATCCTCGCTGGACTGGGGACCTTCACCTCGGCCTGGGTTCGGTTCACCCGCGACGTCCTCGGCTTCGTCGCCGCTTCCATCCCGCCCGCCCTGTGGGCCTTCGCCTACGGGTGGGCCGGGCTGGCCGGCGACTACAGCCGGGGCCTGTGGATTTTCGGCTGGTACATGACCTCGCACTGTGGGGTGATCTGGTGCGCATCACGAGTCCCACCTGAGTCCGGATCACCCGGTCAACTCGGCCGGGTGGCTGAGAGGAGACCCGGGTGAATGGCGTCTGGGGAATCGTCGGCGCAGTCATCACCGTGCTCGGCGTTGTGACAACGGGTTTCTTCACCTACCGAGGAACACGCGCGGCAGCCGCCATTCAGGCCGCGCCGCAGGCTGACGCAAACAAGTTCGCCGTGCTCCAGGCGACGGTACAGAGGGTCGACCAAGAGAACGGAAAGCTCCGAGAGCGCCAGTCCCGACTGGAGGCGCTGCTGAGGGCGTTCGCGTGGACCACGGACCGGTGGGCGCGGCAGATGCACGATCAGGGGATAGACCCCGACCCGGCTCACCCTCTCGTCGACGAGTACAACCGAACTGGAGTCTGAATCGATGACCACCGTGAAGGGGAAGCTGCTCGGGGTCACCAACCCGCAGCGCGTGGAGATGGAAGCCCTCCTCGTCGACGTGACCGGACAGCCGGCCGTCGGCTACGTCCCCACCCAGGACGGCGAACTCGTCGCCCCCGTCCGCATCCAGGCGGACAACGACGGGGACTGGACCGCCGACCTGACCGCGAACGATCTGGTGGAGTCGACGTCGGGGGACACACTGTGGGCGGTCCAGGAGGGCCGAGAGAGGGACGGCACTCCAGTCATCACGTACATCCTCGTGCCGGAGTCCGGTGACGACTGGTGGGTGGGCGACCTGCGCGTCGACCTTTCCGGCACACAGACCGGGCAGGGAACCGTCGTGTACGTGCCGGGCGAGACCGGGCCCCAAGGCCCCGCGGGCGTGCAGGGCCCGGCCGGCGCCACCGGACCGACCGGACCGCAAGGTCCCGCGGGGGCAGACGGAGCTGACGGACTGAACGGCGCACCAGGCGTGGCCGGCGAGCAAGGACCCGAAGGACCAGCAGGACCCACCGGACCCACCGGACCCACCGGGGCAACGGGACCGGCCGGCCCGAAGGGTGACACCGGAGCTCAGGGCGCCAAGGGCGACACCGGAGACACCGGCCCGGCCGGAGCAGCCGGAGCAACAGGGCCCGCCGGTACGCAGGGAGAAGAGGGCCCGCAAGGACCTGAAGGACCGCAGGGGCCCGAAGGACCTGAAGGACCACAGCCACCGCTCGGCGCGGCAGGCGCCGGTGCAGACATCGCACTGCGCTCCACCGACCCCACGACGACGAACCCCCGCACCCCCACCGCTCACGCCGCCTCCCACGCCACCGCCGGCTCCGACCCCCTGTCCCCGGACGCGATCGGCGCGCTGCCCGCCGCGGGCGGCACCATCAACGGCCACCTCGCCGTCACCGGCAACGCCCTGGGCCTGGACACCCCGGCCGTCCACGGGGCCGCCGCCTGGTGCTACGACCCCGCGCTGGCCGTGAACTCCTCGCAGCTCTCCAACGGCGTGCTCTACCTGATCCGCGTCGACATCGCCGCCGCCGTGACCGCCACGAAGCTGCACTGGTGGGTGGGGAACTCCGGCTCGTCCCCAGTCTCCGGGCAGAACCAGGTCGGCCTGTACGACTCCACCGGCACCCTGCTGGCCTCCGCGACCGTCGACGCCGACATCTCCTCGGCCAACCTGAAGACCACCACCATCACCGGCCAGCCCCTGTCGGCGGGGGAGTTCTACTGGGTGGGCATGCTGTTCAACGCGTCGGTGCCGCCCACGCTCACCCGGGCCTCCGGCTGGACCGGCGCGGCCGCCGCCGCGAACCTGGGCCTGCCCGCGGCCGCGGCCCGGTTCGCCACCAACGGCAGCGGCCGGACAGCACTGCCCTCGTCGATCAACCCCGCGTCGAACGTGGGCACCGAGTTCGCCGGGCCGTGGGCAGCGGTCAGCGCATGAACGTACGTACGATGACGCCATGACCAGCCCTGCAGCCCTCAGACCCGTCCCGCCCGCCCCTGTGTGCGCCCCGGCCCAGGTCGGCCCGTGTACGGCCTGCGGGCACCCGACACACCGGTACGGGTTCGGCGGCTGCCCGCTGTGCGTCGTGTGTCTGGTTCCGGTACGACAGCGGCAGACGAAACAGGTCCCCCAGTAGGCTGCCGCCATGCGGAACGAGTGGGATGCGGGGGCCACGCCGTGGCTGCGCCAGCATCAGACGACAGCAGGGTACGGCGATCAACAGAACCCGGTGCAGTGCATGTTCTGCGGAGCGCAGAGCATCAAGCGATCCGCCTCCGACCGAGATCAAGACACGGGGCGAATCGAGCTGTACTGCGACAACCAGCTCTGTGACGCCCGCGAGATGGTGCTCCTGGTCAAGCGGGACGGTGCCGAGTCCATATTCCGCGCCGACGTTCGGGCACTCCACCTCGTGGACGACGGCACGTTCGATGTGCACTCGGCCTTCCCGCCCGAGGTCAAGTCCTACTCCATGGCCGACCTGCTGGCCGACCGCGGCAACGAGGTGGAGCGCAGGATGCGTAAGGCGACCCGGCCGACGGACTGAGGTAGATCCGGCTGAAGTCGGCTGACGTGCATGGCGGCGCGAATAGCCCTGGGTTCCTTCATGGGAAGCCAGGGCCGGCACCGTGAGACCGTCAAGGTGTCGCCATCCTGAAGGAGGGACCCATGGGACACCGCCCCTACCCGAACGCCGACCGGGCGCGCCGGTACGTCGACGCCAGGCACGGAAGCGACTGCCCGCGATGCGGCCACCACGCCTCCGTTCACCCCTACCGTCGGGGCCAGTTCGTGTGCAGCCCCTCCCGCGACGGCATGCCCTCCTGCCGCGAGTGCACCGCCCGCCTCATGGCTTTGAGGGAGGGCCCGCTGCGTGGGTTCGCCGAGAGCACCGCACGGGTTCACATCACCATGCCGAACCTTCGTCTCCCGACCTCGGCCACTGGTCTCGTGGTCCGCTCGGTCGACGAATCCCTTCTCCGGGCATTCAGGCATCGTGCTTAGGATCGTTCCTGGCGAAGAATCGCACGCACAATCGAGCACGGGGAGTGCCGCGTGGAGATCCTCGACGAGATCCGCTTCCACATGCAGGTGGCCACCGACGCCCGCCGCACCCTCATGTGCACGCCGGATCAGGCCGATGCCGTCCGGGCCGCCGTGGACCAGCTGGGCGCGAGCCACATCTTCACGGTGAAGGCCAGCCCGTGCTGTCCGGAGGGGACGATCGTCGTGATCGACGAGCAGGCCCTCGAGGCGTCCTGGCAGCAGAGCATCCAGCGCACCGGACACGATCTCCGCGTCTACGGACTGCGCGGACGGGACAGCGGACCGTCTGACTCCCGATAAGCTCACATATCAAGAACGATCACGAGCAGGGGAGACGCACCGTGGACGAGATCAAACTCGGTGACTTCGCCACCACAACCGATGCGGATGGAGTCCAGTACGTTGCCGCTTCCGACATGACCAACCTCCTCCGCACGATCGCCGGCCTCTACGTCACCAGGTCCTGGCAAGACACAACAGCCGACGGCGCGCGCACGCTGAAAAGCCTCTCGGAAGAACTCGTCAGGATCGCCGACACCTTGGACGTCCACTTCATCACCGAGCAGGGCGACGGACATGAGTGACATCCTCCCCGCTCGCTCTCTCCTGCCCGCCGAGTTCGACGATGATCTGCGCGCACGCCTGGCCGCCCTCGATGCCGCATCCGACGAACACGCTGACGACCAACGGCCGGACAACACCAAGCGGTCGTACGCCTCCGACTGGAAGACCTGGGAAGCCTTCTGCACCCAGCTCCAGATCCCGCCCACCGCCGCCACCCGCGGCACACTCCGCGCCTTCGTCGACTACCTCTGGAACCGCGAACAGCGCGCCTACTCCACCATCGACCGGAAACTCGCCGGCGTCGTCGTCACCCTCCGGCGGCCGCCGTACAACGTCCTCGTCGACCCCGACGCCACCCGCGCCGCCCGCGAACTCCTCAAGGACTACCGGAAGAAGGCCGACGCAGCCGAAGAACCGGCGCGCGGCCGCGGCAAGGCCCCCGCCATGCGCCTGGCCGACCTACGACTCATCGTCTCCAAGTGCGACACCGACATCTTCGGCCTCCGCGACCGCGCGATGATCCTCCTCGGGTTCTCCATCGCCGCCCGCCGCGCCGAACTCGCCGGCCTGCGCCTGCGGAACATCCGCGACGACGACAACGGCCTCCTCGTCGACGTTCGCGTCTCCAAGACCGAACCCCGAACCGTCGCCGTCCCCCACGGCAAGAACCCGGAGACCTGCCCGGTCCGGGCCTGGCACACCTGGCGCGACGCCGCACAGATCCTCGACCCGGACCGCCACGCCTTCCGCCGAATCCACCACACCGGCGCCGTCCAACCCCAGGGCCTCACCCCGCAGCGCGCCGGCGACGTCATCACCGCCGCCGGGCTCCGCGCCGGGTTCGAGGAACTCTTCACCGGGCACTCCGTGCGCTCCGGCATGGCCACCGAGGCACGCCGTGCCGGGAAGGACCGCAAGGCCATCGCCGCCGTCACCGGCCACGCGGACGGCTCCAAGGTCCTCGACGGCTACATGCAGATCGTTGATCAGTGGGGAGAGCAGGACAATGCTCTCGTGGGCCTGATGTAGGTCCGGCCACTCCAAGGAGGAAGATCATGGCTGTCCACCTGGCACCGGGCATCACGCTGGAAGGGTTCGACCCGCGGCGGAGCGATGACGTTGACATCCTCCAGGGCATGTTCATCGACTACCTGCTCGAGGAGTTCCAGCGCATCGGAGAGCTGGCATTCGGTAACCCCGTCGCGAACTACTTGGCTACGACCTTCATCCGGCGCGAAGGCGAAGAGGCGGGGTTCATGTCGCTGGACGGCGGCCGTCAAGCAGTAGAGCTGATCTACGTGAAGCCAGAGTTCCGAGGCCAGGGACTCGCTGAGCTGGCACTTCAGGAGACGGACCGCGTCTGTCCCAACAAGCTCGCCCTCAAGACGCCCCTGACGCCCGGCGGCGAGGCCCTCGCGAACCGCTTGGAGCTGGACCGAGCCGACAACTTCCCCCACGAGGCGGCGAAGAACGCGGAGTTCCTCCAGAGCGTACGGGACCGCATCAAGCAGACCTGCCCACACGGCAAGAAGTCTGGCGACCCGCGGAAACCGTGCGCACGCTGCTACCGCAAGTTCCTGCGCAGTTACGCCGCCCGCGGCATGGAAAAGTACGTGGCGCCGTTCCAATAGGGCAGTCGCCCCTGGGCTCGGTTGGCTTCTCAGAGAAAACTAGTTGCCGCCAGGTTCCTCGGCGCCCGCTTCGGCCTCGGCCTCGGCCTGCCGGGCGCGCCGCTTCGCGCGCGTGCCGTTGCCGGGCTTGTTCAGCGTCTCCCAGTCCGGCTCCTCGCCGGGGTCCTTCGTCGCCACCTTCGTCACCTTCAGCCCCGCGGCCCGGCCCCGGGTGTGCTGGCTCGTGTCGCACGTGAGGAGCCGTACCTCGCGGCCGGCCAGTCCCTGGATGGCGACCGTCCGGTCGATGATCTCGACGTCGGGGCGGTCCAGACGTACGTGGCCGGGCGGATCGAGGACGATCTCGACGTTGACCCGGCCGTAGGTCTCGCCCTCCGCGGGGACACGCTTCCCCTCGCGAAGAACTCCGTGCTCGTGGCCGTTGAGGACGCCATCGAGGAGACCGAGGGTGTGGGCGGCACGCCAGCGGGGCCGCGCTTTGCTGGCGTCCTTCAGGTCGTCCAGCTCGTCGACCACCACGATCGGGAACAGCAGGCGCACGTACTCCCGGCGCGGCACGTCGAGGATCTCGTGGATGTCGACGTCGGCCAGCTTCACCTCGTTCTGGATGTAGAAGCTGGAGTCGGCGACGACGAACACCTCCCGCTGGTTCCAGCGGCCGATCCAGGTGTCCAGCGTGTACACGGCGGCCTCGAGCGCCTCGATCCGTTCGGCTACCTCGAGTTGGACCAGACGGTTCACCAGGCGCGTCTGCGCGGTTCCTGCGAGTGTGCCGCAGCTGGCCAGCAGTACCCGGTAGCGGTCGGTGAGGATGAGCGTGTCCAGGTCGCGGTCGCTGATCTGGGGGCGCAGCATCCGAGCGGACTCCGTGGCCCACTCCAGATACGCCAGCAGAGCATCGTAGGCGCTGTCGTACGGCTTCTGCAGGTTCATGGCCGCGACGTGGACACCGCCGAGTACCTGACGGATGTTCTTCCGATCCGCGCCTGGGCGGGGTGTGATGAGCATGCCGCTGATCCTGCCAGGGGGTTCTGACAGCGGGAACCGGATTTCAGGAGACCGGCAGGGTGTGACGGCCGTTCGCGTCGACCACGATGACGGGCGGGCAGCCGGGGCAGGAGTACAGGTTCTGGGTGCCGATCCACCGCCAGCCCGCCTCCCACAACGGCTTGTGGTTCCGGTCCTCCGGCAGGCCGGCGGTGGCCCCGCAGTTGGTGCAGGTGAGGAACGAGGGCTTCGTGTACGCCATGACGGCCAGCATATCGGCGCCCCGGCCCGGCTCTGGCCCGGTCAACTGTTCTCGGGGGTGTCCCAGAACCCGGTGTGGGCGATGGCGTCGGCGGTTGCTGGGGGGAGGGGTTCGCCGGTGGTGGGGTCTCGGCGGTCGGCGAGGAGGGGGTGGGTTGCGGCCATCTGTCCGACGAGTTTGTTGACCCAGCGGGACTGCAGGGCGTGGCGGGTGTCGTTGAGGAGCAGTGCGTGCTCGCCCGGGTCGGCGGGCTCGGGCCGGACTTTCAGGTAGTCCTTCAGGGCGGCGCCGGTGAGGGGTTCGAGGGTGAACTGGCGGCCGACGTTCTCGTGGTCGTCGGGGGCGCGGACTTCCCAGGTGCCGTCGGGCTGGGGGTAGAGGTGGCGGGTGTCGACGCGGACGACCTGGGCGGGGCGGAGTCCTTCGAGGAGGAGGAAGATGGCGAGCCGGTCGCGCTGGTAGTGCTTGGAGTGGTTGGGGCCCCAGCCGCCGATGACAGCGAAGAGGGTGGCGCGTTCCATGCGGGTCAGCCTGTTCGAGGCGCCTGCGGGGCGGGGGACGCCGGAGCGCAGCACGGTGAGGTTGGGCGGCATGGTGATGATGCCGCGGTCGCGGGCAGCCTGAAAGTACTGGGTGAGGGCGGTGATGCGCCGGTCGTGGGTGCGGGCTGCTTCGGGATGCCGGTCGGCGAGGTGGGCGAGGGCGTCGGGTCCGTCGAAGGGCCGGCCGCCGAGGTAGGGGGTGAGGAAGCAGTCGGCGGCCCAGGCGGCGATGTCCTGGGGGCGGGCGGTGAGGGCGTCGACGGGCGGGGTGCGGCCGGTGCACCAGGTGAGGAAGGAGCCGATCTCGCGCGCGTATTCGGCGCGGGTGGAGTGGCGCAGCGTAGAGGTGTCCAGCCAGGTGTGCAGCAGCTCGTCGGCGTCCATGCCCATCATTCTGCCCAACCCGAAGATCGCTTTACAAAACTTCCGAGCTACCCCGGCCCCATCCGGCGCTGTGGTTCATGTGCCCGGGACGGTGCGGGTCGGGGGCGCCGCGTGCGCGGGTAGGAGGGTGGGGCGGACGTTTTGTAACCCACCACTGGATTCGAGTATCGGGCAGGGTGGGAGGAGGAGAACGGGGGAACTCCCCCTCCCACCCGGACGCCCGGCGGAGCGCGGAACACAACCTCTGCGCACACGCTATGACGGAAAACCCGGCTTGTCCGAGCCGCTATCCCCCGGCCCGGTCAGTGGTCGCCGTCGTAGCCGTACATGTCCGGGATGTCGCCGCAGCAGACCGGGCACAGGCACCGGCAGGAGTCCTCCCGGCCCGTGCACCGGCCTTTCCACATACAGCGCCCGTCCGCGCCCTGGCAGGGATGGACCGGCTCGGGGCAGTCGGCCACGGCCATCTGGTGGGTCTCGCACCAGGTCCGCATCGCCGTCTCCAACTGGACCTCGCCCCACACGTGCCCGTAGCGGCGGGCGTCCTCCTCCCACGGGCAGCGCGCCTCAACCTCCTGAGGAGGGCAGGACGGTGCCTGGCCGTCGGGGTAGGTCACCCAGCCGTCCCCTTCAGGGAACGACGACCAGTCCCGGCCGTCGGGTGCGAGCCACGACAGCCACTCCCGGGGTCCGTGATCATGGTGGGCGGCGACGCGGCGCCAGACAGTCACGCCGCAGTCGGCACACCGCCCGCCGTACCGATCGCCCTGGAGGCGGTGCTGGCCGGTGATGTCGGCCAACCTGGCTCGGGTGCCGTTGATGGCGGTGCTCCTCTCTCTACAGGCCGGGTATGGGGTCTTGGTCGACGTCGTGCCGGTCCTGCCCGGTGCGGGCGTCCGGATCGCACTCCGCCCCGAGCTGGCGGCGCCGTGATTCCGGGTCGGTCAGCTCACGGTGGCAGCGGCGGCACCACACACGCCGGCGCGCCCCGGGAGGCGTTTCGGTGAGGGCTTCCTGCTGGTGACGGTCCATGAGTTCAGTGTGATCCGGGAAGGGGGCTAGCAGGGTGGTCAGTTGATCCGTTACGCTGCGCTGTGCGCGCTGAGTGCGCGATCGGCCACCAACCCCGGTCCGGGGCGGTGGCCTTCGTCGTGTGCGAGGTCAGGTCTTGGCCGCTGCTCGGCAGGAGGGGCACCATGCGGCGTCGGAAGGCGGTACGTCCCGCACGGCTCCGGGCAGTGTGATGCCCTCGTCGTCGCTGCACGCGATGGCCTGGAACTCTTCCACCGGGCGGCCGACGGGCCGGTGGAAGAGGACACGGTCTGTCGTGCTGGCGCTGTTCGATGGGATGCGTTCCTGCACGGCACGCATGGGCTTCTCCTAAGCGGCGAGGTCGGTCTGGGACTGGATGAGCTTCACTCGGGGACGGTAGTCGGCGTCGTCGGGGTCGCGCTCCAGCTCGAAGTGGACGATGGCGGTCTCGTTGTCGGCCGGGGCGTCGGCTTCGCGCTCGTACGTGGTCGGCTCGGGCCGGGTGAGGACGAACGCGATCCGGTGTGCGGTGTAGGCGGAGATGCGGGAGACGGTGAAGGCGCGCTCGGCGTCGTCGGGGTTCTCGGCGGCGGCGAGGCGGCACATGGCGTGGACGCGGATGTCGCCGGCCTTGGTGGTGCTGAAGGCGAACGGCTCGATCGTGCGGATCGTGGTGGTGCCGTCCCGGTCGGTGTAGGTGATCGTCATCGCGTGCTGACGGTCGATGGCCCGGTACAGGTCGGCGATCGTCTTGGTCTGGGTCTGGTTCTTCGTCAGCTTCACGGTGTCCCCCTCGGTGCGGTGTGATCTCAGAATACACATGCGCCATTGCGTCCGCAATACTCGTGCATGTATGGTGATGTTGTCGGGGTGCGGGAACGCGCCACGATGCGAGGCCATACCGCATGGCGTCCGCAATGACAGGAAGGAGATACTGGCGTGGCCAACGCCCCCACTACGCGCCCGCCCAACAGGTCCGATCGGCGGGCGCCGAGAGGACACCGCCACATGCCGAGCAGCAGGCCGCCCAGGCCCGTGCGTTCCGAACTGACTGCCGCGTCCGCGAAGCTCCGCGCACTGCCGGTGCCCGCGCTCGCCGAGGGCCTGGATGCCGTGAAGCTGGCCGACGCCCTGGACGCCGTGCTGGCGCCGGGCGGCTGGCACGTGCTGGAGCAGACCGATCCAGCGCTGCAGGAGCCCGAGGAGCCGAAGCGCAACATGGCCTTCCCCGTGCTCAAGAGCATCCGGGACCAGATCATGGAGGCCGTGGAGGCCGATCCGGAGATGAAGACGGTGACGGCGGCGGTGGAGCACGGGTTCCGTGAGTTCCTGGCCAGCCGGTTCCGTCCGCTTGCGCCGGAGCCGGGTCTGCCGGCGGTGGTGGAGCAGCGGGTGAACATGAACGTGCGCCCGCGGAACTCGCTGCGTGAGCAGGTTGCGGCGTCAGGGACGGCTGCGGGCAGGGTGGCGGCCGAATACCTGATGTTCCGGTACCAGTTGGGCCGGTACGCGTCGGGTGCGGAGGCTCGTCTGCCGCGGGGTGCTCAGCGTCTGCCGGAGGTTCCTCGCCGGGTGCGGGACGAGATCCGTGTCCAGGCGAAGGCCACGGGGTGGCGGGTGGACGACGTGGTGAACGAGGGCCTGGGGAAGTTCCTGGACGGCTCGTTCGAGGCGGTGGCTCCGGTGTGGTCGGAGGAGGACCGGCGCGACATGGTGCCGCTGTCGATGCATCCGAACACGGATCTGTATGAGCGGGTCCAGGGCCGGCGTGCGGAGACCGGGCTTCGGGCGTCGCAGGTGGCGATCGACTATCTGCTGGACCAGTTCGGTATCGAGGCCGGTGTGCACGCTGACGACGGCGTGTAGGCGGTAGGGGGCGCGGTCTGGCCTGGACGCCGACAACCCGGCCGGGCCGCGCCTGAGTACAGCATCAACATCACATCTCTCTTGGAGACCTCATGGCGCAAGCCGTTGAGGCCCCCGCCACCACTTCGGCGGAGGGCCCCACCCAGCACACCCAAAACCAGGCCGATGGGGGGCTGGACTTCGTGGACGCGACCCGCCCCGCGACGAATGCTTTCATCGCTCTGACAGGCCCGGCCAACGCCGGAAAGACCTACACCGCCCTGGCCATGGCCACCGGTATGGGAACGACCATCGGCGTTTGCGACACCGAGCGGGGCCGTGCCAGCCACTACGCTGGCCTGTTCCCTTTCAAGCATCTTCGGATGCCGGACTTCCGCCCGCAGACCCTTGTTCGGGCTCTGGCAGTGGGGGCGCGGCGCGGCGTCGACGTCATGGTCATCGACTCGGGGACGCACTACTGGTCCGGTCGAGGCGGAGTCCTGGAGCAGGTCGATCGGACGACGAACGACTCCCGGTCGAAGAACGCGTTCACGTCCGGCTGGAAGTCCATCAAGCCCGTCGAGCACGAGATGTGGGACGCGGTCATGGCCTACCCCGGGCACGTCATCATGACGCTCAGGGTGAAGACCGCGTACGAGCTGGTGACGAACAAGAACGGCCAGACGGAGCCGAAGAAGATCGGTCTGAAGCCGGATCAGCGGGCCGATGCGGAGTACGAGTTCGACTTCGTCGGTGACCTGGACATGGAGCACACGATGACCGTGTCGAAGTGCTCGTATCCGGGGCTGTTCGAGTCGGGTGAGCGTATCGAGCTGCCGAACACCGAGACCGGAAACAAGATCGTCACGTGGCTGAGTCAGGGTACACCGATGCCCACCGTGCAGGACTACGTGAACCGGGCCATGAATCCGGAGGTCACGTATGAGCAGCTGCTCGCCCTGTACCGGGGGGAGCTGTCCCAGCGGGGCCTGCTTGGCGCGGCTCTGTTCGCCCCGGACACCGGAGAGCAGACGACGCTGGGCGGTCTGATCGCCCGTATCGGCGGTGAGCGTAAGGCTGCCGCCGAGGGCGCGCCAGCTACGTCGCAGACCGCTCAGGGCGGCGCCCCGGAAAGGAGCGCCGCCTGATGTCCGCCTGGTCGCGGTGGGCGCCGCAGCAGAAGGGCATAGTCCTGGACCTGTTCGCGGGTCCGGGCGGGTGGTCGGAGGGGTTGCGGCAGTTCCTGGGGCTGCACGATGTGGGTCTGGAGTGGGATGAGGCGGCATGCCGGACACGGAAGGCTGCCGGGCACCTGACGGTCCGTGTGGACGTCTCCTGCTTCGTCCTGGGCCCGGTTGTCGGCAGGGTGTGGGGGCTGATCGCTTCCCCGCCGTGCACGAAGTTCTCCGCCGCCGGTGACGGTTTCGGAAACCGGGTCATGAAGCTGCTCGCAAAGGGCGTCCAGCGGATGATGCGCGGCGATGACTGCCGACAGGAGATCCGCGACCGGATCTATCCGCTGGCTCTGGCTGAGCAGCGGGAGAAGAACGAGGGCCGCGCGGAGGGGAAGCGGTGGACTGAGGCCCGAGTGCAGTCGGCCGCCCAGCAGGACACCTTCCTGACCGTGCTGGTGTTGGAGCCGGCCCGCTATCTGTACGCGCTTCTGACCGGCGGCACGGCGGGCGGGGTTCCGCTGGAGTGGGCGGCGTTCGAGCAGGTTCCGTCGGTGCTGCCGCTGTGGCAGGTGTATGCGATGGAGCTACGCCGGTTCGGCTGGCAGGCGTGGGCTGGGATCCTGAACGCGGCCGACTACGGGGTGCCGCAGACCCGGAAGCGCGCTGTCCTGGTGGCGTCAGCGGTCCGGAAGGCGGGTCCTCCTGTCGCGTCGCACGCCGAACAGGCCGGCGCAGACGACGCCGGATTGTTCGCCGACCCCCGGCGGCCGTGGGTGACGATGGCGCAGGCGCTGGGCTTGAACGGCCGGGAAGTCGTGAACACTCGCGGCGACAGGAAGACCCCTGGGGGGAACAACTTCCCGGTCGATGAGCCGTCGTGGGCGCTGACGGAGAAGGCCCGGTCGTGGATTCTGCACACGAACCGGAACCAGCAGCCGGACGGAAGCAGGCAGACGACCGACCCGCACACGGCACCGGCACCGGCACTTACCAGCAAATCCGGTGGTCAGTGGGTTCTCCAGCACAACGCCCGCGCCAACGCCACGGTACGCACGGTCGACGAGCCCGCCGCAACCCTGGCATTCGGACACGCGCGAAACGAGTACGAGTGGAAGCTGCGCAATGGCACCCAGGCCAACGCGGCAACACGGGGCCTGGACCAGCCCGCCGGGACGCTGTTCTTCGGTGGCCGCTGCAACGACGTGTCCAGGACACGTCGTTGCAGCGGCCACCCGGTGGAGGAAACCACGGTGCGCATCACCGTTCCGGAGGCGTCCGTACTTCAGTCGTTCCCCGCCGACTACCCGTGGCAGGGGACCAGGACGGCGCAGTTCACGCAGGTGGGGAACGCTGTCCCGCCGCTGATGGCCGCGCACGTGGTCGCTGCCGTAAGCGGGCTGCCGTTCCAGGAATGTCGGGTGGCGGCATGACCATGGTGGACTTGTTCGCCGGCCCAGGCGGCCTGGACGTGGGCGCCTCCCGACTGGGCCTGGAGGTGGTCGGGATCGAACGCGACCATGCGGCATGTGAGACGCGGCGCGCGGCAGGTCTGGGAACGGTGCAAGGCGACGTACGGGCATACGGGCCTGTGGACTTCCCAGAGGCCACCAATCTGGCAGGGTCGCCTCCATGTCAGCCGTTCTCGGTGGGCGGCAAGGGCGCGGGGCGCAGGGCCCTGGACACGGTCCTGGACCTGGCGCAGCAGCTGGTTGCCCGGCGAAGCATCGCACTGGCCCTTGATGGCTTCGCCGACGACCGGACGGGTCTGGTGCTGGAGCCGCTGCGGTGGTCCCTCCAGGCGCTGGACGCCGGGCGGCCGTTCCGGACGGTCGTTCTGGAGCAGGTGTCAACGGTGCTGCCGGTGTGGGATGCCTTCGCCGGGATCCTGCGCGCGGAGGGCTACAGCGCGGTCGCCGGGCGGCTGTCGGCGGAGGAGTTCGGCGTTCCGCAGACTCGGGTGAGGGCTTTCCTGGTCGCCTCCTTGGACCGTGAGGCCCGACTGCCGGAGCCGACGCACCAGCGCTACCGGAAGGGTGACCCGCAAGGGCAGGGCGCGCTGGGTCTGCTGCCGTGGGTGTCGATGGCCGACGCGATCGGCTGGGGTATGACCCACCGCCCCGCCCTCACGATCGCGGTGGGCACGGCCGCTGGCGGTCCGGACCCGTCGTGCGTGGGCGGCTCCGGGGCCCGGGCCACGCTGTACGGAGAGCGTGACGCGGGCCGCTGGATCGACTGCACCCGCATCGTCGACGCCGCCGACCTGCCCGCCTACAGGGGCGGGCGGCGCGACACGATCCGTCTGTCCGTCCAGGACGCGGCTTTGCTGCAGTCGTTCCCCGCCGACCATCCGTGGCGTGGAAGCAGGACCAAGCAGCTTGAGCAGATCGGCAACGCGGTGCCGTGCCTGCTGGCTCAGCATGTCTTCGCGGCTGCTTTCGGTATCCCGGCCCGCGCTGCAGACAAGGGCAGCGCCGCCGCCTGAACCGGGGCGTCTGCCGCACCTCACATCCGTCTCTGGCCTGCGGGCCGAATCGAGGTCTCGTCATGTCTGAACCCGTGCGCTGGGTGATCCCGGCCATCCTGCTGGTCGCCGTGGCGGGGATCCCGCTGTCGCTGCTGTGGGAGAAGGCGCGGCCGTCGTCGTACACCGCCCGCGGGGATGCCGTGGGTGCGGATCTCTCGGTGTGGCGGGGTCTGTCCACGGATCAGCAGGCCGCCGCCGATGCGTTCGCGCTGGAGGCGCAGGAGTCTGCGGAGGTCGACGCCGAGGATGCGGCGCGGCTTGTGGTGGAGCGGGCTTCGCAGGCCAACGCCCGGTCCCGCCCCTGACTTCCGGGCCCCGGCGTCTGGCCGGGGCCCGTTGGTCTTCCCCTGTTCCTTGTCCGTTGTGGTTGCGCTCCGAAGGAGAGTGCCGATGGCTCTGTGTGTGTGGACCGCCGCGGTGCTTGCCGCGGCGGTTGTCGTTTGTGCGGGCGTTGTCCGGTATCGCCGGCTGGCCCGGGCGTTGGTGCGGGAGCGGGCGGCGCGTCGGGTGTCGGATGCGTGCCTGCACCGTGACCTGGCCGCGATCCGGCTGGTGGCGGAGGCCGAGCGGGCCCGGGCTGGGGTGTTGCGGGAGGCCGATCTGGTGCTGAGTGCGGCGCTGGCGGCGCATGGCCGGGGTGGGCGGATAGCCGACTCCGGGTCTGGTTTCACTGATCCGTTCATGGAGGGGGGCCCGGTATGACCGGCACCGAGATGACTGACGTGCGTCGCGCGTATGTGGCGTGGACTGAGCACCGTTTTTTCAAGTACCGGGGGTGTGCCCCGGATGTGGACGATCCGTCGCGGGCGGCTGGGGATCCGGGGCTGTCGTTGGATGCCTGGCATGGTCCGGATGTGGACGGGGGTGAGCCGCAGAAGGAGCGTCGGGCGCGGGAGGCGGCGGCGAAGGCGGTGTGCGCCAGGTGTCCGGTGTTGGCGGAGTGTGCGGCGTACGCCAGCACGGTGTCGGTGGAGGGGAAGTTGGTGGAGCCGGACGGGATTCGGGGTGGGCGTACGGCGTTGGAGCGGCATCGGGCGTTTATTCAGCACAGGCATGAGGTGGCGGAGCCGGCGCCGGCGGTGCGGTTCCAGACGAAGCAGAAGCAGGATGTGCTGGCGGCGTTGGCGGGCCACTCGGATCCGTGTCGGGTGGCTGAGGTGGCGGGGGTGGATTGGCGGACGGCGTCGTGGCAGCGGTCGAGGCTGGTGACGCAGCTGAATCTGTGCAAGGTGTCGGCGACGCGGATGCAGGTGCTGGAGGAGGCTGTGGCGCGGGGGCTGTTGGATGGCTCTCTGGTGGTGGCGGATGACGGGTCGGTGCCTGCGGTGCCGCCGTCGCCGCCCGTGCCGGCCCCCGCGATGGATCCCGCGCTGGAGACTGCGGCACCGGTGGCCGACGGCCCGGAGCCGGGTGTGGGGCTGCCAGGGAGCTCGGAGGGCGCGGCGGGCCCCCTGCGGCGCGCGCTCGGCCCGTCTGGAGGCCGGGAGGATGCCGCCGGGGCCGACGGTCCCGTAGCGGCCGACCTGGTTGAGGGAGCGGGCGGGCCTGGCCAGGCCACACCGTATGAGCCGGTCCGGGTGCACTCCCCGCGACGAGACCGGTTCGCGGCCGTCCACGGCCAGCTGTCCCTCGACGATGTCCTCGCCGACCTGCCGGGGCCGGTGCGGTCCCGGCAGGCTGTCGTGCTGTTCCCGCACCCTGTACGTCTGGAGCCGGCCGCATGACGGCCGCGCCCGAGCCCGCGGTCCTGGACGAGGTCCTGGCCGGGCGTGCGGCGCAGTCGGGCCGGACGCTGGCGGGTCTGATCCTGGCGGCGGAGCTGGACACGGCGGGCGCGCCCCGGAAGCTGCCCGCGGATCTGTTCCCTGATGTGGATCCGGTGGTGGTGCAGGCGGTGTGGGATCGGGCGTTGGTGGTGGGGATCCGGGCGGCGCAGTTCCTGGCCGCGCCCCGCTTCCACCGGGATCGGTTGGCTCGGCTTCAGGGGGAGTTGGAGGCGGCGGCGTTCTCGGCGATGGGCTCGATGGTGGCCGGGGCCCGGTCGGCTGTGGGGTGTCAGGCAGTGCTGTGGGAGGACGAGGGCGGGGAGGTGGGTGGGCGTGATGGTGGGGTGTGATTTGTCGTACAACCGACACGAGTTGGGAGGCACGGGACAGGTGACCACTGCAACGGGTAGGCTGGTGCCTGCGCCAGACGACCACTCAGGATCGGTCCGAGGCTCACAAGCAAAGAGAACGGTCCCGCTCCCCTGGCTGGTAACCAGGATCGACGCGGGACCGGTGCCGGAGACAGTTAGCGACAACTTCCCGGCGCGGCCAACACACAACTCAGAAGGTGCTGACATGGCTCAGAGTACCCGGGGATTCCCCCGGTCAGACAGTGAGACCCGATTCTCCACCGTGAAGATCACACCGGTGTCGAGCGTTTCGGCCACTGTCCCCACTACACACTCCGTCGCGTGACCGCCCAGCGCGAGGACATCCTCGCCTGGTTGAGCAACGCCATCAGTGAGCGTGAAGAAGCAGGTCGAGCGGCCCTGGCATTCGGGGACGCCTTCGCCGCCGGACGGGAGGCGCCGGACTGCGTCTACGGAACGGGACCCGGCGGCCCGTACATGCGCGTGACCGTACCCGGATTCGATGGCCAGACCGAGGCAGCCGTCGCCCACTTCGCTCTCCACAGCCCCGAGTCGGTTCTCCGCCGCTGCGCCGCCGACCGGAAGCTGCTGGAACTCCACGGCGGGAACATGCACTCCTGCCCAGCCACAGACGAGACCGACTACCTGGACGAGTGGACCCACTTCGACTACTCCCAGGCATGCCCGGTCGTTGAACTCCTTGCCGCCAGCTACGGAAGGACGGCAAGGCAGACCCCACCCATTGAGGGAGATCAGGTGACTTAGCCGATTCCGGCGGGAGATTCCTCGACCGCCTGGCCGCTTTCCCGGTTGGTGCGCCAACACCTTCCGGGCCTCTGCGGCCCTCGTACCACGGATCGGACGCCAATCCGATCTAAGGCCCGCCGGGCGCCAACCCGAGCGAGCGACCTACAGGTTCTGCGACGAACCACCTTCACCACCGAGCGGGCTTTTTCATGTCCGCAGGACGGCAGGTACATAGTGCAGCACGCACACCCTTCTTGTCAGCTTGGCGCTTCCCCAACGCCCGATTCGCGAGGAATCTCCCCCCGCGCGGCTGACACCCAGTGCCCCCACACCCCACACGGCACCCCCAACCACTCCCAGCCGCTCGAACACTCGTACGATTACAGTGGCGGTCCCGGTCGTGGCGGACAACTCCTGGTGAACGCAGCTAGCCAGTGGCTGCACGCCACGACCGGCCGCATCGCCACCTGCGCCCACTCCTGGATGCAAGCCGTCCACTGGATGTCCGGCAGCGGCCTCTACACGCCCTCCCGCGCACACGGCCCGAAGTGGGGCACCACCACCCTCGCCGTCGCCCGCGAGATCAGCGCGCTCACCGAGTGCCGGCCCGGCGTCGACTACCTCGCCCGGAAGCTCCACATCTCCGAGCGCACCGTCCAGTACCACCTGGGCATGCTGCGGGAGGCCGGGCTGCTCGTGTACCGCAGCAAGGGCACCCGCATCCACGGCGTCGGCGGTCGCGCCTCCGTCTTCGAGCGGATCATCCCCACCGTCTTCGATGAGGCTCTCGGGATCCGTACGGTCGGTGAGGGTGCAACGCGCCGCCCCGTCGGCGCCGCCCCGGAGCACCGCAAGGCCCTCGGCCAGCTCGCGAAGAAGGCCGCCCGGAAGATCCGCCGCACCCGCCGCCGCCCCACCCGGACCCCTGTTTCGGACCGGAGGCTTTGCACCCCAATGCAGGGTGGTACTTCCGGCACTTCTTCTGCGGCTGGTACTCACTCTCCCTCTGAGAGCAAGCTCGCAAGCGGGGAAGCCGAGTCGCCCACCAGGAAGTCACCGAAGCGCGGGCCCCGAACCCTGAACAAGACCGGCCGCCGCTACCAGCTCGCCCGGGAACTCATCCAGCTGGTGCCGTGGCTCGGCCGCGCTTCCGCCCCCCGCATCGCCTGGATCGTCCGGCACGTCGCTGACGCCGGATGGACAGCCCTGGAGGTCCAGGCTGTTGCCGAGTGGGAGCCCGTCCACGCCGACGACGCCCGCCGCCCCTCCGGGCTGCTCGCCTACCGGCTCGGCAACCGGCACCAGCTGTTCGACACCCCCGCCAAGCGCCGGACCGCCGTCCAGGTCTGGCAGGACTCCCGCGCCGCCGAGCAGGCCCGCCACAGCGGCTACGACCAGCCCGCCCGTTCCGGCGGCCCCCAGAGCGTTGCCGCGCGCCGTGCCGTCGACGAAGCCTTCAACGCCATCCGTGACCGCCTCACCGTCGACGCCGCCGACATCATCCCCGTCGAGGAGACCACCGTGCAGCTCGAGGACCTGGCCCGAGACGAGGTCATCCAGATGCGGGCCGATGCCGCACGCGACCACGGCCTGATCTTCGCCGCGATCGACCTCCTCGGCGAGCGCGATGCCCGTCGGCTCTACACCAACCGGCTCGTCGACCAGGCCCTCGCCCTCCAGGCCATCGCCGACCGCAACGCCACCTACACCCCCGCTTTCTGAGGATTGGACAGCACCGTGCCTGACGCACCTACGAGCGCCGATTTCTTGACCGTCCCGCTGGCCGACGGGGGGAGCTGGACCCGGCTGGACCGACTCACGGACGGCCGTGTCATGTGCTGCCTCTGCTTCGAATACTGCACCCGAGACCAGTTGAATCCGGTGCAGGGCGGAGTCGAGGACGTCTGCAAGGGCTGCGCACGCGCCGAAGCAGAAGGAACTGGCCGATGACCCAGCAGGCATCTGGTGCCGACCTGGCCCGGCAGGCCCTCGCCGCCTACAAGGCCAGCGCCCGCACTGCTCCCACCACCAAGCCCACCCGGCCCAAGCGGAAGCGCGCCGAGCGCGGAGCCGGCCGCGACCCGCAAGGACTCGGTGCCGTCCTCGGACGCCTCACCGCCGAACAAGGCTGGACCGGCGGCATGAACGGCGGCAGCATCCTCGACCAATGGGCCCAGCTGTGCCCCCAATACGTCGGCCTGGTCCAGCCCGCCCACTACGACGACACCACCGGCCGCCTCGACCTCCGCCCCGGCTCCCACACCTACGCCGCCCAACTCCGTCTCCTCGGCGGGCAGCTCGCCAAGCAGATCAACGACAAGATCGGGCGGCCCGTCGTCCGCACCATCCGCGTCCTGCCCGTCGGCACCCTGGACAGCACACCCCGCACAGAAACCCCCACCACGCCCGGCCCCGAGGCGCCGGTGAAGACCCGGGAGACCGCCCACCCCGGCTACCGGGCCACCCTCGACGCCGCCCTCGCCCACAAACCCGACCGGGCCCCCACCGACCCGTACCTGCTCCAAGCCATCCAGCAGCAGGACCAGGCCCTGCGCGCCAAGCGCCTGCCCGAGGACGAGCACACCGAGTACCTCGCCGAACGCGAACGCCTCGAGCGGCTCGCCGGCCCTGCCCCAGGCAGCGTCGAGGCATCCCGTGCCGCCGCCCTCGCTTACAAGCGCCGCGAAGCCGCCGGACAGACCCCGCGCCGAGCCTTCGACGCCGCATGACCACTGCGGCGCCGCACCTGGCCCTCATCCTCGTCACCGGATCACGCACCTGGCCGGACCCGCGGCTCCTTGAGGACACGCTCCTCGACGTCTGGCACGACGCCCTCCAGGACGGCTGGGACGGCATCGAGGTGATGCACGGCCACGCCGACCACGGCGCCGACGCCATCGCCGACGCCTGGGCCATCCGGCACGCCGTGCCCTACCGGCGGCGCCCCGCCGACTGGCCCGGCCCCTGCGCCGCCACCTGCCCGCCGGGACACCGCCGCATCAACTCCCGCGGTCGCCCCTACTGCCCGCTCGCCGGCCACCGCCGCAACCAGGCCATGGTCGACGAACAGCCCCTCCTCGTCGTCGCCGCCTCCCATAACCGGTCCACCGGCACCGCCGACTGCATGCGCCGAGCCAAGGCCGCCGACATCCCCGTCCACCTGATCACTGTCTGAGCGGAGGGAACGGTTCACGGCATCTGGTGCACGGTGGTCGCGATCACCCGCACAAAGGAGACCAGCCCATGGCCAACACCCCGCCCGGCATGTGCCTGCTGCACGCCGACTTCCACCCCATGGGACAGGACTGCTGGCAGACCTGCACCGACTGGTACCTCGCCCACACCGAACTGCCCGAACAGGACCGCCGAGACCGGTACCAGTGGGAAGTGGAACGCGCGATCCTCGACCAGCACATCCGGGCGCTCAACCCCACCCTCACACTGGCCGTCTGACCGTCCGAAGCCACTGCCCGTCCACCAGCCGAAGGCCCGCCGATGCCCGCCACCGCCACACCCCCCAGACCCGCCTACCCGCGGCCTCCCCTGCACCACCAGCACGACGTCCTGTTCCGCGAGCCCGTCTACGCCGACGGCGGCCCCTACGAGCAGGACGACGAGGACGGCGAGTAGGTGGTGACCAAATGGTCACCACCTTTGGGTCAGATAGACGACAAGGTGGTGACCATTTGGTCACCACCTTGAAATGCCGCCCGACCGCCGTTCGCTACCCCAAGTTCCCGGACAGTTCCTCCAGCAGCTCCCGGACCGCGTTCTCCAGCTCCTCCGCCTGACGGCGCGCCTGGTCGGGGTCCTTCTCCGCCAGAGCCCGGATCCGTTCCACCGCACGCAGAGACTCACTCGGCCGCGACACCGTCCTCAGGCCCGCGGTCTCCTTCCCCTCGTCCAGCGCGGGCAGCTCCTTCGGCGGGGCGTAGCCCAGGAAGTTCGCCGCCTGCTTCAGCGCCGTGTCGGTGACGTTCCCGTGCCGGGCCGCCTCCTCCCACGTCCTTCGGACAGCCTGCGCCCCGTGGGTATCCAGGATCGGCACCAGCACCCGAAGCGGCCGCTCCTTCAACTCCTGGGTGGTGATGTCCTCGAGGGCCTGGGCCACGCCGAGCACGCGGATGATGTTGTTGGCCTGGTGCTTCTTGATCTGGAACCGGGCGTCGGTCAGGTCACCGAACGTCTCGAACCCCGCGGTCTTGTGCAGTTCCTCCTCCTTCACCGCGCGCAGCCGCAGCCCCAGCCCGATCAGCCGCTGCTGCTCGGCGCGTTCGTGGTTGGCGCGTGCCGCGTACTGCACGGCGAAGATGCCGCGGGAGTAGAACTCCAGGCGATCGGCGGGGTCTTCGCTGTCCGGCTCGGTGAACTCCGGCATGGGCAGGTACCCGGTATCCGCCGCCCGCGCGGTCACCGGTTCCGTGACGGCGGGCACCTCGCTGAGTGCCGCGGCCTCGGCTACCACCTGAGGGGCCTGCGCAGGAACTACCGCCGCCGGCGCTACCGGGGCAGCGGCAGGCAGCACAGCGGCCGCCTGCTGTTCACGCAGCCTGCGCTGGTTGTCCTCCCACTGCCGCAGCTGCTCCTCGCGGGAATCGTCCCCGCCCCCCTGGCCGCCGACCACCGGAATCGGCGGCGGCACCTTCTTCCTGGCGCTCACGCCGCAAGCTCCTTCGCCAGCGCCCGCATCACCTCGGCCTGCCCGGAGTCCGGCGCATGCTCCAGCAGCGGCACCTGATAGTCCGACGCCTCCCGGCCCTCGATCGCGTCCTTCAGCGTGGCCAGCACACCGGGAGTGGTCAGCTCGTTCCAGCCGTCGTAGAAGGACCGGGTGACCACGCCCTTGCGGAAGTCGTAGGCGTTGACGACGAACCCGAGCTGGTCGACGACGGCGCCGGTCATCCGGCAGTGCGTGCCGATCTGCTCGTTCAGCATCTCGTAAGCGTCGAACGAGGACCGGTCCGACCAGACCGGCATCAGGATCCCCGAGTGGTCGATGAGCTCGCCCGGCCGGCGCTGCACGTAGTTGATGGCGAGGTCTATGGCCAGCCCCAGGTTCGGGGGCCCGTCCAGGATGACGGCGTCGTAGGAGCCCTCGAGCGGAGCCAGCGCGCGAGCCAGGCAGGTGTCGCGGCCGACTTGGAGCAGCGCCAGCTTGGCATCCATCAGGAAGGCGTCCTTGGACGCGGGCAGGACGTGCAGGCGGCCCCCGAACCTCTCGTGGGGGAGAGCGACCAGGGAGCGAGCGAGGTGCTTGTCGGCCTCGCCGAGCATGTGCTTGAGGAGGCTGTCGGAGCCCGCAGGCAGGCCGGGGATCTGCAGGCGGCTGGTCAGGTGGCCTTGCGGGTCGTAGTCGACCAGGAGGACACGCTGCCCGGCCTCGGCCATGGCCTGGGCCAGGCCAGAGGCGACGAACGTCTTGCCGACGCCGCCCTTCTGATTGCCCACCAGGATCCGCTTCACCGGCTGCGACACCAGACGCTGGTCGGGGGAGGGGTGGAGGCAGAGCCAGTGGACGATGGCCTGCGCCATGCCCTGCACCTTCGTGATGCCGCGGGTTTCGCAGTCTTGCGCGAACCGGGCGGGCAGGCCCGCCGGCAGGAAGACCCCCCACGACTTGGAGCCCTTGGTGTCGATCGTCTCGAACGGCGAAGCGCCTGTGTCGGTCTCCAGCCACAGGGTGACGGCGTTGGTTGCGGCGTCCTGCATGTTGAGGCCGTGCTCGGCGGCACGGATCCGCAGGTCTCTGCGTAGCTCTGGCGTGAGATTGACGAGCAACTTTTCGCGTGCTTCGTCGTTGATCGGGTTCGTCATGGCGAGCAAATTACCAGGCGCCCCGGGGGTGGCCGGGTAACAGGCCGATGAACGTGCCCGTGTCGACGGCAGCATGACGGGACGACCTGCCCTGCGGCCTCGGCGCAGCACGCCGGGTAGGTCGTGTTTGCCGGGGTTTCTGAGTCACCCACTCGGGTGATCAACCCGCCCCCCTCTATCCCGGCCGCCCGAGTCCCCGGTTGGGTGGCCCGAGGCCGATCCGTGCGGGAATCGGCCATACCCGCTGGGGGAGTGGCGGCCGATCGCAGCCGACCGGACACACCACTCCTCCAGCGCTATGAACCCCCGCCCACACCCCGCACACCACCCCCACACAACAACGGGGGAATGCGTCTACCTGCATGACCAGTGAAGTGATTACACTGCCGTCATCTGACGGGCATGCCCCGTGAGGTCTCACGGCCCCCGCGGGCCTTTCTCCTGGGTGCGTTGTCGGCAACACCGTCTCCTCGGACCCTGCCTGCGGGGGCCCACCTGCGTGCTGACAGCATCAAGGTGGGCGGATCGTGGCCGCACCGTCACCCCTAGCAGCAAACGACAACAATGGCGCATTAAGACACGGTCAAGAGTGAGTCTGGCCTTACCCGGAAACCGTATTCAGTGCCACAGTGGCATTCCCCGGGTGCGGACTGGCAGCCGACACCCACCAGCGGGGCCCGAGCGCTGACCACGCCACGGGTAGACGTAGACAACGCCCTTCCCACCCCACGCTGCCAGAGGAGCGGAGACGCAGCATGCCCTCAGCGTCGAACCCGCCCGGTCCCCCCTCCTCCCCCGGAGGGGACGTCATCCACCTCAGCGGCCGCCGCGGCCCCCGGCCCAGCGGACCGGTGGCCCCGATCGGAGGCAACGCCGCGTACGAACCACACCCCGAACCCGCGCTCCCCGGCTCCGACCCGCTGAACGAACTCGCCCTCACCGTCGAAGCCCTGTTCCGCTCCCAGCAGCGGACCCTCACCAACGAGGCGACCGCCGGCGACTACGGCATCACCCTCACCGCCGTCGAACTCATGATGCAGGGGGCACTCGCCCGCGGCATCATCACCGCCGACAGCCACATCCAGATCCACGGCATGCTCGAAGGAATGCGCGCCGCCGCCCAGTTGGTGACCCCCGACTGACCAGCACATACGGAATAACTGTCACTGGTTGTGAATGTACGGCAGGCTGATGACCTGTCAGTTGTGACGAAACGGGCACAACTGAACGCGCGGGGTTCAGTCGTTCTCACGTTCTGTTCAACACAGCGCCCATACATGCCATAGTGGGGCGTCCGGAAGCACCGGAGTGCACACCTCCGGCCCCGGCGCGCGCCCCTGCCACCCCACGGCACCGCTCCGCGCACCCCCGGGGCCACACCGTGGATAGGGGACGCCATGGCAACAGGGGACGTCACAGGGGACCAGGACGCCGCCACCGCAGCACGACAACTCACCCTCATCGCCACCGCCTACACCCGCCGAAAAACCGGCCGCGGCGACGTCACACAACACAGCACCCGATCCACCGGACCCGCCCACGCCCCCCTGCCCATCGACCCCGGCATCGTCGAACACATGCAGGCATGCGTCGCCGAAGTCATCACCCACACCCGGGCCGCCGCCCCCACCGCACCACCCGCGCCCGCCGACAGCGCCGTCTACGAATGGATGCGCGACCACACCCGCAGCCTCGACGCCCACCGCCAGGCCGCCGCCGAAACCATCGTCTACCGGCAGACCCTCGAACACGCCATCGCCATGGGCGACCACAGCGTCGTCCGCCGCCACCCCTGCCCCGCCTGCCACTGCTACGGCCTGTTTTGGCGCCCCCTGGCGGGGAAGGCGGCATGCGCGAACCGTAAGTGCCCCGATCCCAGCGGTGACGGACTGGCCCGCACCTGGTCCCTCGCCCACCTCGCACACCTCCACGTGCAAGCCCGAAAAGAATCATCAGCCCGCCACGCAACCTGAGCCCCGCCTCAGCAGTCCAACCCCCAGCACCACCCGCACATCACCACACCCCACACCCGGCCCCGCATCCAGCAGGGGGCCACCACCCTGAGGCCGGTCGGAGCTGCGAACGACGGCCGCCGAAGGAGACCCACATGGCCGCCACCAGCCCGGCCCCCGCCCACTCCGACCTGGTCACCGTCGAGGAAGCCGTCGAGCTGTTCCGGGAGACCCCCCACCCGGTGTCCGTGACCACACTGAAGCGGTGGATCCGCAAGCACCGTCTCAGCGTCACCCCCGAGCCCTGGCCGGGCCGCGCCAACCGGGTCTCCTACAGCGACCTCCTCGAAGTCCACCGCGACGAGATCGGCCGCCGCGAGCAGGCCGCCGGCTGACCCACCACCGCCTGCGGCCGGCCCCACCCGGCACCCCTCCGTGTGAACGAAGTCCCCGCCCCGGCACCCCGGGGGGCGGGGACTTTCTCATGCCACACCACAGTGCAGACTATTGCGCCCGCAATGCGTCACGGGTTATTGTGGTCGTGCCGACAGCGCAACAAGCCTCCTCACCAGGCATGTTCGCACCCGTCACACCACCCAGGAGCACCCGTGGCCGTGATGACCCATGCCCCGAACCGCACCGAAGCCGACTACACCGCCCTCACCCACGCGGACCAGGCCAAGTTCGACCACCTCATGGACCTCGCCGACGACACCGCCGACCACGGCGAATTCACGGCCCTCATGCTCGCCGCCGCCTACGTCACCGGACTCGACATCCCCTACGGCGCCGAGATCCGCAAGTGCGGCTGCTCCTGCTACTGCGGCACCGTCTTCAACCCCGCCGACCCCGACGCCCACGTCATCGAGGAGACCGGCGGCTACAACCTCGGCCGCGTCCAGTGCCCCACCTGCGCCGACACCCACCGCGAAACCGCCTGATGGCAACCCAGAACGGAACCACACCGATGGCCACCGACCCCACCAAGCACCTCCTCGGCTACGGCCGACGAGACGCCGCAACAGGCATGCTGCACGGCCACATCCGCTGGCCCCACGGAACCACGCCCAACCCCTACGGCTGCCGCTGGTGCGGCGACGACCAGAACAGCCACGGTCGCCAGTGGACGGCCGGACACGGAATGCACAGCTGGCAGAAGCCCACCGAGGCGCAGATCAAGGCCCGCATGCTGGCGCGCCGGAACGCCAGGAAGGCGGTGTGCCGGTGCCCGCAGGACGACGACATGCCGCGTCCGTTCGCGCCGGTGGTGGACCCGTACTCGTGCGAGGCCGCCGACTGTCACGGCTCCTTCTCGGAGCTGAGCCCGTTCGGGGGAGGCCCGGTCCACGGGCACGACGCCAAGGTGTCCCGCACCTGCGGCCAGTGCGGCTACCGGACGTCGGTCTGGCACGTCAACGACGGATCAGCGGAGGAAGAACTCCACCGCCACATCACCCGCGTCCACAACTCCCACCCCGTCGACCAGACCGCCGCCTGACCCACACCAGGCTCCCCGGCCGCGCACGACACCGCCTCTGCGCGGTCGGGTGAACAACCCCGCCAGGAGACCCTCATGCGCAGCACCACCCACACCCTCCGCCTCGCCGCCCACATCATCACCCACCGCGGCCTCCACACCGACGACCAGTTCGCCGACCGCCTCACCCGCCGCGTCGACATCTGCGCCGCCATCTACCTCGCCACCCAGCCCTACCAGCGGCCGGAACGCCTCAACATCCCGGCCGAGTTCTTCACCGACGAAGGACACGCCATCACCCTCATCGAGGCCAACCCCCAGGCCATGCAGGCGATCCGCGCCGTGTCCGCCGCCATCACCAACTACCTGGTGCCCGACACCGACGGCCAGCCCGACGTCATCGAACACGTCTCCAACTGGGTCCGCACCCCGCCCATCGGCTGCACCCAGCCCCCCAGCCTCTCCGAAGTCATCGGCTGCATCCTCCGCGCCGCCCGCAACGCCACCAGCACCCCCCACCCGAACGCCGCCTGAAAGGCCCCCACCACCATGACGATCCAGACCCTCGCCCCCGCCAACGACAGCCGCGGCGACAACAACTCCTACGACGCCGGCTACTTCGACGGCGAACTCGACGCCATCAGCAAGCTCCCCGCCGCGCTCGCCAACAACCGCGCCTCCATGGCCGACCCCTACGACCCCATCTGGGCGCAGGGCTACGCCGACGGCTACCTCAACCAGATCCAGGTCACCTACGCCCTCGCCGAGCCCGGCGGCCAAGCCCTCGGCGACTGACGCCAGACACCCCCCACCCCGTCATCACCAGCACCGGAGCAGCACCGCACCACACCACCCGAACCGCAGGACGGAGACCGGCCATGGCCCGGACCACCACCAGCAGCGCCCGCAAGACGCCCGCGAAGAAGACACCCGCCGCCCGCAAGGCCACGGCCAAGAAGCCGCCCGCCGCCAAGCCGACCACGAAGGCCCAGGGCACGGCCGTCGACACCCGGCCCCTGCTCCCGGTACGGCGACGCGTCTTCGTCGGCCCCATGGGCGCCCACGAGCAAGCCGCCATACGCGCCGCCCTCGCCTCCGCCGCCGCCCGCCTCCCCATCCCCGTCCGCGCCTGGAACGGCCCCACCGCCCACCTCACCGACGGCACCGTCCTCACCCACACCCCCCACCACGCCACCACCGACCAGACCCCCCAGTTCATCGCCCACATCCCCTGCCGCCACGGCGCCACCCACCAGCACCTCATCCACACCGCCCGCGACCTCGCCGCAGCCCGCACCGCCACCAACCGCTGCGACGGACTCCACGGCACCACACAGCCGAAGCCGCCCGCGATCCTCCAGCTCCGCGAGGGCATCCAGCGGGCCACCGCCTCCGCCGCCGACACCCAGCCCCTGTCCCGCGACGACATCGACGCCGGCCTCAACGCCCGCACCGCGGGCGACCCGGAACGCCCGAAGGAGCACCCCCAGCCGTGACCGACAACCCGATCCCCAACTGGTACCGCGCCGTCACCGAACGGGCCGCCAAGGAAGCCCCCACCGTGCCGGAAGCCACCGCACTGGCCACCGACTACTCCGTCAGCTGCGTCCCCGAGAACTGCGTCGACGCGTTCATCTTCAGCATCCGGGTGCAGTACCGGGGCTCGGGCCGCTACGCCGTCATCCGCGGCGGCGACATGTGCCTCGGGTCCGACGGCACCTGGGACCACGGAGTCAAGGAGTACGACCGCGGCCAGGCGTGGCTCGACCACCACCGCTTCGACCTCGACACCGCGCTCCGCCTCGCCAAGGAACAGGCGGCGCTGGTGACCGTCAACGGCCACACCGTGAGCGACGTGCTCGCCATCCAGAAGAACCGGGAGGAGAACCGTGGCTGAGCACACCCCCGGCTATGTGGCCGCCCTCGCCGCCGCCCTCCACCAGGCCAACGTCGACGCCCTCCTCGCCGCACAGAACGGCGACAACCAGCTCGGCACCGCCCTCCGCCACCACCCCGGCTTCCGCACCTGGAACGGCGACCTCCTCCAAATCGGCCACATCCCCCTCACCCCCTTCGCCATCGAATGCAACGTCCTCCTCCCCGACCACCAGTACGTCGACCAGGCCCACCACGAACACGTCCGCCTCACCCCCCTCGAACCACCCCCCGGCTACACCCGCGGCAACCGGGACTGGCGCGGCTGGATCTTCTGCCGAGCCGACGCCGACGGAGCCGTCCCCATCACCATCGCCGTCACCCAAACCCGACCCGACGACGAACAGGACACCCCGTGACCACCACCGCCCCCGAGCCGAGCACCCAGCGGGAACTCCGACTCACCATCGTCGTCCACGGAAGGCCCGCACCCCAGGGCAGCAAGAAGTACGCCGGCCACCGCCGCAACAGCGCCTCCGGCCGCATCAGCGCCGTCCTCGTCGAACAGGTCAAAGGCGTCAGGCCATGGCGCCAGCAAGTACACGCCGCAGCCCTATCCGCCATCCGCCAGTTCGACAACTGGCGCCCCCTGGACGGCCCCCTCGCCGCCGACATGGTGTTCACGGTCCGCGCCAAACCCGCCAGCCGACCCGTCTGGTGGCCCCGCGGCACCCGCTGGTTCAAGCACCTCCACTGGCGCCCCGCATCCGCCCCCGACCTCTCCAAGCTCCTGCGATCCACCGAAGACGCCCTCACCACAGCCCAGGCATGGAAAGACGACGCACGAGTCGTCGAGTACGGCCACCTCGCCAAGTACTACGCCGGCGACCCCAGCCACCCCGACGTCCTACCCGAACCCGGCGCCATCATCCGCCTCTACACCCTTCCCGGAGCAGCAGCATGACCACCACGACCAGCCGCGATAGGAAGCCCGCCGCGCCCCGCCGCCCCGAAGGCGCCCTGGCCGTCCGGGAACCGGCTGCCACCACCGCCTGGAAGTCCCGAGGCGCCTGCCGCACCCACCACGATCCCGACCTGTGGTACCCCGAAGGGCAGTCCAGCCCCTTCCGCTGGCAGATCGCGGAAGCCAAGGAGATCTGCAACACCGAGTGCCCCGTCCGGCAGACGTGCCTGGAATGGGCGCTGGAGCACCGGCAGGACACCGGCATCTGGGGCGGCATGTCGGAGCTGGAGCGGAGTGCTTTGCACGGGCGCCGTCGGCCGGGTGGGCATGCCAGTGCCGTGGACGGCATCCTCACCCGGCGCCTTCCGGAGTTTCTCCAGCTGCAGGAGCAGGGCTTGTCGCCGTGGGGTATCGCTCAGGCGCTGGGGACGAGCGTGGCCACCGTGAACAGGGTCATCGCCCGACTCGCCCAGGAGCAGGAGACGGCGGCATGAGCCGAAGGACGCCCTCCCAGCAGGCCGCCGCCACGCACATGCAGGCCCGTCGGCGACGGCTCAAGGCCCTGGGGCAGTGGCAGCCGTACGTGGACGCCGGCCCGGCCCGCGAGCACCTGAAGAAGATCAACGCCACGGGCATGCCGGTAGCTGCGGTCTGTGAACGGCTGGGCCTCCCGCACGCGTCTTCTCTGCAGCCGCTGCTGTGGGGGCGCGGATCGTACGGGCCTGCGCAGAAGGTACGGCGGGAGACAGCAGAGCTGGTTCTGTCGTACTGGCCGCGGCTGGAGGACTTCCCGGACTCGGCGTTGATCGACGCGACGGGAACCCGCCGTAGGGTGCAGGCGCTGGCGGTCCGGGGCTGGTCTCGGAACTGGATAGGCCAGCAGGTCGGGATGCGGCCGGAGCACTTCCGTAAGGCCATCACCCGAGACCGCGTCACGGCGGCTCTGGCCCGCAGTGTGGCCGCTGTGTACGACGCGCGTTGGAACCAGGACCCGACCGACCACGGCATCTCCCTGAACGCCGCCTCCCGGGTACGGGCCGACGCTGCACGGTCGGGTTGCCACTCGGCTCTGGCGTGGGACGACGACACGATCGACGACCCGAGCGCGGTGCCGCTCACGGACGCCTGCGAGCCGGCCGCCACAGAGGGCGGGAACCTGGCCGCGCGGTGGCTGATGGGCGAGTCCGTGATCCTCGACCTTCAGGCGAGGAAGGAAGTCCTGGCCCACCTGTATGAGTGGACGAACGACACTCCGCAGGAGATCGCCGACAAGCTCGGCATGACGTTCGCCGCGGCCGACCGGGCGTGGGAGCGGATGAAGGAGAAGGCCGCCCGTGATGGCCGGCGCCTGTGGCGGCGGGTGTATGTGGCGCGTGACCGGGACCTGAAGAAGAACGAGATGGAGGAGGCGGCCTGATGGCTGGCGAGACGCTGTTGACGATCGTCGGGAATCTCGTTGACGATCCCGAGCTCAGGTTCACTCCGAACGGGGCTGCGGTGGCGAAGTTCCGTGTCGCGTCGACGCCGCGGTCGTACAACCGGGACACGCAGGGGTGGGAGGACGGCGAGAGCCTGTTCCTGTCCTGCTCGGTGTGGCGGCAGGCTGCGGAGAACTGTGCGGAGACGCTGTCGAAGGGGATGCGGGTCATCGTGCAGGGCCGGTTGAGGCAGCGGTCGTATGAGGACCGTGAGGGGGTGAAGCGGACGGTGTATGAGATCGATGTGGAGGAGATCGGCCCGTCGCTGCGGAACGCGACGGCGCGGGTGACGAAGGCCGGTTCGGGTGGGGGGAAGGAGGCGTATCAGCAGGCGCGGCAGGCGTCGTCGCGGGAGGGGTTGGAGGATCCGTGGGGTGCGTCGCCGGCTGGGCAGGGTGGCGTGTCGGCTGGCGGGTGGGATGGGGGTGAGCCTCCGTTCTGATGTGGGGGTGGGTTGAGGGGTGTGGGGTCTGGCCTGGTGGTCGGGCCCCTTTCCCGTCTCCGCGCATCATCCGCGTGGAGATATTGCGCACGCAATGCGTGAAGGGTAGTCTGGTGGAGCCGACAACGCACAACCCACCCCCAGGGGGACACCCGTGCTCGACAACCTCGGATTCCACACCAACCGCGACTACCAGGCCGAACTCGACTCCCTGAACCAGCAGATCAACGCCACCACGGGACGCATCCAGATCGGCCTGTTCCACAGCCCCGAGGACGAGGCGAACACCCACAGCCAGCTCACCACCCTCCAGACCCACGCCCGGATCCTGGCCCGCGAGGCCGCCATGGAGAACCAGCGCCTCGACCGCCTGACCGCCGCCGTCCGCGTCGTCGGCGACCCGATCCTCGGCTTCATCGCCTACGTGGTGTTCGGCCCGCAGGCGCTGCCCCTGGAACCCCTGTACGAGATCCGGGTCCTGGACACCAACGGGTACACGGTCCCGGGAACGGTCCGGACGAACCTGCCGGCCTCCCGCGTGGAGAGCGCCAGCCAGAAGGTGCTGAACAAGGAGGGCCGCGAGAACGCCCGCCTGTGGGGCGAGCGACTGTCCTCGTACCGCGTCCAGGTCACCCCCTTCTGACACCAAAGACAGGGCCCGGCCCCCGACCGGGCCCTCCGGCCGCGCCACCCCCAGGCGCGGCAACCCGGCCAGCCTCCCCAGCCGCCCGAAGAACCGCCGCCCCGACCCCCACACCCCACTCGGTGGGGGCGGGGCGACGGCCCCCGCCAGACACCACCGACCGGAGGACCCGATGTCCACGTCCGGACTGCCCACCGCCCGCCACCAGCTCCCCACCGGAAGCGACCGCCGCGACTTCATCGACTACAACCGCGCCCTCAAGGTCGCCCGCATCACCGCCAAGGCCCTCGAACTCGGCTGCGACCACGCCATCAGCAACGAGCAGATGGACGCGATCGCCCACGAGATCGACGTGAACCTCCCCGGGAGCGACGAAACCCGCGCCGCCGTACGCGCCGCCCTGGAGAACCCGTTGACGACCCTGCGCGACAACGACGCCGACTTCGTCTACGCGGTCGTTCGGGCTGCGAACGACGGCCACCCCTTCCGCTACCGCGACGGACGCGGCCGCACCGTCATGCTCGTCCCCCTCCCCGTGGAGCGGTGAGCCCGGTGATCACCGACCCGGACAGCATGGTCTACCACCTTCAGGACGAAGACCGGCCGTACTTCTACCTCGGCAGCCCCGAGCCGTCATGGCTGGGCCGTGACGAGTTCTGCGACGAGCCTCGGGTGCCGCTGTTCGTGTCTCACCGGCGCCTCGCCCGGTTGAAGAAGCTGCCGCGTGCCCGGACGTCGTGGGCGCTGGACTCCGGAGGGTTCACCGAACTGTCCATGTACGGGGACTGGACCCTGCACGCCGTCGACTACGCGAAGATCGTGCGCCGGTACCACGACGAGATCGGCTGCATGGAGTGGGCGGCGCCGCAGGACTGGATGTGCGAGCCGTGGATCCTCGAGAAGACCGGCCGCACGATCCAAGACCACCAGCTGCGCACCGTCGCCAACTACGCCGATCTGCGGTACGAGGACGACTATCTGCCCTGGATACCGGTCCTTCAGGGTTGGACGCGTGACGACTACCTGCGCTGCGCCGACCTGTACGAAGACCTCGGCCTGGACCTGAGCGCCGAACCCCTGGTCGGCCTCGGTTCCGTGTGCCGGCGCCAGAACACCGACACAGCCGTCGACATCATCCGCGCCCTGCGTGACCGCGGCGTCACCCGGCTCCACGGCTTCGGCTTCAAGACCACCGGCCTCCGGGCGGCCCATCAGCTGCTCGAGTCATCGGACTCCATGGCCTGGTCGTACCACGCCCGCCGCTCTGCCCCCCTCCCAGGATGCACGCACCAGTCCTGCGCGAACTGCCCGCGCTTCGCCGCTCAGTGGCGCCACCGTCTTCTCGCCTCCATGCCGGACTGGCACCAGCCGGTCCTCGACCTCGATATCGCTGCCTGAAAAGCCCCCTCATCACCGCCACTCTCACGAAGAAGGCCTCATGGAATCAGCGGAAGCCCTGACCGAAGCGAAAGACCACGCGGTCCGCGCCTGGCACCTGTTCACCCGCGAGCGGAACCTCAGGTCGACGATCCGGGGCTGGGAGGCGACCACCGCGCTGGACGGGAGCCCGTACCTGCGCGTCCAGGTCGTCGGCCCCCGAGCCGCCTACGCGCTGCGCCTGTTCACCTCCGAGTACCCCCTGGTGCTGAGGCCCGACGACCAGCGGCCCGCCTACGACTACAGCACCCCGGGCCAGGTGGCGTGCGTGTGGCGCAGGGGCGGGGTGTGGGTGGAGCTCTGGCACCCCGACCAGCCCACGCCCAAGACAGTCCAGGTCGCCGCGAGGCCGCCGCTGACGTCCGCCTCGCCGAAGAGTGCGGCCCGCCCGTCCCTCATCAGCCGCGCCTCCGCCCGGCTCCCGTACACCCGCCGCAAGAAGGAGAACACCAACCGATGACCAGCACCGACATCCAGAACCCGACCGACTGGTCCGACTTCGACTTCCTCGAGTTCGAGGCGTTCGTGTCCAAGGTCGAGAACGAGGGCTTCACCTACGCCGCCGAGGAGTACGCGCCTCGCTTCGAGTCCCCCGACCTGCAGGCCCTCGCCGCCGATCTCGGCGCGTTGCGGACCCTGTACGTGGAGAACGAGGCGAAGGTCGACGCCTGGTACGAGACGGTCGGCGGAGAGCGGGCCTGCGACCTCCACAACGCGCACGTCGACGAGGAGCGGAAGCGGCGGGAGGACGCCCGCCTGTTCGGGATCCGCTGCACCGACGGCCACGTGATCACCTACGACACCGCCGAGGCCCGCGACAGCTACGCCGCCTACCTGCTGGAGAACAAGGACAAGGGATGGCGGATCCCGGCCGTTCTGCTGCGCCGCGATGTTCCGGGAGGCGAGTGGACCGACGACCGCCCGGCCGTGCCCACCCCGGAGGCGCTGCTCGTGGAGCTGGGCGAGTTCCACACCCGGACCTGCGTGTCCCCCCTGCCCAAGCACCCGGCCGCGATGGGCTGGCAGGCCACGGCCGGATCCCTGGCCGCCGGCTTCGCCCGGGCCCTGCACGCCCTGAACGAAGTCGCACCGGAGAAGGCTGCCGAGATCGCCGTCTGGTTCCAGGGGCCGTTCGAGGACGGGCCGGACCCGGAGGAGCACACGGACTGGCTGGAGCAGCACGTCGCGGGCAGCCCGGAGACCGTCCAGCGCTGGGTGGACGAGGGCCGCCAGATGGCCGAGGAAGCCCGGACCAACACCGAAGTGTGGGAGAAGGAGAACCGATCCGCATGAGCATCCGAAACGTCTATCTCGACTGCGAGTTCCTGCCCGCCGATTCCTCCACCGCCGGCTTCGTCTCCATCGGGCTGACCGACGACCAAGGCAGCGACTACTACGCGGTGAACGGCGACTTCGACATGAAGGCGTTCAAGAAGATCCCCTTCATGATGGACAACGTGTGGCCGTCGTTGCCGAAGCCGCACGGGGACCGGCGCTTCCACGGGAAGTGGCCGCGGCTGGATGTGACGCATCCGTCCGTGAAGACCGTCGGGCAGATGGCCGAGGGAGTCGCTGACTACTTCGCCGCATCCGACGCCGAAGTCACGCACCTGTGGGCCTGGTACGGGGCGCAGGACATGTGCCGTCTGCACTCCCTGTGGGACAACGACTGGTCGGTCATGCCGGACCAGATCCCGCGCTGGTTCAACGAGCTGGAGACGCTGCGCTGGCAGGCCGGGAACCCGGAGATGCCTGAGCAGCCGGGCGGCCTCCACAATGCGCTCGCGGACGCCCGCCACAACCGCACCATGCACCAGTTCCTCGTCGACCTGGCCAACCGGCCGTGACCGCCCCCGTTCAGGACAGCCCGGCGCCTTCGGGCGCCGGGCCCGTCCCGCCCGCGCCCCCCGTCCGGGACTACCCGGCGGCACTCACCGTCGAGCCGCGTACGTACCTGACCGGCCGAGAGCGCGAGGCGCTGCTGCTCGCCGCGAACGGGCACACCAACCGTGCGATCGGCCGCGCCCTGGGCCTCGGCGAGGAGACGGTGAAGACCCGGATGCGGAAGATCCTGCGGAAGCTGCGGGTGAACGACCGGGCCCAAGCGGTGGCGGTGGCGCTGCGGTTGGGCGTGCTCAGCCTCGACGACATCACGGTGCCGGAGGGCGCGAACGCGGGCTACCGCGACTCTGCGTGACGCCGCGCTGCGCCGTTCACCGGGATGAAGCCCCTTCTGATGATCGAACTACCTCCCAGACGCGCCCTCGAGACACCTACCCGGGAGTACGGCACGCAGGGCGCGTAACCCACAGTCACCTCACGCCCCGTAGAGGCCACCCCATGCTCCCCAGAAACCTCGCCACCAACGTCCTCCTGCCCGCCGGCATAGCCCTCGTGGTCGTCGCCGTCTGGTTCTGGGTGACCGGAGGCGTCGCCAGGTCTGTCCTCACCGTCACCGGTCTCGCCCTCGTCTCTGCGGGGGCGTCCGTGGCAGCGGAGTGGCTGATCGGCCAAGCCCGCAGGGCGCGGCGCCCCCGTGCTCGCCCGCCCCGACACCGGAAGCCGACCGTATGACAGCCCCCTTCACCAGCACACCCACCCTCATCACGCGAGGAGCAGCATGACGAACACCGACCAGGCCAGCACCCTGAAGAACCGCCCAGGCGACCAGCCGCTCCCCGAGGGCGGACGCGAGTGCGTGCAGGACGCGCTCATCGCCGACATCCGCGCCCGCCGGGACCTGGGCATCCAGCGGTACGGCAGCCCGCTGACGCACAACGGGCGTGACGCGGTGCAGGACGCCCTCGAGGAAGCCATGGACCGGGCGCGGGAGGGGGCCCAGTGAGCGAGCAGACCACCCTCGACGTCCAGCCCACCAGCGGATCCGGGCCGGCCATGACCACGGCGGAGCTGAACGAGCGGCTGCACGCCCACTTCATAGCGCCCGCCGACCGACTGAAGCAGGCGGGGGCCGGGGCGGTGTACCTGACCGAGGTGACCGCACCCGGTACCTCGGGGCGGCGGGCGGACGCCGTGCACATCGGGCTGTGGCAGTCCCGGGGCGCGGGCAGGATCGACGTGTGCGAGCTGAAGGTGTCCCGCGCGGACTTCCGTCGCGAACTGGAGCAGCCGGCGAAGGCGGAGGCGTGGTGGCCGTACTCCACGACCTTCTCGATCGTCTCCCCCGGGGTGCACGTCACTCCGCCGGATGAGCTGCCACCGGGGTGGGGACTGATGGTGCCGGGCGGGCGCGGACGCCGCTTCAAGACGGTCGTGAAGCCCGCCGAGCGGGAACCGAGGCTGACGATCGGGCTGCTGCTGACGCTGCTGAAGAACACGGAGACCACCCGCGTCAACGCCCTCCAGGCCCAGGGACAGCAGTTGCGGGCCCAGCACTACGACGAGGTGCAGAAGGTTCGCCGGGAGCGGGGCAACGTCTCGCCGAAGGACGTGAAGCGGCTGGAGCTGCTCGAGCGCCTGGAGAAGGCGATGGACATGCAGCTCGGCGAGTACGCGTGGCGCGACCAGCTCGAGCCCGAGCACGCCGCCGAGGGCCTGGCCGCGTTCATGCGCGGCCAGAACGCCCGCAGGCACGCCCGGGAGACCGCCGAGCAGGAGGCCAGCAGCCTCGAGCGGATCGCCGTACGGGCTGCCGAGGAAGCGAAGGAACTACGCCGGGCGCTCGCCCGGGCAGACGAGACAGCAGCAGGAGGCGGGCGGTGAGCCAGAAGCAGCGTGGGCCGGTGGACTGGGCCCGCCACTACTCGGGCCTGCGCACGGCCGGCCAGCACCCGCTCCTGACCGCGCGGGAGGCCCGGGAGGAGGTCGACCGGCTCGGCACCGAGCTGTATTACGCGCAGGACGCGCACGCGTTCGTGGGCGAGATGTGCGACATCGTGGACGCCAAGCAGGAAGCCCCGGCTGGGTACGGCACGCTGCTTACGGCGGACGTCCGGGAGTGGCTGAAGGGCCCGCGGTGCATACGCCTGCTGGCGGTGGACGCCCGCACGGTTCCGGAGACCCGGCCGGAGGAGGACGCGGACCTGCTGGCGGAGGCTCTGCGCGCGCAGGTGCGTGCCGCGTTGGAGTCCTCGGGTCGGTCGCAGGCGTCCGTTGCCCGCGAGCTGCAGGTGAGCACGAAGCACCTGAACACGATGCTGACCGGGAAGGCCAAGCTGACCTTGTGGTGGGCGGCGCGGATCCTCCGGGCGTGCGGAATGCGCCTCGTCGTAGGCGAGGCCGATCGGTGAGCGGGAGGTTGCGGCGTCCTGGCGGTCGGTGGCGGCTCCTGGTCCACGAGTACCTGGGACGGGTGCCCGGCCAGCGTGCGGGCGTGGGCGGGCTCGCGCACACGGTGACCCCCGATCCGGCGTTCGCGCGGAAGCACCCGGGCGGCGAGTTCTCGAGGACGCACCTACTCGAGGGGACCGAGTTCGACGAGCTGGTCGTCGGGTCGTGGCTGCACATCGAGCAGCTGGACACGAGCGTGTGGTGGATCAACATCGGCGGGGTGACGGTGCACGTCACGGCTGATCGTGACGGCCGGCCGAAGCGGGTGTGGGTGTGCGGGCCGGAGGACTACGACGCTCCGCGGCCCGGATGCGCGTACGAACTGTCGTGGACCAACCCGGGCGCGTACGTGAAGAAGGGGGACAGGTGAGCGAGACGACGTACACCGTGCGGTACTGGGGCGGCCCGAAGGACGGAGCAGAGGAGCAGATCACCTGCGGCTACCCGCCCCCGGTGTTGAACGGGTACGGCCTGGCCTACAGCAAGCTGGGCCGGTACTACCTGTACTCGTGGGCTCGTCGGACTCGGGAGAAGCAGGGAGGGGCATCGTGACCGTGTACGACAACAGCGCTGCCCACCGGGCGGCGGCGATCCGCGCGCATGCCCGGCGGCCCGGGTGGCGGTGGCTGCTGGCCCGGCTCGGCGTCACCGCCCACACCCGTCGGGCGGACGCCCAGGCGGCCCGCTGGCAGGTCGGGGCGCAGGCCGAGGACGTCACCAAGGCCATGCTCTGCCCGCTCGAGGCTCAGGGCTGGCGGATCCTGCACGACCGGCGGTTACCCGGCTCTCGCGCCAACCTCGACCACGTCCTGGTATCGCCTTGCGGGACTGCGGTGGTGGTCTTGGACACGAAGCGCTGGCACGCCCGACGGGAGACGGTGCTGCTCCGGGGTCGGGTGCACTGTGGGGTGGAGGACCGGCACGGGCAGGTGGAGGCGGTCGCCTCGTACGCGGCCCGTGTCGCCGAGGTGTTGGGGCTGCCGGCGAGTGCGGTGTGGCCGCTGCTGGTGGTCCACGGCTCCCTGATACGGGGCGGCCGGCTGGAGGCGCGGGCGCCCCGGTGGGAGGGGGTGGTGCATGTGCTGGGGCCGGAGTTCCTGGTGCCGACGCTGGCGAACTCGCCGACCGCCTGGAATCCGCAGGCTGCGGCCGCGCTGGCGGAGCATGTGGCGCGGGTGCTTCCGCCGTATGAGGGGTGAGGCGTACCGTGTGTGGTCCGCCTGGGGGGCATGGGGCCCGTCGTCTGCTTCGGCAGGCGGCGGGCCCTTCTTGTGCTTCCGGGCCGGGGTGGGCAGCCGCATGGCCTCCCGTGGGGAGGAAGCCGGGAGGTGCGGCGGGCCCTACCGCCAGGCGACTAGCGGTAGGGCCCGAGAAGGGGATTCCACCCGGGGGTGGAGTGGATCCCGCGATCACTACCCTGCCTCATAATCCGGCCAGAGGGATAGATATCGGCCGCATATATCTGCGGTGTCCGGGTCAGCTCTGGCGGAGGTAGTAGTTGCGGAGCATCTGCCGCAGGCCCGGCAGGTCGAACTCGGTGGTGAACTTTCCCGCGCCGGTCGACGTCCGCACGCCTCCGTTCGGGGAGCACATCACCGGCATCCAGCCGGCCTTGTTCTTCACGCACTCGTACGCCTCCACCGCCCCGTCCTTGTCGCGGTCGGTGTTGGGGTGGTCCAGGCCGAGGATGTGCCCGAGTTCGTGGGCGACGGCGTTCTTCCGGTACGCGTCGTTGAGCGTGGTGTTCGTGGAGAACCAGGACGTCGACGTCCAGTACTCGGAGTCCATCAGGATGTGCCCGCCGGATGCGGAGCCGTCGGCGAGGTTGTGGCAGGGCAGGGCCTTGCTGATACCCGCCTTGCCTGTGGGCCGGTACACGTAGTGGACGACGATCCGGCGCTGGCCCGGGCATGCCGAGCGGGGCGTGGAGTCCAGGAGTGTGGTGACGGTGACGGGTACGCCGACGCTGAGGGTGACCTGGCTGGCGGGTGTCTTCAGGTACGGGGCGAGCTTGGTGCGGGCCCTGCTGTCTGCGAACACCACGGTGTAGGGGCCAGGGTGCAGGGAGTAGACGCCGTGGGCGGTTTCGGCTTTCCACCCGGTCCCGGAGTAGACCGGGCTGGAGGTGGTGGCGGCGGCGACCAGGGCGGTGCACGCGCTGGTGACGGCGGCTGCGGGTGTGAGGGTGCGCCGGATTCGGCGGGCGATGCGGTGGTTTGGGGTGGGCATGCCCTTCAGTCTGGGCACAAAACGCGCGACCGTTGCCACCGCTCGCGCGGGGGGGCCGGAGTGGTTCGGGGTCGCCTACCGCCGTCCGGAAGGCGACCCCTGCGCGCGCTACCTGGCAGCCTCCCACGCGCCACCGACAAAGGTGAGGCCCCCTGCACCAACAGGGGGCCTCTGCATAGTCCGACGCCTCAACCCGGTTGGAGCCAGAGCAGAACCATCAGGAGGCCAGGATAGCGCGAGGTCACCGGACCGTTCCGGGCGCTTGGCGGCCGGTCACCGCGGCGTCCACGCCCCGTCTTCGTTGCCGACCAGGTCGGTGCTGCACAGGTCGCAGATGCCGACCGGCCGGTCCGGTCGGTCTTTCATCTTGCCGACGTCGAGGACGTACTGGTGCGGGCAGTGGTTCTCGAGGACGTGCCACACCAGCTGCCCGTCCGGGCTGATGGCGGTGGCGTGGTGTCGGCCGAGCCATGCGGGGAGGGGCTGCCCGGTGGCGACGATCTGGAAGCTGCGCCGCATGTGCCGGGTGTCGTCACGGCGAGCGAAGTACCAGACGTCGACGGCGTCGGTCCGGCGTACGGCGGCGTGGAGGATGTCGCCGGTGAGGTCGATGCCGTGGGGTCGGTCGTCGAGGGGGAGCTCGATGCGGTGGATGACGTCGGGGAGGGCCATCACGCGGGCTTCTCCGGCCTGCTGACGAGCGCCACGCCCAGGTACACGACCTTGTCCGGATTTTTGAAGGTCTCACCTTTCAGGACCTTCAGGCCGCCGGACTGGACACACAAATTGGTGCCGTCAAGGACGAGGATCTTCCCCTTGTAAAGGCGGACTCCTTCGCCCATGACGCGTTGTCCGATGAAGCTGATGTCGTCGCCGACGTGGAGTTCGTTTTTGAGGTAGTCGGTGACCGGGAGTGTGGGTTCGGTGGTGGGGGCCATGCGTCCACGATGCCGGGATTCGACCGGCGCGTTCCCCCGGGTGCCCGGCAGCGTTGGGGGCGTGCTGCCGGGCCGGCGTGCCGGGGGTGTCAGCCCCAGGCGGTGTCGAGGGGGGTGACCGGGGTGGTGGTGTCGGTCGGGGTTCCCGGGGTGCCCCAGGCGGTGTCGTCGATGCCCGCGGTGGTGGCGGGTGCTCCCCAGGCGGTGTCTGCGGTGGTGGCGGCCGGTTCGGTGAGGACGGCGGTGGTGCCGGCGAGGGTGAGGGCGGTGGCGGCGAGGATGGCGCGTAGGCGTGGTGTCACGGCGTGTGCCTTTCGGTCGCTTGGGGCGCTGTTGTGTTGTCGGGAAACGATTGTGGGGCGTCTGTCCCGGTGCCTTGTGTCCGATCCTGCTGCGAGTCCCGTTCCTGGTGCGTTTCTGGCAGTAGACGCGGCAGGGTGTGGGGAGGATGCGGAGTACAGGCGCCGGGGGACGCCCCGTGGATAGGCTGTCGTAGGGCGTGTGCATGCCTCAACTGGTTCGCGGTCGCGTATGTGCGCGGCGCGTAGACACGCAAGGATCTTGACGGGGGGTCAGGCTGTGGCCATGGGTGAACCGGTGGACGGCAGAGGGTACTTGTCGGCGGACGCGATCCGCGTGTACGGGAGGATCGCCCGGCAGGAACGCCTCGGCGAACACGATCGCAGGCATGTGCAGGAGCTGGTGGCGTGGGGGGCTGTGGCGTTCAGCGCGGACCGTCCGGACATGCCGGTGGTGCTGGACCCGCAGAAGGCTGCGCAGCGTCGTCTGGAGCGTGAGCTGGCGGAGGCCGCGGAGCGGGTGGCGATGATGAAGGCGTTGCCGGCGGTGTCGGACGAGTTGGCGCTGCACTACGAGCGGGCGCAGTGGCGGGCCGGCGGCGGCAGCGAGTTCCTGGACGATCCGGTGACGGTGAATGCCCGTCTGGATGACGTGGTCGGGTCGGCGGAGGTGGAGATTCTGGCGGCGCAGCCGGGCGGGCCGCGGACGCGGGAGTTGCTGAATCGTGCCGTCACCCGGGATACGGAGGCTGTGCAGCGCGGTGTCGTGCTGCGGACCCTGTACCGGGACACGGTCCGCGACCACACGGTGACCGCAGAAGGCGTGCGGACGATGTCGGGGCGCGGCGGGCAGTACCGGACGCTGGTGGGCCCGTTCCAGCGGTGCATCGTGGTGGACCGCAGGCAGGCGTTCATCTCCGACCACGTGGTGGAGGGCGCGCCCTCGCATGCGGGCTGGCATGTGACGGACCGGGCGTTGGTGGCGTTCATCGCTGTGGTGTTCGATGAGGCGTGGCATCGGGCGTCGCCGTGGCACGGCGAGCTCCGTACCCAGGGCGGGGCCGACGGTTCGGTGGACGCGGTGTCGGGCCCGGGCAGCGGGGTACGGACGAGCGCGCTGCAGCGGGCGATCCTGCGGGACATGGCGGCCGGGATCGAGCAGCGGCTGACCGCGAACCGGATGGGGATCCGGCTGCGCCGTCTCACGGACGAGATCAAGGATCTGAAGGAACTGTTGGGGGTTCAGACGCTGCCGGAGCTGACGTACTGGTGGGCTTTGTCCCCGGACCGGCTCGTGGACGACGGCGCCCCCGCCACGGTGGACGTGGCAGGGGCGGGCATCGCCGGCGCGCTCGGCGTGGAGACGGCCGCGTAGACGGTACGAAAGGGCCCAGCGCCGGGCTTCCAGCGCTGCCTCACGGGCCTTCGGCACCGGACACGTTGGACGGCTGCACGCCCCTCAGGACAGCCAACTCCCGCTGCGCCTGGGCCAGCCGGGCGAGGTACTCGGCGGCCTGCGCCTGCCAGTCCGGAGCGGCACCGGCACGGATGCGGCCGGTCATGAAGCGGTCCCAGCCCTGCAGCGCGTACTCCAGCTCACGGATCCGGGCCCGCAGACCGTCCGGGTCCCGGTCCTTCCGCAGCTCGGCGAGTTCCGCCTCCATACGCCGCATGTCGGCAGCGGTCCGGGCCTTCTGGCGTTCCTTGCCCTTGTCGAAGCCTCGCCCGAACGCGGCCCGCCGCTCCTCGCGCGGGCACTCCGCGATCCAGGGGAGGAGGGAGGCGGCCGCGTCCCGGTGCTCGCGGGCCCGCTCGGGTTCCTCCGTCTCCAGTTCGTCGATGCCCCGGTGGTCGTACTCGCGGGCCAACTGGTCGGCCAGGCGCTGCTCCACGCTGGGCTCGAGCGCGCCGTCGTCGACGGGCAGCGGGTCGGTGGTCACGGCTGGTCGTCCTCGTCGATCAGTTGGTGCTCGTCGCGGTGCGCCCCGCACGTCTCGCCGAACATGTCCGTCCGGCACGCTCCGGGGCCTTCGTAGGTGTGGTGCCCGATAGTGGCCACGCTGATCGCCTCCTGCCCGTCGAGACGGTGCGCCGGGCACTCGGACAGCTTCGCCTCGACGGCCTCCAGGCGGGCGAGGAGTTCCCGCTTCGACACCCGGCGCCTCACTCGGCCTCGTTCGGGAGTTCGGGCTGCATCTCTGCGTGGCCCTTCGCCTCCCACTGCCGTCGGTAGGAGTCGGCGGGGATGGCGCAGTCGTCGCTGGAGCGGGCGTGGAAGACCGCGGAGTCGTTGCCCCAGTCGGGCCGCCACAGGTTCGGGCCGGGGAACCGTACGGCCTTCATCCTCGAGGTGATGCGCTCGCCGCAGCCGAGGCAGTGGCCGGCGGGGATGGCCATGAGGCGTTCGGTGTTGGCCATCTCGTGGTCGACCATGGCCTCGTTGGTGGCATGGGTGCAGGGCGGGATCTCGTTGCACAGGCGGCACACGCTGTAGTGCTCGGGGAGGACGTAGAACGGGCGGGAGGCGCGTACTGCGTAGTGCTCGGGCTTCGCCTTGGGCCGGTCGGCGGGCTGGATGACGAGGACGAGGGGGCGGTGCTCCCACGTGGCGCGCTCAGGCTGCTCGCCCAGATCCCGGCCGACGACGACCTGCTCCACCCACTCCTTGGTGAACCGCTTCCACTCCGTCATGAAGTGCTCCGGCCACAGGTCCAGCGGGCGCTCGGTGACCTCGAGAACGCGGTACGCCTTCCGGTCACTCCACACGATGATCGTGCCGGGATGGATACGGGTGCTGTAGTCGGTCTCCTTGAGGTACCGCTTGACGCCCTCTGCGGGCAGATAGCCGGTCTTCCGGCACTGCTGCGGACTCCACTGCCCCAGCACGACACGCATCGGGATACGCACGATCAGGTCTCCTTCGGCTGCGAGTCGATAGTCGGGGCGATCGGGTTCACAGGCTGGCCTCCCGTGCGATCACGACATCCACGCCGCAGTCACCGCATACGCCTCCGTCCGGGAGATCCTCCGACGTGAGCGGGGCCAGGCCCCACCAGCGGGAGCCGTGCTTGCGGCACCACAATGCGCCCGGCTTGTCGGGGTCCCGGTAGGCCACGACATCGGGCCCGGGCTCCTCGATGGCGGGGAGCAGGCCGGCGGTGGCGCGGCGGAGGAGTTCGTCGAGCATGCCGGCGGTGCCGGGGATGCCGTGGGCGACGATCGAGTTCCGCATGAGCGCGGTGGGCATCTGGGTCTGGCATGTGATGCCGCAGAACTCGTGCTCGCCGTCGGCGTGGGCCTGTTCTTCCTCGTGGGTCGCGCAGAGTTCGCCGTCCTCGCACGGGCTCGGCTGGCTGCACGGCGTGGGATCGATGCGCGCCCAGTTCTCCGGGCTGATCAGGTCGGCCGCGAAGTCCATCACCTTCGTCGCCTGCACCGCACCACGTGTGGAGTCACGGTGGGCGCGGATCTTCCCGGCGAGTTCCTGGGCGAAGAGGGCCAGGGCGCCGTCGATGACGTCCTCGGGCAGGTTGTGACGGGAGAGCAGCGCGCGGCCGGTCTCGGGCTGTGAGGCGGGCCGTGTGGTCACGGGGTGGGCTCCTTCGACGGGCAGGCGGGGTGCCGGTGGGCGGCTGTGCCGATCGCGTGCGGGTAGTCATAGATGGCGGGCTCCGGCTTCCACGTCTCTCCGTGGGCGCCGCACGCCTTGCACCGCCACCGCTCGCCGCCGTCGACCTGCTCGAGGTCGAAGCGGGCGTAGAAGGCGTCCAGTTCGGCCTTGCGTTCCTGGTAGATGGTGGTGCGCCGCTTGTAGTCCTCGTACGTGTTGCCGCGGTAGCGGGGGTTGTCGATGCTCTCGTTCCACCCCGGCTGGTAGTCGGGGTGGGTGCGCCATAGGCGGGCGAGGCCGCGCATCGTGGTGCAGGGGACGCCAGCGGCTCCGGTGCAGGTGACGCACTGGGCGTGGGATTGTCCGCGGGCGTCGATCCAGATGTTGTGCTCGTTGGCGATCAGGTAGAGGGAGTCGATGCGGTTGAGTTCGGCTTCCTGGACCGGGTCGGGCGGTATCCGCTCGGCGGCGGTCTGTCGTTCGGCGAGGCGGGCGTACACGAAGTCCTCGCAGCGGAACTCCCACCGCCAGTTCGGGTCGTCGGGGCCGGTCACGTGCTGGTCCTTCCGGGTTCGGTCGCTTTGGTCGCTGTTCGGTCGATGAGCGCGGACACCACGGCCACGATCAGGAACAGGGGGATGGCGGTGAGGGAGGCGGCGAGCGCCCACACGATCCAGGCGGGCGGGCCGCTCACTTCGGCCGCCGCACGGTCACGGCGGCCACGAACGCGAGCGTCACGACGGGCGCCGCGATTCGGGCTCGACCGCGAACGTGGCCGTCACCCGCACCAGCCGGTAACGGCACTTCGGGTAGGCGGCGCGGCGCTCGTCACGCAGCGCGCGGGCGTCGTCCTGGGACAGGCCGCTCGTGTGGTCGCTCCACGGCCCGCCGCGCTGGTACTGGATCTGGAGCATCCAGGAGACCTGGGCTGGGCGTTCGTGCCTGGCCACGGCTCAGCCCTCCTTCGGCTGCTGCTCGGTGGCGCGTGCGACGTCGACGACATCTCGCCCGCAGCCCGCGCACAGCTCCCCGACACAGACGAGGCCGATGGTCATGGGTACGTCCTCGCGGTCGGGGCAGGGGCAGGTGAGGCACCAGAGGCGGCCCTTGCCGCTGTAGCCGACGATGCGCGCCTTGTCGGCCATGCAGACCGCGTGGCCCTTGGCACGGCAGTCGGGGCAGAGGACCGCGGTCCCGGGCGCGTGCTGGGGCGTCTCGGTGTCCTTGCCGGGCTGCACCTCAACAGCCGGGCCGGGCTGCTCGTTGGTGCATGTGGCTTCCTCATCGGTGGTGTTCTGAGCCCGCCACATGCCGATGACACACTCCCCCGAGCAGTACGGCCGGGTGTCGTCCTTGAGGTAGACGTAGTCGTCTTCCTCGTAGGTGGTGAGGTCTTCGCCGCAGCGGGGGCAGGTGAGGACGACGGTGTACGCCTCGCGGAGCTGGACGAGGCGCCATTGCCGGTCGGGTGTGCGGGTCAGGTTCCGGGCGAGGCGTTCGAGGGCTGCTTCGCGGTCGTGGGTGGGGAACGCCGCTGCCCAGTGGCCGTCGGTCATGAGGAGTTCGACGATCCAGCTGTCGTGGGAGGGGTGGGCCACGTCTTCGGCAGGTCGCCCGCTGTAGACGCACTCGCCGCCGTCGGTGTCGCACGCCCCTTCGGACTGGCCCTCGCGCAGGCAGTTCCCAGAGATCGACGCGGTGCACTCGCGGGCCTCTTCACGGAGCACCTTGGCCACGGCCTCGTACAGCGGCCCCCAGTGGCCCTCCTCCGGGTCGGTGCGCTGGATCGCCACGTTCACCCGGGACATGACGGCGGCGAACGCGGGGGCGCAGCGGTGGCAGAAGCCGTGGTGCGCGCAGTGCTGAGTCGTGCGGCAGGGCGCGGCCCGGTCTGCGGCAGGCACAACAACCGAAGCGGCCGGGTCGTGCAGCCGCGCCTCCTCCGCCAGCCAGACGGGCCAGCCGTCCAGCCCGTCGTCGTAATGCTGCCCGTACAGGCCACCCGGCAGGAGCGGCGTCTCCACCCCGTCCACCCACAGGCGGCCCGCCACGTAGGCGTGGACGCGGCCGAGCTGGCTGTCCGGCGCCGCCCGGTACGTCAGCGTGATCTCGGACGGTGCGAGGACACCGGGCCCGTACTGGTTCGGGACCTCGGGCAGGCCGCGTGCGGCGTAGCGAACGGAGTGCGCGATCGGGATGCGGAGGGTCTCGGTGGTGTCGGTCATCGGTGCTCCTCGGTGGGTGCCGGCCGCCCCAAGGACGGCCTGTGGTTGGGTTGGGCCTACGACCCCCGCCCTATCCCGGCGGGGGTCGCCTGCGTTCACGAGACGGGCGCGGCGGCGGGCTTCTGGTGCTGCTCGCACTCCCACTTGGAGCCGATGTCCTCGCGGTAGTGCGTCATCGTGATCAGCTCGGTGGTGAGCCCAGCGCGCGCGGCCTTGGCGCGGTCGCGCTTCGTCGGGTTCAGGTGGCGGTGCGCCTGGTCAGCGGTCGCGAGGACGTGGCCGCTGTCGTCCACGGTCTCCACGACGGCGATGACGGCGGCAACGATGCAGCCGCAGGGGCGGCGTTGCAGCCAGCCGCATTCGTCGAGGGGGACGGGCTGGCCGTTGACGGTGACGGTCAGGTTGGTGGTCATGCGGGTCCTCCGTGGTGTGGCTGGTGTCCGGTTGACGTCCTCCCCACGGCCGTAGCCGGGGGATTCCCTCCCTGGCGTCCGCGAGCGGCTCGCCTTGAGTCGGGTTCCTGTTTCATCGGGCCCTGCCCTGCCGAAGCTGGGTCTTACGGTCCCTCCGCAGGCGTTTTAGTTGTCCGCCCGTCCGGCGGCCAAGACGATTCGGGCCGCGTTCACGTCCCGGTCGTGGGTGGTCTGGCAGCCCGCGCACGTCCAGGTCCGGACGTCGAGGGGCTTGGGTCCGTCGATGACGAAGCAGACGTGGCAGGTCTGTGAGGACGGCAGCCAGCGGTCGACGCGGCCGAAGGTCCGTCCGTAGCGGACGGCCTTGTACTCCAACATCGAGACGAACTGCGACCACCCGGCGTCGTGCACCGACTTGGCGAGCCGGGTGCGGGCGAGACCGTTCACCGCAAGGTCCTCGACGTACACCGCTTGGTTTTCGCGGATCAACGTGGTGGAGAGCTTGTGGTGGTGGTCTCGCCGCGCGTCGGCGACTCGGGCATGAGCCCGTGCGACCTTGATGACGGCCTTCTTGCGGTTGGCCGATCCCTTGGCTTTCCGACTGAGGTTCTGCTGCGCCTTGCGGAGCTTGCGCTCGGCGCGGCGGAAGAACTTCGGCGCGGTGATCTTCCGGCCGTCGGAGAGCACGGCGAAGTGCGTCAGGCCAAGGTCTATGCCGATCTCGCCGTCCGTCTCGGGCAGGGTCTCGGTCGGGTCGGCCTGGACGACGAACGAGGCGAAGTACCTCCCGGCCGCATCCTTGATCACGGTCACGCTAGAGGGGTCCGACGGCAGCGGACGGGACCAGCGCACGGCGACCCCGCCGACCTTCGGCAGGTACAGCCTCCCGTCCGGACGGACCCTGAACCCAGTTGGTTTTGTGTAGCGGGCGACTTGCCGGTTGTCCCGCTTCGACTTGAACCGGGGTGCGCCGATCTTCGGGCCCTTGCGCTTGCCGGACAGGGAGTCGAAGAAGTTCCGGTAGGCGGTGTCGAGGTCGCGTAGGGCTTGCTGCATGACGCCGACGGGGGCGTTGACCAGCCACGCCCGCTCGGCGGTGCTCTTCGCCTGGGTGATGAGCGTCTTCGACAGGTCGCCGGTCTTCGGGAACGGCAGCTTCTGCGAGTGCGCTTCCTGCCGAATGCGGAGTGCGTCGTTGTACACCACCCGCGCGCATCCAAACGTCCGGGCAAGCGCTGTGCGCTGACCAGGCGTCGGGTAGACGCGGAAGTTGTACCGGAGCTGCATGTACATAAGTGTACATGAATGCGGCGCCTGTACGGTGGTGTACATGAATGAGGAATCCAATGAACTCTCCGTTGCTGATGCCCGGCGCCAGTTCGCAGACGTCCTGAACGACGCCTCAGCGCGGGGCCGAATCACATACATCACGAGCAGGGGCCGGCGAGTGGCTGCCGTAGTCCCGCTGGCCGTCGCCGAACAGGCCGAGGCCGGAGCCGGGCAGACCCCGCCCTGACGGGCGCTGTGGGTGGTCAGACGACAGACGAGACGGCGGCGGCGCGTGAGGTCACGTCATGCACCAGCCGGAGTCGCACATCCCGTCGGCCTCGTCGAACATCGGCAGCAGGTCCACGCCGTCCGGGATCGCCTGCCGCAGCGGGCGGTTGAAGCGGGTCAGGTAGACGTGGTCCTTGCCCAGCTCGTCGCGGCGCGCGTTCAGCAACTCTTCGAGCTGGCACGACTTCTCGAACAGCTCCGGCTCGTCGCGCCGCTGGTCATGCCAGGTCTCCGGGCGGTGGAACGGGCAGAAGAAGCACGAGCTCTTCGGCGGCACGGGCAGCCCGGCCTCGCGGATGATGCGGGCGCAGTCGGTACGCCGCAGCCCCAAGTCCAGCAGCGGATAGGTGATGACCTCGTGCGGCTCGACCTTGCGGTTGTTCGCCCGGTGGATCTCGTCGACGCTGATGCCGATCCCGATCACCGCCGGGGTCTTCTCGGACGCGCCGCGCCGCTTCAGTTCCTTCCCGATCACCTTGATCTTGAAATCGGCGGTGCACGACCGCTGGCCGGGCGCCCCGTTGGACATGCGCACCGGGATCGGCAGCGACCGGGAACCCTCGCGGGTCAGACGCCCCCACAGCGTTTCCACGCTGCCGTCGCGCTTGATCCGGTCCAGGACGTTGAGCTCTATGCCGTGGTCGGCGGCGAACGGGCGGGCGTACTCCTCGATGTACCGGAGCGTGCCGGGGTTCTCGGAGTCGTCGCCGACGTTGGCCATCAGGAACAGCCGGAAGTCGATGCGGCCCTGGGCGGCGAGGACGAGGAGGGCGGTGGACTGGACGCCTCCGCCGTAGCTGATCGAGCGGATGGGGGTCGGGTCGGGGATGGCTGCGCAGCTGGTCACGGTGTTCCTTACTCGCGGGTCAGGTCGTGGGGTTGGCGGGGGGTGGCGATGGGGTCACGCGCGGTGGTGATCGGCTAGGCGGCGGGTTGGGCGGCGGGTCTGCCGCAGTGGCAGTGGACGCGGCCGTCGGTGGCGGTGAGTTGGCGCCACCGGTGGAAGGGGCACGGCTCGACGAGGGCTGAGCCGGTGGGGTGTTGGACGATCGCGGTGCGCGGGTTGTAGGGGCCGCCCATGGCGCGGAGGGGGTGGACGTCGGCGCAGGCGAGGCAGCGGCCGGCGCGGCCTCCGGGGAGTTCGGTGTAGAGGACGCTGCTGCGGGAGCCGGGGCAGGTCTTGGGCGGGTCGATGTCGCGCGGGCTGAAGAGGAGGAGCCGACCGGTGGGGCTGAACTCCTGCCCGGCTCCGACCGCTCGGCCTTCGCAGGTGGCGCAGACGGGTTCACCGGGCGGGGGTTCGTCGGCGGTGAGGCAGGCGCCGGCTCGGTCGCTGCCTCCGATGCCGTAGCCGCACCAGGCGCCGTAGACGATGCGGTCGTCGGGATAGCGGACGCCTGTACGGGGACGGTGCCAGCGGGACATGCCCCGGGTGCGGATGAAGCGGGGGCCTTCGGTGAGGGCTTCGGTGGTGAGGTCGACGTCGCTACGAGTGGTGGGCGGGAAGAGGGTGACCACGGCTCGGCTCCTTCAGGCGGCTTCGCGCAGTGCGGCGAGGAGCCGTTCGCGGTTGTCGCGCTGCTGGTCCGGGGAGAGGGGCATGCGGCCGGTGACGGGCTTCCAGTCCTTGACCCGGCCGGTCGGGACGGCCTCGGCGTACAGGCGCTCGAGGGCGGTGGTGTCGCGTCGGGTGGGGGCGTTGTCGCGCTGGAGGCGTTTACGGGCGGCGGTGATGGCGTGGGGGCCGAGTCCGGTGCGTTCACGGATCTCGGCGTTGTTGAAGCCCTGGTAGATGAGGTCGGCGACGTCGGCACGAATTTTCACGGTGGCGGCTCCCGGGGCTTGGGGCGTGGGGCGTTCGTTCAGGGTGGCGCGGGTGGGCGCGGGTGTTCCCCCGCCCGCGTGATGGGGGCGGGGGAGGGGTGGGTCAGGCCGCTGCCTCGTCGCGCAGCCCACGGATCACGGAGCGGCCGACCAGGAAGGCGGTGCGGTCGTCGGTGATGCGGTAGAGGGCGCGGGTGGCGGCGATGAGGACGTGGCGGGTCTCGCCGGTGAGGGCGGCACTGCTGTCGGCGATGTGCTCGAAGGAGCGGAAGTGGAGAAGGGCGCCGCGACGGTTGGGGGTGTAGGTGCGGCCGTTGAGGATGGTCTCGCCGGTGTTGATGTTGTAGGCCATGCCGTCGCTCCTGTGTTGGTGCCGCCTTTACAGAAGAGACCTTAACCCATACTCCATTGCGTACGCAATGGTGATTGAGGGTGTTCCTGGGTCCGGGCATGAGGAAGCCCCCGGACCATCCATCACGGTCCGGGGGCTTCCCCCAGCTTGCCCCTCACCGGGAACAGAGGCGGGTCATGGGGGCGCTCTCAGGTCGGTCCCGCACAGCGGGCCACCACCAGACTCCCACGACCCACTGACACTGGTGCCCTGACTGGGGAACGCGGCTGTTCTCAGTCCTTGTAGGCGATCGGGCTCAGGCCGCTGTGGGCCCGGTTCAGCGCCTCGTACAGAGCCTTGGCGGCATCGTGAGCATCGGCCAGCCCCCCGTAGGTGTTCTCCAGGTCGGCGGCCAGGGTGCCTTTGTCGCTGTACAGGTGCCCGCCGGTGTCAGACGGTTCGATGAGGGCGCCGATCTGGTCCAGGGCCTGCGGCAGCATCATCGCCATCCGGGAGAGGCCGCCGACCACGCTGTAGGCGTCGCTGGGGTACGTCCAGCCGTCCCGGGGACTCATGGTCAGGTGGTTGATGGCGCGGATCGCCTCGGCGGTCTGGTTGGCAAGCTCAGCTGGTGTCTGGTCAGGCACTGCTGCGTCTCCTCGGGTGGATGTCGGGCGTGTCGGCCAGTCTTCCAGGCCCCTCTGCCGGACGACGGAGACTCCGTCAAGAGCCCGGCGGGCGTACCGAGTAGGACGGGCAGCGTTCGGGGTCTCCGTACGCGGTCTGGTGCGGTGTGGTTGTTCCGCACCACGGGCACGGCAGAACCGGATCGGCAGCGGAGCCCTCCACGCCGCAGTACCCGGCGTCCCCGAACTTCTCATTCGAGTAGACGACGATGGCTGGCCGGCCACAGGTGCAAAGTTCACCGGGCCGCGCGGCCCGCTCATCGGTATCCATGCTGGGGAGTCTTCCAGTTGGGTCCGACAGGCGGGACGGAATCAGCCGGAGTCTGCAAGACGGGATCAGCCCGCAGGGTGGAGCCGACGGACAAGCGCGCCGTCCTGGACGTGCCCGTGCAGGTGGTCGGCGAGGGCGTACAGGGTGGCCCCAGGCTCTGCGGGCGGCGTGTCGGTGAGCCGGACGTTGCCGCGGCGGGTGCGCCGTGTGGGGGCCGGGCCGCGCCGCTTGAGCGGCCGTCCGACGGCGGCGGCGTGCAGCTTGGTCGCCTCGGCGTCGATCGCGTTGATCCCGGTGTCCGCAGGCTTCGGCAGAGGCGGCTCGTCCCAGGTGTCCGGCTCCGGGGCGGGCGGCTCCATGCCGTCGAGCGGGTTCGTGCCGGCGACGGCCGCACGGTGCGCGACGATGGCGGTGAGGGCGTAGGCGCGGGCGGCGTGCTCGGCTCGGGCCTGGAGGTCCTCGACGTGCTCGGCGCCGAGGGTGGACCGGCGCCGGGCTGTCTCGCACCACAGCGTGTGCCGTGCCTCCACCTGGGCGACGACTGCGGCAGGGAGGGCGTCCGATGCCTTCGGGGCCGGGGCGGCGGCCTCCTCCTCGGCGGCCTGCTGGGCTTTACGGACGGTTTTCCACGCGGCGAGCAACGCCCGGTACAGCTGCCGGTGCTGGGCGAGGAGCGTGTCTGCTGCGGCCGGCCACGGCTCGGCGGCGGCGCCGTCCGGGTGGGGTGCCCGTACGTCGGGGTGGGCGGCCGTGTGCGCGGCGTAGTGCTCGCGGTAGAAGTCGCGGCCCCGGTCGGTGATCTCGTACCCGTCGTATCCGTCACGGGTCCGGGCCAGCGGCGGCACGCGCTTCTCGATCAGCGCGCGTTCGACGGTCACCGAGTAGCCCCACTTCAGGTGCTCCCCGCGAAGGTCCGCGGACCACAGCAGCGCCAGGACCTCCCAGGAACGCCGGCCAAGCGCCGCCTTCCGGGGGCCTCCTGGGGTGAGGCTGGTGCCGACACGGGCAGCGGCGCGCCCTTCACGGGTCAACCGCACGGTCCGCATGAAGCCGTACTCGGTGGGCCGACTGTCCCGCGTGATCAGGCCGCGCCGCTCGAGCGCGGCCATCGTGGACCCGTTGCCCTGGTTGTCCCAGCCGCGCCCCATGAGACGCTCCTGAAGCAGAGTCCAGCCGAACACCTGTCGCAGCGCGGGCTCGTGCGCGAAGTCGATGCTCCGCCAGGCGTCCGCAGGCCGGTTGTCGTACACCCCACGGGCCGCATCCCGGCGGCGCCCGGACTCAGCGCCCTGGTCCAGGTCGAAGATGACCGCCACGTGCCCTGCTGACGATCGTTCAAGTCCTGCCAGGTCTGCAGTGCCTTCGACGTACGTGGGGGCATGAGGTCCATCCTGCTACGTGCCACGGCCCTGTCCGGCGGAGAATGCGAAGAACGTTCCGGTGGCCGGTCAGTAGCCGCCGGTCTCCCGCAGCTGCGCGGTGACCGTGTCGGTGTGCTCGGGACAGTACGCCCGGACACCGACAACCAGCAGCCGGTCGGCGTTCTTCTTCACCGTCCCCCAGTCCATGCCGTTCGGGTACAGGCCCCCGCCGCCGCCGGAGAACAGCCAGGTGACGCTGTGGCCTTCGTCGAGGCCGGCGCACCACTTCGGGGGGAACGCGGTGAGTTCGGTGTCGGCGGGCCGGTGGGTGGTGAAGGGGATGTCCTGGCTGGCGGTCAGGTACTGGTCGGCGGGGTCGGCGGTGGGGGAGGGCTTACTGCCGCCGGCATCGCTGGTGTCACTGCTGCTGCAGGCGGTGAGGGCGAGCAGCAGGGCCACGGCCCCGGCCGCGGTGGTGGTGTGGCGCATGGATCCCCCCGGAGTTGGCGTGGGCGGATCCTACCGCTCTGGGCCCGGGCCGAATCAGGAGATCTGACGGTCCGGCTGGCCGTCGGCCGGAAGGAACCACAAGGCCCGCCTGTCATGGGGGAACAGGCGGGCCGTGCCGGGCGGAGCGTTCACGCGTCGGGCTTTCGTCTACGCAGCAACTCCCGTACCCCGCCGACCGTGCCCACGGCGCCGATGACGGCCGTCGCAACGGTTGGCTGCCAGTAGTACAAAGCAGCGAGCGGGGCGAGAGAGGCAGCGTAGAGCCGGGGTGTGTGGCTGAACATGATCTGTTCGATCTCCGTTCGGGAAGGGAGTATGGGCGCAGCCCAGCCACACACTGGGGCCCTAGGGTGCTGGTCAGAGGGGGGAACCTCTGGCCAGCCACCTAGAACGTAACCCACGGGCTATGGCGGGCGCAATATGGTTGCGAAGTGCTGTCGCCTACTGCTCTGAGGCACGCCGCTCGGGCAGCTTTGGCAGACGGCTCGCCAGGCGCGCACTGATCAACGTGTCGTCGGGGAGGTCTTTCAGTGCCTCCCGGAGTTCCGCCACAGTCCAGACCAGATAGGCCCGACGAAGCTCCCGGTCCTCACGAGGAACCTCGAACCGCTTGTCGAACTCCTCCTTGGTCGGCCCCTTCAGCACGGCGAACCGACCGAAGTGCTGGTACTTCAGCAAGCCGTGCTCGTGTAGGTCAGCCATGGCGTTTGCCGCAGTAGACCTTGACACGTCGAACCGCTTTGCCACGGCACCGGACATGAGCACTTCGCCTATCCAGTGCCGTCCCTGCTCGATCTCCTGCGTGAGTCCGTTCACCACAGCCTGTTGCCCATCCGGGTTGAACCACGTGGGCTTATCGCCGTCATTTGTCCTGCGCCAGGAACTGTCGTGCAGCGGCTTCTCCACGGCTGTCGCGGATTCTTCTGCCGCCAGTGCTGCTGACCGTGTCGGGTGCCACTCCACGGTTCTGCGTGCTACCTGGTGAGCCCAGTGCTTGTCGTTCTGATGCTGCTCCCAACGAAAGTCGGGGTTCCAGGAGATGCCGAGGTACAGCAGCACATCGTTGGCGTCATACAGCCGGTAGAGCGCTGTGCGCTCATCGTTGGGACGGTGACTCATGCGATTACGCCCTCTCGACAGTCGCGGCACAGAGCGTCCTCTGCGGAGTCTCGCAGCGGCCTGTGACACTCAGGGCACTTCGACTTCCGGACCCGTGACGGGGCGTCATCTGCCGTACGCGGAGCGGGAAGCGCAGGAGCGGCAGGAAGGTTGTCCGGATCCAGGCGGTGCCGGTACACGGCCGGCAGAGACTTCGCGGTCTCCGTCTCCTCCGTCAGCTGCACACGCAGCGCCCACTCCGTCCATCCAGCAGCCAGAGCAGCACTCACACGATCGATCAGGTGAGCACGCTGCCGAGGCCCCGGCATACGGGCCCCATAGGGCAGCCGATCCACGAACGCGGCGGCCGCGGAGTCTTTCCCTTCCTCTCGAGGGACATCCCCTCCCCCTCCTCCCTCGGTCGGAGCCGACTGCGGAACGTCATGCAGCAGGGGACCGGAGGGGGTGGTGGTGTTCTCACCCTTGGTGTGATTGGAAGTGGTCTTCTTATGCGGGCGATCAGCCGCTCGCGGATCAGCCGCTCGCGGAAAATCCACAACCGGTTCCGACCTGCAAGAACTGTCGTCCGGGACCTCCGAACCGGCATTTTCCCAGGTCACATCCGGTGTGCGATTTTCCACTACCGGCTCTGACCTGGGAGTATCCGTGATGAAGTACACGATCGGCCCCAGCGTTCCATTGGCCCTGCGCGGCTGATCCCGCAGCAGATACCCGCGCGCCTCAAGCTCACGCAACCCCGTGTTGATCGCTGACACGCCATCGGCCATGTAGGCCGCGATCGACTCCGGCGTCACACCCCACCCGTCTCGATGGGTGCTGATGAACCCGAAGATGCCCTTGGCCTTGGCCGACAAGAGCGCGTCCCGGAACAGGGCGTTGCTGATCTGGGTGAACTGGTCTCCGGCCATCGGGCCCCGACGGATACGGCCATAGCTCACCGAGCCACCCCCGCCGTGCGGATGATCACGGTGGTGCTACTTGCGGTAAGGCTGCGTGGTACGGCTACCCTGAGCACGGGTACCTGCTTTCAGGAGTCGGACTCGTTTTGCCAGCGGACGGGAATCCACTGGCCTTGCTTAAGGCGCCCTGGCGTGGAGGTAGCTGCGAACTCCCTCAGCTGGGGCGTCTTGCGTTTCCGGAGCCGTGGCTGCGATCACGGCCGGCCGGGAACGCGACCGTTACGACGTGCTGGTGGCCTTGCTGCGACGTGGTTCCTTGTCCGGGCCGCGCCCGACGACCGGGTGTTCCTTGAAGAACTCCACGAACGGCCTCGTCTCCATCACCTCGGCGTTCGCCAGGAGCCAGTACGGGTACGGCCGGTCGGTGCCGAAGGGCCAGTCGGGGTGCTTGGAGGCTCGGCGGACGCCCTCGCGGGTCATGTTCCTGGCCAGCCCGAGCCGGACCAGAAGGTCGGCCCCGGTGGCGAAGGTGACGACGGGTGGCATGGCGTTGATCGTTCTCGGATCGGCTTCTTTCAACGCCCACCCCACCGGATCATCCGAACCGGTGGCAGCGCGAGAGGATCGCCAACAAGTAGCATCTTCGGTGACTGCCTTCCTGACATGGGTTGGTCGGTCAAGGCCGCGCGACTTCGCAGGTCAGCGGCCAAAAGGGAGGTCGGTCGGTTGTGGTGACCGGTCGGCCTCCCGCCTTCTACGGCGGAACAAACGCTTTCATTGCTTCCTCCTCACGCCGCCAGGGCGTTGATCGCCTCGACGGTCTCTTCAGCAGTCCGATTCCCGGCGTACCGGGGAGCACTGAGCATTCCCGCCAGCCGCTCGGCCCGCTTCACGATCCACGAAATCTGCTCCTCCAAGGGCAACGACAGCACCGGACGGATGGCGTCGGCCGCGCCCTCCACGTCATCGAGCTGCACCCGGGCCGTCGCCAGATAGATATGCGCGAGCCGCTCATCGTCCAACGACCGCTCCTCCGCGGGCCCGGACTGCCACAGCTCAATCGCCGCCACAGCCTCACGGCAGGCCCGTTCGGCGTCGTGGCCGCCCTGTAGCCAGATCAGGCTCGACCCGGCGTAGTACGACTGCTTGGCCTGCGAGAACCCGAACAGACCTGACAGCGAGTCCGGGCGGCGCATCCGCTCCCGGGCCTCCTCGGCACCGTCCAGCGCCGCGTTCGCCGCCCTGGAGTCACCCAGGTTCGCCAGGCACTGCGCCTCACCGCACCTGAGCCGGGCCTCGCCAGTTCCCTGGCCGTGGCCGACCCACTGGTACCCGTCGCGCACGTACTCCAGCGCGCGCCCGTAGTCGCCCTGGAACCGGGCGATCAGAGACTTCGTGCCAGCCACCCACGCGGCCAACTCCGCATCACCGGCCAGCTCCGCGCACCGGCCCGCCGCCGTGGCGTGCTCGATCGCTTCCTCGGCGTCACCCATGTCCAGCAGCGCGTACGACAGCACGCCGGACAACCGCCCGGCAGCCACGTACAGATCCGAACGGTCCTGCGGCCGGTGGTGACCCGACCGAAGACGCTCGAACGCCTCACCGCGCATCACGTGGGCCCGGTCCATCATCGGAGCCGGCGGAGAGGACAGATAGTCCACCGCGGTCGCGGAGACACCGTCCTGGAGTTCGCTGATGTCCAGGTCCGCGAGCGCGGTCAAATCCCGGGACATCGCGAGCGCCGCGGCCCGCGTCCGATGCGTGGCCGCTGCCTCCCGGCGCGCCGCGTCCTCTCGATGCCACTGCTCGACCAGTGCACCGTTCGCGCCCGTGGCTTCATCCGCGGCCTCGGCCACGGACAGCGGGGTCGGACGGCGGCCGGTCTCGAAGTTGTGCAGCGAGGTGCGGTCGTACCGGACGCGCTGCGCCAAGTCCGCCAGGGACATGTGGGCAGCCAAGCGCCATTCGCGAAGCAGTTCCGGGAAGGGGGTCATGCTGTCGATCCTTCCTCCTCTCAAGTCTGCGTGGGAGGGCTGGGCGCCCTCTTCGTCCTTTTTGAGTGTTGGCAATTACGGGCCGGCCGGATTGCCAACAGCGGAGCGAACACCGGTAGCCGTGGCTGGTGCTGGCATGGAGTCAGACCTGATCGATGACTCCCGAGGAAGCCGCTGTGGCATCACTTCGAATCGCCCTCCTGCTCGATACGGCGTCGGCTGTCACGCCGAGCGGCCTTCTGGGCGTGAGCCACGAAGTACGTTCTCGCCTTCTTCCAGTCGACGACCTTTGCTCGGCCGATCACCTGGACCTCCGGGAAGTTCTTGTCCCGCAGGTGCAGTTGCGAGATGCGCTGGTGGCTCATTGTCGGCGAGATGCCTTCCTCGACCACGCGGCGCGCAGCTTCTCGGAAGGTCACCAAGTCGGGTCCTCCTTCAGTCTCGGAGATGTCGATGTCCTCCAGTCTCCCCCAGTGGGTTGCCATATGGCAACCCGGGGCGTAGTGTCTTTCCTGGAACAGCACGACGGCCCCGGACCAGCAAATGCCGGACCAGGGCCGCGTGTCCGGAAGCGGCTCCTACACCGCCCCGGACATGAACCCGCCCACCTGCGCATTCAGGGAGGCCGATCCACCATGGATCGTAACCGCCATATGGCTACCCGCACAGCTCACCCCGTGGACAACGTTCACCCGGTGCCGATTTCCACCGCCGAGCAGATCGGCCCGCGCGCGCCGGGTGTCGTGTACTACGACGGCCCGCGCCTCGTGCAGGTCGCCGAAGTCATCACCGACACCTCCGAGTCCCAGCGAATCCTGAAGCGGCGCGCCGCCAGGTTCGCGATCCGACTCGTCGACCAGCACGCCGGCACCGAGTACTACACCGGCGCCATCTGGACCGGCAGCGACCGGGTCCTCAAGGCGGTCACGGCATGAGCAGCGCCAGCCAGACCGCGCAGGCGGACATTGCCCGGCAGATCGACGAGCGGACCGCGGCCGCGTTCATCACCGCGGTCACCGCGATGGTGGGCGCGAACCCGCACCCGTCCGGCGCCACCATCCGGCTGACCGTCACCAGCATCGACGGCGGCCGCGACCTCGGTGTCGTGGACATCGACGTCACCAACCTGTGGGACCTGGCGCAGCGCGCCCGGGACCGCGCCGCCAACCCGGTGCTGGCTGCCAACCCGGCCACGGCCGCCCGTCCGGCACTCCGCCTGGTCGGAGGTGCCCGATGATGCAGCAGCCCAACCTGGAACAGATCACCGGCGGCCACTGGTCGGCGGCCGCGGTCGCGCAGAACGACCCGCAGCTCTACGCCGACGTCACCGACCTGTTCGACGACATCGACCCCGTCTCCTACCTCGACGACGTCTTCGGCAGCCCCGACGCCCACGCCTCGATGAACGCCTACGAGGAGCTCGTCACGGGCGAGTGGACCGGAGAACTGTGATGGCCGGCCCTACGGAACTCGACGGCACGCTCGCCGACCTGGACGGCTTTACGTGGATCCCCGGGATCGCCGACCTGCTGCGCGGCTACCGGGCCCTCGCCCAGACGGCCGCCAGCGGCCAGCTCACCGCCGACGACACGCAGACCGCCCTGGCGCTCCTCGGCAACCCGCACGGCCCGGACCTGATCGACGTCCAGGCCCAGCTGGTGAAGAACCTGACCGACCCCGCCACCAACCCTGGTGCGCTCGCCGGGCTGCCCGACAAGACGACCAAGCAGATTCAGCACCTCGGCGAGATCCACGCCTTCGAAACACGGGAGCTCGCCCCCCGCGACAACACCAACGAAGCAGCCGGCCTGCTCTACGAGGCCACCGCCATCGCACCGGAAAGGACTTCAGCCTCGTGAGGAAGCGTCTGGCCCGGTTACGGGCCCTGGTCACCGCCTACGCCGGCCAGTGCTCGATCTGTCAGGGCTGGTTCGACGACTGGCCGGGCGGAGTCTGCTCCGCCTGCCAGAGCAACGGCCACTGACCACCCCCGATCGGGGTCCGGTCGTCGACGCCGACAACGACGACCGGACCCCACCCCCCGGCACTGGCCGGGCCCGAGGCCGCCCCACCCTCCATCCCCCCGGGGTGGGGCGGCCCCGAGCACGACCAGCCCCCGCACACCACCACCGGAAGGACCATCGTGAAGAACCCCAAGGCCACCGCGATCGAGGCCACCGTGCTGGTCTCCAGCGGCGCCCTCGCCGCCGGCCTCGGCGTCCAGCTCGCCGACCACGACGTGAGCACGTACGCGATCGCCGCGGCCGTCGTGTTCACCCTGACCACCGGTCAGTACTTCGCCAACCAGCTCACCCAGACCCTCCGCACCACCTTCTACGCCTGCCCGGCCAAGGGCTGCGCCGTCTACGTCCGAGCGAAGGACGTCACCGACGCCGAGCTGGCCCGCTACCGCGCCTACGCCACCGACCACACCAAGCACGGGAGCGCCCGATGACCGGCCGCGAGTTCACCCAGCAGCACGGCGACCCCGCCACCTGGACGACCGCGGACATCGAGGCGCAGCAGAACCTCGCCGCCATTGACGCCCTCCCTCGCACCGCCACCGTCCTGGTCCTGCCCGTACGGCAGACCACCCCCGACCACACGCCCGCCGCCTGAACGTCCGTCCCCGCCGCCCAGAAAGGACCCGCCCATGCTCACCCAGGTGCAGAACGCGGCCGCGCAGGTGCCCGACCAGGCATGGGCCGTCCTGCTCGCCCTGACCACCCTCGCCTTCGGCTACCGCATCGCCCCCAAGACCCGCGCCCGCCGAACCCACCGCCAGCCCCGCGACAACCAGAACCGGCGCACCGTCACCGGCTTCCTCGGCATGGGCCTCGTCGTCACCGCCGGCCTCGCCCTCTCCACCAACACCAGCGCCCGCTTCGCCCTCACGCGACTCCACATGGACTCGCCCTGGCACGTGACCATCGGCCTCGCCCTGGAAGTCATCGTCCTGGGCCTGTCCGTGTACTCCTGGGCCTTCAACGACAAGGGCGTTGCCCGCGTCGTGTACGCCCTCGTCCTCGCCCAGGCCATCGGCGCCATCGAAGTCACCAGGTTCGAAGGCGAGGACCTCGGCACCGCCCTCGTCCGCATCGTCGGCCCCGTCATGCTCGCCTACGGACTCCACAAGCTCCTCGGCCTCGAATCCAAGCTCGGCAAGATCGAGATCAAGTCCGACGGCATCCTCGCCCGGTGGTGGAGGGACCGACTGAAGCGGATCGAGAGCCACCTCGGGATCGGCTCGCGCGGCGCCGACACGCAGGCGATCAGCCGCCGCAACGCCCAGGACAAGGTCATCGCCCTCGCCACTCTCGGTAAGCCCTGGTACATGAGCAAGCGCGCCTACGAGAAGGCCCTCATGCGCGCGGGCGACGCCTCCTTCCAGGGCCTGGACGACACCCTCGACCAGCTCGGCACCGAGATGACCATCACCACCCGCATCGACCGCATGGGCGCCTTCAAGGCACTCCCCGAACGGGCCGAGTCCTACGCCCTGCGCTCCCTGCGCCCCTCCGTTCAAGATCAGGGCGCACCGCAGCCTTCAACCAGCAGTGACCCCCTCGTGACCAGCGAGGGCGCACCAGGGCGAAGCCAGGACGCGCCCAACGCGAACCCGGTCGCGGCGCAGGCGAACAAGAGGCCCGACACGAGCGAGGCCGACCTTCGCACCCGCGCCTTCGATCTCTACTTCGACCTCCGAGGCACCGGTCAGGCTCCCTCGCAGAACGCCTTCGAGCAGGCGTGGCGGAAGGCCGGATACGGGCTGAAGACCGACGACATCCGCGCCCTCTACAAGCACATCCACACCAAGGTCACCGGTAACAACCCGTAACCGCCCACCCGAGGAGACCGTCATGAACCAGCCCATCACCTGGACCGCGCGCACCGTTGCCGAAGCACTCGATCTTCTCCGCGCAGTCGAGCAGCGCATCGAATCCGGGATGAAGGCCGCCCACCCCGGCAACGCCACGGCACGTCTCCGAGCAGGCCAGAAGACCCCGCTCAGCCTGCGCATCACCTTCGACTCCAGCGCGCTGGAGCAGATCGCCAACGAGCGCGACACGTTCGACGACCAGGTGGACCCCCTGACGATCACCGACAACCCCTGACCAGCAGAAACGTAAGAAGGGAACCCGTACGTGGACCAGCAGACCCGGACCGAACAGCGGCCGGGGACGGCGCCCCCGTCCCCGGCTCCGACCCGCGTCCCCACCGCGCCCGCCCGGGTACAGCCGGTCCAGGCCCCGCCGAACCTCCTCGACCCGCCCAC